TATTCTTCTTTCTTCTTGAGATAATCTGAGCCAATCTGTTAATTTCGTTTTCACGTCCAATTACAGGGTCAAGTTTTCCTTCTTGAGCCAATTTAATAAGGTCTCTTGAAAAATTGTCTAACACTGGTGTGTTTGATTTACTTTCGCCTTTAGATGGTCTTTTTTCACCCATCTTTTCATTACGGTCTTCTGAATCTATCATATGTATAAAATATAAATTTTGATACCAAAAAATCAATTATGTCAAAATGTCATATGATAATGACAAAATGTCACTATTCACGATTTGGCACATTTTTGTACATTTGGTCTTACAAAGATAAACTAAAATAATTAATTAAAAAAATATGTTGGAAAATTTATTTAACAGAAACAGACGCTCAATCAAAGACATGATGAAAGACTTTGACGGATTTTTTGAATCCATGAACTTTGACTCTTTTATGGAAGATGTTGAAACAAACAAAGAAACTTACACATCACCTGATGGTATGTTCAAGTACACAATCATCACAACTGTTGGTGGTCCAAAACAAAAATCAACTAAAGAAAATGATACAATTACTCAACTGAAAAAAGAAATGGATGAGTATGTAGAAAAACAAGAATTTGAAAAAGCAGCTGAAGTTAGAGACAAAATCAAAAAGTTTGAAAAGAACAGAGATGAGCTTGAAAAACTTCAGTCACAATTAGACGAAGTGGTTTCAAAACAGGACTTTGAAACGGCAATTAAATTAAGGGACAAATTAAATAAATTAAAATCCTAAGGTAAAACCCCTACACAAAGTAGGGGTTTTTTCGTATTTATTAGTATGGCAATTTTAAGAGAAGAAATTAAAGGTACGGTAATTCACAATATTATTAAATCATCAAACATTACCGAAAGTAAGTATGATACCGCGGATAAAACCATGACTGTTAAATTTAGCAGTGGTTTACAGTATGAATACAAAGATGTTCCACATGAAGTATATGTACAATTCAGAATGGCCGAGTCACAAGGTAAGTTTTTTTCATCAAAAATCAGTAAAATATATCAATACAAGAAATTGTAATAGTTTCGTGTATTTATATATGTGAAGAAAATCGAAACAATTATAAGTAGTTTTGAAGTTAAGGACCAATTACCTTCCGATATTTGGTATAGCCCTAAAAATAAGTCTTTGAAAGATTCTGATTCAAAAGAACTCAAATTAAAACCTGAAATACGCAAACGATTATTGGAAATTGCCGAGTTGTTTATTGACACACTCAAGGTAGATTTTTTTGTTAATGATATTGTAATGACAGGTTCTTTAGTCAATTACAATTGGTCTGACTATTCAGATGTTGATTTACATGTTATAACTTCATTGGACAATTATGGAAAGAATAAGGAACTATATGGTGATTTATTCAGATTGAAAAAAAATGCGTTTAATCTAAAACACGACATAACAATAAAAGGGTATGATGTTGAACTATATATCGAAGATAGTGCGGGTGAAAGATTTTCTGCTGGTGTGTATTCAGTCTTAAATAATGATTGGGTTAAACCTCCTATCTACGAAAAGGCAAATATTGATTTAAATAAAGTCAAAGAAAAGTCAAAACAATGGATGAGTATTATTGATGGAGTAATTGACGCAGCTGAAAACGAAGACATCAAAACAGTTAAAGAATTGTTTGACAAATACGAAGATAAGTTAGATAAATATAGAACTTCGGGTTTAAAAAAAGGTGGAGAATACTCATATGAAAATTTAGTTTTCAAAGTACTTAGGAGAAATGGGTACATTGGAAAATTTAAAGAAGCCAAGGATAAACTAATAGATAAACAGTTAACCCTCAAGGAAACTGAATTATTTTGATAAAATAGTATATTTATATATAAAAAATAAACGATGGCAACAACAGCTTGTACTAATAACAATTACAACACCGTAGTGGTTGGTGTTGCAAACAACCTAACAGGTGGTACTGATATAGTAACTTTCAAAACACCTAAACCAGTGTGGACTAACGCAAAATACACTGACAAATCCCAAGAAGCTTTCCAATGTGGTGCAGTTGCTATTGGGGGATTCAACGGACTAAACTCTTAAACTAAAAAAAAAATATAAAATGGCTGATTTAAAACCAATAGGTAGCGAAAAACTTCAAGGAATGGATAAAATTGCCCGTATCATGGAAATTGCTAGATATGGTGAGACCCCTAAAGAAGAAATAAACTTGAATGAGACTGTCTCATACACAAAGACATTATCTGATGGATATGTGTATGGTATTGTAAAAGAAAGAAATGGTTACATCTTGAAAAAAGGTGTTAATGAATCTTCTTTGGATTACATGGACATAATTAATAATAGAAAATATTATAATTCGTATTCACAAGCATTTAAAAGATTTAATTTATTGGCTGGTGAAATAAATAGACTAACAGAAAATGAAAAAGGTGTTAGTTTATTTGGCGAAGAAAAAAAATATGTACTAAAAGGACCTAAAACAAGTACACCAGCTCCTGAAGTAAGTACACCACCTGCAGAAGTAAGTGCACCACCTGCGGATTTAAGTGCACCAGCTGCAGAAGTAAGTGCACCACCTGCGGATTTAAGTGCACCAGCTCCTGAAGCGGTTGATACACCAATGGACGATATTGGCGCAGAACCAATGGACGACATGGGTACAGAACCGACTGGTGATGAAGGAGAAGAAGTAACATTTAAAACTATACAAAAGTTAACAGGTAAATTAGGACAAAAACTTAGAACTTATGAAGAAGGAAACGAAATGAGTGCTGAGGATGTTAAGTATGTTTTAAATTCTGTTTTATCGGCTTTAGACCTTTCTATTTTAGAAGATTCTGATGTTGAAGAAATTATTGGAAAAATTGAAGGTACTGAAGAAGGTGGTGAAGACATGGGTGACATGGGTGAGCCGTCTTTGGAACCATCATCAGATGAAGTACCTGCTGATTTGGGTGCTGACGGTTCTGATGAAGTTACCACACAACCTGAAGTTGGTGAAGGGTACGATGGTGTATACGAAATGATGGGTGGAATGTTTGAATCTAAAGTAGACAAAGTATTATCAAAATATTTTGTAATAACTGAAGATGAAAAGAAAAATAAAAAAACAAAAGAAATCAAAAATTTCATTAACAAAAAAATTAACAAAGTAACAGTTGTTGATGAAATAAAAAGACTTTCTGAAACAATAGAACAAGAATTAACTGCAGAGTTTATTTTAAGTGAAAACGAAAATGTTAAATTTGTTGGTAAAACAAATTTGAAAAATTTGGTTTTTGAAAACGAAGGAAAACAAATTAAAATATCACCAAAAGGTGTGATTTTATGAAGTTAGTTTTTGTAAATGAGTTGGGACCTAATTTCAAAGGAGATAATCTGTATGAATTTATTTTCTCAACTGAAGATAAAGTAGATGGTGAGGGTTGGGACTCTAATCCAGCAAGTGGAAATCCACAACCACCACACATAGACTTTATATCAAAAGTTGGTGTTTTGAAAAACGATAGAATAAAATTAAACGTAATTCAAAACTCTGACTTTTTTTCCATATATGACGCAATAGACAATGTAATTGCGTTAGCTTGGGAAGACACTGAAAATGAATACTACGATGAAAACGAAACAAGATTAGTTTTTCATTTTGGTGATTCAGAAGAAGAAGTAAAAGACAAACTATACGAAAGAGATATCGTAATAAAAATAGAAAAAGACCTAACACATGTCTAACATTGGAACCAAAATAGAAAGATTAATAGCTGATGGATTCAGTTACAATACCTTAAGAGGTTTATCCGAATCTCAAGTTAATCTATTGTATAATAGATTGATTGAACAAGGTACACCACCAAACACAACACCAGTAACCACCACAACAACTAAGTATAAAGTTAAACCAAATTCAAAAACAGTGGTTGGTGATATTGAAATTGATACTACAGGTGGAGGTACTACAATTACTCCTTTGAAAGAAGATGATACTATAAATGTTGTGGATGACCCTGATGCGACAGAAGATGGTATGGGAATGTTTGAAGGTGAAATGTCCGAAAAATTTGAGTCTAAATCACAACAAAGACTTTTTTGGGCTAAGTGTGATAATGCAAGAACTGAGAAAGCTAAAAAGAAGTGGTGTAAATGGGCTAAAGAATTTTCTAAAAAAACTGATTTTAAAAAATTACCTGAAAAGAAATTAGAAGAGAGCTTGACAAAGTTAATTGAAAAGTATATACCTGAGTCAATCAGTAAAAAAGAACTCATGTCACTTATAGAGTCATCAACAAGAACAAAGGAAGCACCAGGAGAAAAAACAAAAGAAAAGGAATCTCCGTCAAAACCAAAAAGAAAAAATCCTTTAAAAATAGAACCATCCCAAAAACCTGGACCTAAAGCTGAGTTAGATGAAGCGGGTACAGGAGCGCCAGCAAAGGCACCTGTAAAAACACCAACAAAGACACCGTCAAAACCACAAAGAAAAAATCCTTTTAAAATAGAACCAGCTCAAAAACCTGGTCCAAAGGCAAGAAGAAAAGGTCCTGAATGGTTGAGTTACAATTCTTTCATAAATGCAGGTTATAGATTAAAATAATGAAAAACAGAAATAGAATATTTGAAGCTCCGATTGATGAACCAGAAGGTTTTAGAATGAACCCTGAACTCAAAAGAAGTATAGAAAGAGGAGATACCCCATACTCAGATAGTCCTTTTTTCCCAAAGAAAAAAGAAGGTGAAAGGCAGACTTTTGAAGAAAAAGCAGCAACCAAAAGATTTGCCGATGTTATACAAAAATTACAAAGATACGTTGGTGAAAGAGTACCTACAAATTTAGGTGGTCTACAAATGTTATTGATGAGCGTTTTTAGAGATGTTAAATCGTTTGAAAACGGTAGAGAAAGAGAGCTTGAAAACTTGGCTGTAGAATTAGCCGAAAATGAACTTTTAGATGAAAAGTACAGAGAGTTTATTAAATTTGAAGCTAAGTTTAAAAATTTAGGGGACGCACCAAACGAGAATTTCCAAAGCGAACCTGAAGAATTTAGTGCAGAGGATATAGAATTGGCATTCGAAGAAAATGGGGAAGACCTTGATGAGTTTTTAGATGCTTTTGAAAACTTCAATTATAAAGTAGCAAAAAGAAGATTTTTTAATGCAATAACTCAAGGTTTTGCTAAAAAAGGTCACTTTATGTTTGAATTGGTTAGAGACAGGTTAGAACAAATGGAACCTGGAATTACTGACAAATATGGTATTTTAATGGCTCTAAACGACTATTTGTATTGGATGTTACCACCTGAAATGATGGAAGCCATGGCTAGTTCACAACAAAATATTGGCGGTGAAGAAGAGGTTGATTTTGAAAAAGATGAAGAAGGGAATGAAACTGGTAATATGGTTGTAAAAGCTAAAGGTGTTATTTTCCCAATAATTGTTCATGAATTATTAAAAGGTTATATGGATATCATTTTAGCACCATCTTTACCTAAAGAACCTATTCAAGCTCAAATGGTAAAGGCAAAAGCCGACACGTTAGTTAACGAAATATTTGATATTATTGTTGGTGTGTATCTGTGGGAAAAACTTATTGAGTCGTTACCCGCGAAACTTTTCGATGATGTTGAAAACATGAAGATAGTTCAAGGTTTGATATTTAGAGAAATTACACAAATACCAAAAAATAGATTTATTTCTTTAGCACAAAGAATAAATTCTGGTGACCAGTCGGCGTATACGGAAATGGAAAGAATTGCCGATGATGTCATGGAACAACTTAACAAACAAGATTTGGAAGAAATTCTTGGGTCTTATGAAGATGTTGATGACGGTGATGATGATTACCCAACTTTACCTACCGATGATGACGATGATGACGGTGGAACAGACCTAAGTTTCTTAGACGATTTTGGTATAGATAGGCCGAAGGACTAATCTGGTATATTTATACTTAATGAGTATAACAAGAGAACAAGCCCTTATTGAGTATGCCAAATGTATTAAAAGTACTCCTTACGCGCTGAGAACATACCTCCAAACTTACGATAACACCGTTTCAAAATTTGTACCTTTAGATTTATTTGCTGACCAAATAACATTGGTTGAAGACTATGAAAATTACGAGGAAAATATAGCCTTAAAGTATAGACAGGCAGGTGTATCTACAGTTACCGCCGCTTGGGTTTCAAAAAAAATAGCATTTGCAAAAAAAGAAAAACCCGAAAAAATTCTAATAATTGCAAACAAACTTGATACGTCTGTAGAATTTGCAAATAAAATAAAACAATTTACAGAACAGTGGCCAAACTGGATGAGTGTGGAATTTTCTACTGAGAAAAACGCTGCTCGTCATTGGAAACTCACAAACGGGTGTGAGGTTAAAGCTGTTGCAACATCTAATGACGCTCTTCGTGGTTATACCCCCACCGTATTGATATTTGATGAGGCAGCATATATTGAAGCGGGTGATGACTTTTGGGCTGCTTGTATGGCTTCACTATCTACGGGTGGTAAAGTTATTGTTATTTCCACACCTAACGGTTACGATGCGATTTATTATCCAATCTATGACCAATCTTTAAAAAACATGAATAATTTTAAAATTACTGAAATGTTTTGGTGGAGAGACCCAAGATACACAAAAGATTTACAATTTATAAAAGTTAAAGACATTATTCATTATTATTTGAATAGAGACGAATATAAGGATGTTGAAACAATTTCGTTTGAAACTGTTCAACAAAGTGAGAGAGATTTTGAAGAGTTTAAAAAATTAATGGACCAAGGATACAAACCACATTCTGATTGGTTTGAAAAAATGGCTAAGAAATTAAAATTTGATAGAAGAAAAATTTCACAAGAATTAGAGTGTAATTTCTTGGGTTCGGGTGATAATGTTTTTGAAAGTAAGATTATTGAAAAAATTAGAACTGAGATGGTTTGTCAACCACAAACTAAGATGGTTCAAAATCAATTGTGGATTTGGAAAGAACCCGTAGTTGGACATAGATATATTATGGGTATTGACGTTTCAAGAGGTGACTCAGAAGATTACACGTCATTTCAAATAATTGATTTTGATGAGAGAGAGCAAGTTGCGGAATATCTTGGAAAAATCCCACCTGACGTTGCCGCTGAAATTGCGTATAAATGGGGTGTTTACTATGATGCGTTTATCGTAATCGATATTACTGGAGGTATGGGTGTTTCCACCTCAAGAAAGTTACAAGAAATGGGTTATAGAAATTTATACGTTGATGGTGTCAACTACGCAAATGTTTGGGAATATAACTCAAAAGCTATGGAAAAAATACCAGGTATTAACTTTAATGCTAAACGTGTTCAGATTATTTCAGCGTTTGAGGAGGGTTTGAGACATGGATTTAAGGTTTATTCACCAAGACTATTGAGTGAAATGAACACTTTTGTTTATATAAATGGACGACCTGACCACATGAAAGGACATCATGATGACTTAATTATGTCAATCGCAATGGCTCTTTATGTTGGACAAAATTCTTATAATCAATTAGAAAAAGTTACAGAACAAACTAAGGCAATATTGAATTCATGGAGTGTGCAAAATAGTAACGACCATAAAGATGTTATAGATTTTAACCCAAGTCTACCTGTTATGTCACCTTCATCTTATGGTGATAGATTTGGTACTAACCCAACAAAAAGTGATTATGAAAAGTATTTATGGTTATTCGGTAGTGGAAGAAGATAAATCTTTATTCATAAACCAAATGAATTATAATTAATAGATAATGGCAGATAATTTTACAATATGGCAACGACTTACAAGAGTTTTTGGTCCTGACTCAACTTTAGGTCAACAGCCGCCAGTATATAAGTTCGATAAAAAAGAACTTTTAAAAACAGACGATAAACAAGAGTTTGAAAAACAAAAACTACAAGCCCAACAAAGTTATTATTTAGGTCAACAATGGTCTAAAATTGAAAATAACTTGTATACTCAAGCGGTATATTATGAACCAACTAGATTGGCCTCATATTATGACTATGAGAGTATGGAATACACCCCTGAAATTTCAGCCGCTCTTGACATATACGCTGAAGAATCAACAACTACTAATGAAGATGGATTTATTCTTCAAATTTATTCTGAATCTTCACGTATAAAAGGGGTTTTAGCCGACCTCTTTAATAATAGGTTGGACATTAACACCAATTTACCAATGTGGACCAGAAATACCTGTAAATATGGTGATAACTTTGTCTATCTTAAATTAGACCCTGAAAAAGGTATTGTTGGTTGTCAACAATTACCAAATATAGAAATTGAAAGATTAGAGAGGGGTATGAAGGTAAAACCCGCTCATAGTACCTCAGAAGAAGCCAAAGGTCTTAAATTTGTTTGGAAAGTTAAAGACATGGAATTTAATACATGGGAAGTCGCCCACTTTAGATTATTAGGTGATGATAGAAAACTTCCTTATGGTACTTCTATGTTGGAAAAGGCAAGAAGGGTTTGGAAACAATTATTACTTTCAGAAGACGCGATGTTAATTTATAGAACATCAAGAGCACCTGAAAGAAGAGTATTTAAAATATTTGTAGGTAACATGGATGATAAGGACGTTGAGCCATATATCCAAAGAATTGCAAACAAATTCAAAAGGGACCAAGTTGTTGACCCTAAAACAGGTAATGTAGATTTACGTATGAATCAAATGGCAGTTGACCAAGATTTCTTTATACCTGTTAGAGACCCAGCACAAGCAAGTCCAATTGAAACATTGGCGGGAGCTCAAAATTTATCTGAAATCGCAGATATTGAATACATCCAAAAGAAATTATTAACAGCTCTTCGTGTACCTAAAGCTTTTTTGGGATTTGAAGAAGTTGTTGGTGATGGTAAAAACTTAGCATTACAAGATATTCGTTTTGCAAGAACAATTAATAGGATTCAAAAATCTATGATACAAGAATTGAATAAGATTGCAATTATTCATTTATTTATTTTAGGTTTTGAAGATGAATTAACTAACTTTACCTTAGGTTTAACTAATCCGTCCACTCAGGCCGATTTGTTAAAAATTGATACTTGGAAAGAAAAAATGTTACTATATAAAGACGCGGTTACCGCAGTTGAGGGAATTGGACCAGTGTCTGTAACTTGGGCTAAAAAACACATTTTAGGTTTTTCAGATGAAGAAATTAAACTTGACCTACAACAACAGAGGATTGAAAAGGCTGTTGGTGCTGAGTTAACTAAAACTCCTGAAGTTATTATACACACGGGAATATTCGATACTATAGATAAACTTTATGGTAAAAAACCTGAAGAACCTGCAGGAGCGCCAGCACCTGAAGGTGGTGCGGGTGGAGGTATTTCAGACATTGGTGGTGGAGCTCCTCCTGAAATTGGTGGTGGAGAGGCAACTCCTCCAGGCGGTGAAGAATTAGGTGCACCTCCTGAAGGCGGACCTGGTTTGGCTCCTGAATCTAAAATAGATAAAGATTTAAATCTTATTTTAGAAAATGACATGGTATCAGGTATGGAGGAGATTGATTTGTCTAAAGGTAGAAAGTCGCTACTTGAGATTGAAAATAAACTTGATGAACTATTAAATAAGTAAGATATTTATTAATATGAGAAATTTTGGATTATTAAAATCAATCGTTGAAAACGCTTTGGTTACAAATTATAAAACAGATGAATTTAAAAAAGTAATTAGAGAATTCAAAGAGTTTGTATCAGATAACAAAGCTGTTGCTAAAATATATTTAAACTACGGGTCAATAATGAAGATAAATAGTTTGACCGAAGATGTTGCAACCGATTTTTTAAGACTATCTATTGACGATATCAAAACAACTATTAAGGAAAACAAAAAACAATTCCAAGAGTTTGATTATTGGGTTGAGACTTTAGATGAGTCAGTTGAAAACAATTATAAACTTTTAGATGATTTGGTTTTTGCCCAAACATCTGAAGAGTTTGTGAAACTTGTGGAGTCTAAAAAAATACTACACAAAATGTTAACAAATAGTAAAAAAGAAGAAAAAACATTAACCGAAACAATCAATATACCCATAGAAAAAATGTTTGGTGTTGTTGCCGACACATTTTCAAATGAATATTCTAACCTTTCAGAGTCACAACTTTTTGAATTAAAATCTATATTAAAATTAACTAAAGAAGAATTGACGGAAGGTATTGAAAGACTTAAAAATGAAATTATATCAAAATTGAATTTAATTTCAGAGTCTGACGAAGAAACTAAAATAAAAATACAGGAAACTAAAAATAGGATTGAAAAGACAGAAATAGATTCATTATCCTATTACAAACTTAAAAAACTTTCCGAAGGACTTTAAAATAAAAAACCCCGATTTAGTCGGGGTTTTTTATTAGTTGTTTTCTTCTTTAGGTTCCTCTGTCTTTTTTTCTTTTTGGATTTGGCTAATCATATAACCAGCTAATGCAAATTCAACACCAGACCAAATTGCTACATCTGATGCGGTCATTGTTGCAATATTCTTTATAAGAAAATAAATCATACCCCACTGACCTACAATAAACGCAATACCCGATTCAATTCTCTTTTTTGAAAAATATGAATCTTCGTTTGAGTAAATTTTACCGACTTCAGATACGAACCACGTAATTTTAGAATAAAGGTTTTGTAGTTTTTTCATACTAATAAATATCATTGATATTTACTTTCTTGAATTTTTTGAACATACTTAGCCTTTTTCATTTTTTCTCTTTTTCTTGTCGTATTTTTTACAAATTCCTGTCTTTCTCTCAATTGTTCGATTTGTTTGGTTTTAATAACTTTATATTTATACCTTTTTAAAGCTTTGTCCAAACTTTCCCCTTTTTCAATTTTAATTACAATCATATTTTTGTTGTTACGATAATAAATACTCGAGAAAAACTCAAATTTGTTAATAAGTTTTTTTTTCTTATATTTTACAAAAAATAAACTATTTTATAATGGAAAAATTTAAAAATGAAAAAAGGAAAAACATCCAAATTGGAATTATTCAGGGATGCTAAGTGTTACTATGGTAGTGTGGACACAACAGAATTAAAATCAATTTATTTGGTATTACAAACGTGGGTAACACCAAAAATGGAAAAAGATAATTGGAATACAACGGTAGGGTCAATTACAAGGACAATAAAACATAAAATTTTAGAAGTTGTTAATAAGAAATATTTTAAAGAATTTTTCATAGTCGATATGGATTTAAGAACTAGCGGTATAAAACTAACAAAATCTTCGTTTTTAAATTTAGAAATTACTTTATTTACAAAAGAAAATGTAGAATTCAAATCAGAAGAATTAACTAATGAGATGTCAAATTTAATTAAAGAGGTTTACACAAAAGTATTATCTAACTCTAAGTATTTTACAATTCAATACTCAAAGACAAAAGAAAAATTAAAAGTTTGATTAATTCTTATATTTATAATGAAAAAGAATTATGAAAATATTAGGACCAAATGAACTTGGTAAGGGTATATTGATAGAATATGACGCTGGAAGTATCTCTTGGAAAGATTCTTTAACGGAAAATTATGGGGGAGCAAAAACTCAATTGGAACATTCTAAACCATTTGTTTTTTATGCCACACTTCAGAAATATGGTGTACCAAATAGAAATGGTAGAATTTATCCTGAAAAAATTCTAAAAAGAGAAGCTGAGAAATATAAATCTTTAATACAAAAAGGTTTATCAACATCAGAATTAAATCACCCTGAATCTTCGTTAATTGACTTAGACCGTGTTTCACACATAATAGATGATATATGGTGGGATGACAATGTGCTCATGGGTAAACTGAGATTATTGACTTCACCTGGTTTTCATGAAAGAGGTGTTGTTTCTACAAAAGGAGACATTGCAGCAAATTTAATGAGACAAGGTGTGAGAATGGGTATTTCTTCTAGAGGTGTTGGTTCTTTGGCTAAAAAAGGTGAACATAATGAAGTTCAGGAAGACTTTGAAATTATCTGTTTTGACTTAGTTATGAATCCGTCAACACCTGGGGCTTATCTTTATTTAGATAAAGGTGACAGACAACTTTATGATGAAAATATTGACGTAGAAAAAAAATCTGAACCGACTATTAATGGTGGATTGGGAAAATCGCTTGACTTAATGAATAAATTAAACGATTTTTTGGGTCATAGATAAAACATTATGGACGAAAAATTTTTTGTAGCGAAAGTACAGTACGATTTAATTGACGAAAACTCAGGTAAGATTAAAAAAATCAGAGAAGAAAAACTCGTTAAAGGTTACAATGTAACCGATGTTGAAGCCAAAGTAACAGACAAGTTCAAAGGTTTTCAACATGATTGGAGAATCACTTCGGTAGCTGAGAGTAAAATTGACGAAGTTTTTGAATAATAAAATCTACTAAAAAACTTTAAATTAAAAACCCGAGAAATCGGGTTTTTTTATTTTATTAGTATGCCAAAAATAACTTTTCTTCAAATTGGGCATATTTATATGAAAATAAAATAAATTTTTTATTGCAAAAAATGAATACAGAAAAAAAATCTTTAGTTGAAGAGGCTCTTCTTCAGATGAAAAATTTGGAGAATGTTGTTTCTGAAAACGCAAAAGGAATACTTGCTTCTACTATGAAGGAAGAAATCGAAGAATTGGTAAAAGAGTCCTTAGAAGAAGGTACTGAAGATGAACCGATGAAAGATGAATCTTATGAAATGAAAGAAGATGCTCACATGAGCATGTATGAAGACGAAGACGAAGATTCAATGACTATCGACATGACCAAAGAAGTTGGTGATGACATGGGTGATGAAATTAATGTTTCACTCGATGACACTGACCTAATGGGTGATGAAGATGATGATGAACTTGCACCGTTGGACATGACGCAAGCATCTGATGAAGAACTCATGAAAATTGTTATGGGTATGGGTGACGAAGACAGATTAATCGTTGCTAAATCAGGTGATGACGTTGATGTTGACAAAATGACTCAAACTGATTCTATGACATTCTCTATGGATGATGATTATGAAGGTGATGAGCCTGACTTATCAATGACCATGGGTGATGAAGACCAAATGGATGAAGAAATCGTTTACGAAATTGAATTGTCAAATGAGGATGACGATGATGACTCTAAAGGTACTGAAGATGATGACGAAAAAGGTGTAATGGAATCAAAAGACAAAACTTATGTTGGTATGGGTATGGGTAGTGGACCTAAGAAAGTATCTTTCAAAGGAGAAAACATTCATTCAGGACCAAAAGGTAAATCAGCACCTGAAGCTAAGAAATTTAGAAAAGGCGAATTTAAAGAATCTGAAGTTGAAGAAATGGACGATGAGAAGGACGCTGAAACAAAAGAGGCTGCTAGAACTTATGGTAATGGTTCAAGGAATTATCCAGGAAGAGGTCTTCCAAAAATGAAAACAATTACAAATTCAAAATTAGAAGAAGAGGTTAGAGTTTTGAGATTAAAAAATGAAGAATACAGAAAAGCTCTTAACATCTTTAGAGAAAAATTGAATGAAGTAGCTGTATTTAATTCTAATTTGGCTTACGCAACAAGATTGTTCACAGAACATACAACAACCAAACAAGAAAAAATAAACATCATGAGACGTTTTGATAACGTCGAAACAATCAAGGAATCAAAAAATCTTTATACTCAAATCAAAGATGAATTGGGAAGTAAGAATAATACAGTGGTTAAAGAATCTATCGTTGAAAACATAGATAGAACACCATCTAAAGGTTCAACTAACTTGGTTGAAAACAAGACATATGAAAATCCTCAGTTCTTAAGAATGAAGGACCTTATGTCAAAATTAACAAAATAAACTTAAAAATTAAAAAAATAAGAAAATGGGAGCATTATTAGAATCAGGTCTTGTTGGTAACATCGGTCTTAAGCACCTTAAAGTTATCAAAGAAGATACTATTAACAAATGGGACAAGCTAGGGTTCCTAGAAGGTTTGAGAGGTCATGTTAAAGAAAACATCGCTCAACTTTATGAAAACCAAGCATCACACTTAATAAACGAAGCTGCTAGCACATCTTCAGACGGTTCTTTCGAAACGGTTGTATTCCCAATCGTAAGAAGAGTATTCTCTAAGTTGTTAGCTAACGACATCGTTTCTGTACAAGCAATGAACTTACCTATCGGTAAATTGTTCTACTTTGTACCTAAAATTCAAAACTACGCAACTGGTAACAACAGTGGTGTTGACCCAACAAATGGTGGACAACACTACGGTCCTTACGGAGCACCTAACGGTCCTACATCACCAGATTCAGGTTATGATAGTACAACAAAAAATCTTTACGATAGATTTTATGAAGGTAATGAGGCGACTTTAGACCCTCCAGGATTGTTTGACTATTCTAAAGGTCAGTTCTCTGCTAGAACAGTAACAGCTTGTACTGTTGTATGGGACGGAGCTACTTTGACACCTTCAGGTTATCCTGCAAATACTGAATTCAGAAAAGTATTGATAGTTATGTCAGGTTTCAACACCGCAGGTGAAGGTAAACTAATCGGACCTAACGGTAACGAAATGGATACTGAAGAATTCTTGGCGTCATTAACTGTACAACAAAACACTGCGGCTGGTGCTGTTGCTGCTCAAGTACGTAACGGTTTCTCAGGAACTACCGCTGGTAATTCATTGAGTACTGGTCCATTGTTGTTTAGAGTAGTAACTCAAAAATACGGACAGGGTATTGTTCAGTATGGTTCTCCTTACACAACTACTTTCCCAACAGACGGTAACGGTGGTACTTTTGATAACATTTGTTCACAAGAAGGTAACATTTATTTGGAAATTGATACACAAGTTCCATGTTCAGTTGGTTCTGGTTCTTTAGACGGATACTCAGGTATCACAACAAACTCAATCGCATCAACTAACAACATCTTTACTTGTACTTACAAGATTTACAAAGAGTTGGAATTTGAAGACCAAATCGGTGAAGTTTCTTTTGATTTGAATTCTGTAACTGTTTCAGTAACTGAAAGAAAATTAAGAGCTCAGTGGTCACCTGAATTGGCTCAAGACGTTGCAGCGTTCCATAACATCGATGCTGAAGCTGAATTGACAGCTTTATTGTCTGAACAAGTTGCGGCTGAAATTGATAGAGAAATCTTGAGAGACCTTAGAAAAGGTGCGGCTTGGACTTTGAGATGGGACTACAATGGTTGGAAGAGAGGTACTTCATCTAATCCATTAACACAGTATACTCAAAAAGACTGGAATCAAACGTTGATAACTGCTATCAACCAAATTTCAGCACAAATCCACAAATCTACCTTAAGAGGTGGAGCTAACTGGATTGTTGTATCTTCTGAAATCAGTGCTATTTTTGATGATTTGGAATACTTCCACGTATCAAACGCATCTCCTGAACAGGACCAATACAACATGGGTATTGAGAGAGTAGGTACTTTGGCAGGTAGATACCAAGTTTATAGAGACCCTTATTTCCCACCAAACACATTGTTGTTGGGTCACAAAGGTAATTCTCTATTGGACACTGGTTATGTATACGCACCATATGTTCCTCTACAATTAACTCCAACAATGTATAACCCATTCAACTTTACACCAATCAAAGGTATCATGACAAGATACGCTAAGAAGATGGTGAACAACCGTTTCTACGGTAAAATCACAGTTGATGGTGTTAGAACATTTGATTTGAGAGAATTGAGATAATCTAACATAATCCAATAATAAAAAAGGGGACTTTAGTCCCCTTTTTTATTTTCAGTTATTTCCTGATTTGGTGATTGTAAGACTCGTAAACATTTTGATATTAACTCAGTTTCTTCCATTGTGAATGCGTTTCTGTTAAACGCTGATTTAATCGCTAATGTCATAAAAAATAAAGATTGTTCTTGACCCAATGAAGATATAATATGGTCTAATTCTTCATTAGTTGAATAACTCAACATATCAAAAAGTTTTTTGTTGTTATTTATCATTTTTCAAATATTTATATATATAAAAAATAATTCTAAATGTCAAAAAATAAAGTTACATTAGATAAGATAATATCTGAAGATATCGTCCTATGGGATAACATCAATGAAACAACATCAACACTAGGGTCTGGTTCGTATAAAGTACCAATTGTTCCAGGTTTAAAATCGTGGGACGAGTCTTCATTGGGTCCGTTTATTGAACCTGTTTCTGATTATGTTAGTGCAGAATTACAGTACGATAGTTATGATGGTATTATGGATAGTAAAAATATAAAAACAAAAGAACATATTGCCATTAAAATATCTAAGGAACTAAAAAAGAAACGACAAAATCAAGATGATGACGGTTTAGGCGGTGGAAGAACAAGTATAAATTCATCAGGTGCTAATAGTAATGTTTCTGAAACTATAAAAAAAATTAAATCCTTAATTAAATATGTGAAAGTTAATTCAAATGTCATTGAAGAGGCCACACATACTTCAGTTACTTCGGGTATCTACACAGGGCCAACAGAATTAGGTTTAAAAAAATGGAGACCATCTGAATTATCACCTTTTACTGAAACCTCGACTCATAAATCAAATGATGATAAAAAAAATAAAACATTAAAAAATAATATAAAAAAAGTTGTTGGAATGTGGGAAAAGGGAAAAGATGGAAAATATGATATACCAACACATTACGTACATGTGGCAAGTGAAAGTAAATATGATAAGAAAACACTTGTTGAGGATTTAGCAGTTTGGTTTGGTACAAAGAAAAAACCAAAGGGTAGTAAACAACCTAAAGGTCCATGGGTTAATATATGTAGAAAGGTTAATGGTAAACACCCCCCTTGTGGAAGACCCGACACTTCTAAAGGTGCATATCCGAAATGTAGAGCGGCTGGAGTAGCGGGCAAAATGTCAGCATCTCAGAAAAAAGCGGCCTGTGCACAGAAAAGAAGAGCTGAGAAAAAAGACGCTCAGAGAGGTAAGGGACAAAAACCTGTAATGACTTCGTACAAACCAAGAAAAGAGAGTTTGATTAATAAAGTAGTTATTGCAGAGAAATTCAAAATAGAACCATATGAGAGGGAAAAATTGTACGAAGACAACAACTTCTTATTGGTTGTTCCATTAACTCACACAGCGTCTTGTAAATACGGTGCAAATACCAAATGGTGCACGTCATCATTGGATGATACCATGTTTAAAAAACATAATAGGATGGGTTCTTTAGCTTATCTAATAATAAAAAATAAAGAATTACAGGATAAATTAGGTTCAGAAAAGTTTGGAATTTACATAAACAGACCTGGTGAAAATTATTTAGGTGGAAGATATCCAGGACCTGACGGGTTAATTTTTTATGATGAGAAAAACGATATAGTAACCTCAAATAAAATTATGAATTTATTTGATAGATATGATTTGTACGGTAAATTTATGGAAATAATTGGTAAATTTACCAGATACTCCTTTAAAAAGTTTAAAGAATTAGATAATCTATATCAAGAACCAAAGGATTAACAATATGGTGGAGAACACCTTTTCTTACCATCTAAACCCTTAATCTTACCTTTACAAACTTGAATTGCATATCCGTTGGCATACGCGCTAGGGTATACGTCAAATTTAGACTTTGCCGCTGATTTACCACGAGAACATAACTTAGTTCCACTCTTTTTTCTACCTTCATGTACCATCAATCTTTCAATAACTTCTTTTGAAAAAACCTCAGGGTCATCGTGTAGTGGTTTGATTTCTTGTTGAACTTTCTCGATATTATCAATAAAATAAATCGCCCTTAAAGAATCTGTTAATGTACCAACCAAAGGAAAATCCAAGTCTTTTGGTACAATACTATGTATATGGTCAACAATTGTACTCAAGGTTAATTTTGTGACAAGTGGTGGAAGTCCTGCGGCTAATGACGATACTGAACCAGCAACACTTGTAGGCGTTAGTTCTATCAATCTTTGAAATGTGTCAATAATGTCTACTTCTAAATCTTCTCTAATATCATACATCTCTTCTTTTAGGTTCTCATAATTTAATTCCATTTCAGGACCTAATAGTTTAGATTTTAAATCTTCAAATCTATCAAGACTATCATTTAATTCTTTAAAGTTTTTTACCAAAGCGGCAATTACTATTGGGTCACCTAACACGTCTGCAGCACCAGCGGTTTGTAGTGCTAAATCACCTAAAAAGTTTCCAATCATTGACCAAGCGTCAACATACTCTTTTAATATTTGTTTTTTCATTTTTGATTAACTATTTGAAATTTTAGTTGTCTTTTATAAATATCTACCTCACCTGAAGTTAATACTTTAATATCGACAAAATATTCATTTGGTATTTTGTCTTTAGTGTCAAACATAAAATAATATTCATTTGATGTTTGATTTATTCTTGTCCAATCTTGTACGTTAACCTCTGTTTTACCTTCTTTAACAAAGATTCTATAGTAAGCTTTAAAATTGGGGTAAACTACGTTGGATGTATACGCTTGTTTAATTTGTAATACAACCTTCCTTAGGTCTGTATTAATAATTTTCTCATCTTGTTTTATTCCTGAAAAAGTAAATCCGTATGTCTGAGGGTCTTTAGAATTAATCCCTATTTGATAATACTCACCGTATGGTCTTAAAACAAATTCATTTGTTATGTTACCAATACTTATACCATTCAAAGTACATCCACTCCAAATATCACTGAATTGACATGGGGTTGTATAACCAGTAATTGGTGGTACTGAAACCTCATAAATACCCTCAGTCCTCAATGTTGTAGTTAATCCTGTGCAGTTTGTAGGTATATCACCATTCGAGTCTTCTATCGTAACTGTAGGGTTAAAATCTAAATTAGTTGGTACCCCATCAATATATGAATATAGATATAACTTATTTATTTTCTTTTCAAAAAAACTTGTTCTATTATCTAAAATTAAATCATCATATGATGTTTCCAAAAATGGTTCATAAAAAGTTTGTGTGTGGCGAGTAAAAAAACCAACGGAATAATTTTCTGTAAGTCCTGTTATATTTTCTAGTTCTGGGTCAAAAGATATTATGTAACCAGTAACCCCTGTAGTCCCACCTGTTAAAATACTATTTATTTCGTTAGTCATATCAAACTCAATATTTTCATTTCCAAATTCAAAATATTGAGTATCCACCAAAGTTAGTGCTGAATAATTTACAGAACTACCACTGTTTATGTTGTTATATATTCCTGATTCACTCCACCCACTAATTGTTGTTGCTTTTGTCCAATTAGATGGTCTATTGGAGTAAGATTTGTCGTTGTCTCTATAGTTTTGTGAACTTAAACTTGCATTAGAAGAGTTGATGTTTGAATTATCGTAATAATCATATCCAACACCTTCGTCCCAATTTTGAGAAGAACCTGTAAGGTTATATTTAGGTATTCTATGTAAATTTAAATTAAAACCTGTTGCTCTTTTTCTACCATCTGATGTTGTTGTATTCAGTAATTCATAATTATACATAATTGTATTGGTCATTTTGAATACGTGTGTCATTGGACTTCCTGTGTATATTACACCTGAAGATATTTTGTTTGTAAGTTCTGTTAAATCTATATTGAATATGAATCTTGAAAATCCTGGCGTTGATAGTGTATTATCTACCCTACCAAAAAAAAGTTCTGTAACAGGATTTTGTCCTGTGTTTGTAGAACTATTATAAATAATTGTATTATTTCTATTTAGATATGATTTGTGTATAGACATTAACTATAAATATTAGTTAATGCGTAAGTTTTTATTTAAAATCTTACTATCAGCATCAAATAATTTTGTAAGTAATGTTTCGGTCAAAGTCCCATCTAAACCCTGAGAGTCAGGAGCCATACCGTGATATGGATGTACATGAGAGATTAAGAATCTCACAATTAATTCTAAAAAACTCATCAATTGTTCCCCTCTAACCATTGAGTTGGTGTTTGGCATAATAAAATCATCGATGAATTGTTGCGGTATTGTATTACCAGAAAAATTAATTAAATCAAAATCAATTTTATTAACACCTATTTGACTGTCATGAGACAATATAAAAAAAGTATTTGCAACATTAATACCATAAGTAATTGGGTTCGCTTCGTAAGTAACTTTAGGTATTTTATATCTATTAGAAGAAAAAACAGGACCAATTCTATCTTGTTCCGATACATATCCATAACCTCTTGTTGCATCTTGTTTGTTTAGATATATTTTTTGTATAAACTCAGTCACATTGGTGATTTCGGTAATTGTGGACTCCGTGTTTAGTAACCAAATATCATACATTTTTTTTGTTGGTTGAAAAACAAAAGGGAAAGTATCACTAACTGTTGAGCCCGACGGATTCAAAGTAAAGTTACCACTATTGAAGTTTGAAATAATGTTATTAATACCATTTATTATATCATCTTTACTATCAAAAGTATAATCTTTTTGGTATATTGGACCGATTTTACTTTCTTCAGGAAATGTATAAAAACCATCTTCCGCACTTGTTGAATAAACTGGTTTGTACTCAGATATTTTATATATTCTTACGGATGCGGAAAATTTACCAAGCAAACTACCAACACCTCCGTTAACATCATATTCAATAAGGTATTTTATTTTCTGAACAATTTGACCTCTTTCAATAAAAGTATCAGTACCATTGTCAACTTTTCTTGTGTCGAATTTTTGTAATCCAATCATAGAAAATTTCTTGTTGAAAGTAGGGGAACCAGAGTTTGAGTCATTCAGTTTATTAACTCTTAACATTGCTGCATTTGGTGGTAACAACATGTCCGAATTATATCTACCAAGTATACCTGTAACATTTAGTTCAGGATAAAGACCAGATTGTTCTGAATTTATAATTTTTCCATCTTTGGTTCTTAAATCTTTAGGTAGTTTGTTTCTTTCACCCTTAGAAGTAAATGCAACTGAAGAATCGTAAGGTTCTCCTTTAAGTTCGTTTGGACTTGAGAACATACCTTGTATGTAGTATCTGTTTCTATCTTGTAAATCCGTGTTATAAAACGCAACATGAACAAACTCCCCCTCTTGTGGAACTTGACTAAAGAATTGAGGTAGTAATGGCATAAAGACCAATGGGTCAATATCAGTCCAATAATCTTTTTCTTGTAGAGCCTGACCCGTGACTGGATTTTTAAATGCGTTGATAACATCTTGGTTTTGCCATGGAACCACCTCTAATCTAACACGACCTAAATTCATAGGGTCTTTGTTGTCTATAACTTTACCAAAATTGAATATCTGTGTGTATTTTTTTGGCAAATCCTGATAATTGTTACCAATCATTATTTAGTCCTCTCTTTATATTCGTTTAGTAATTTGTTGTAGGATAATTCTAATTTATCTAATTGATAGGTATATTTGATAATATCTTCTTTAACCTTTTCATGTTCTTCTGATAATATATCCATACATTGCATGAGTTCTTGGTTTGAATAAGAACTTGGCTCCAATATTATTTTTTCAATTTTTTCTATATCCATTTTATAAAACGTTTCCTTTTACACTTGTAAATCCTTTAGCCGAAATGTCCGCAACCTCAACCGCAGTAATTGTTGTTTGAGAATAACCATTCTCAGTCAACTCTTCTAATAATGCGTCGTTAAAACTTTTGGTCAAAATAAGTCCAATATTTGGTTTTCCACTTGGCATATCTCCCGTGGGTACACCAGTTTCTTCCATTTTATTAATAAATTTTGTTAAAATACTGGTAGGACTCATTCCTGGCTTACTAGCCGCGGATACGTAATTTAATATTGCGGGAATAGGTCCTGATGGTTTACCTTGTCTACCCTTTAGTGCGTTTCTTAAAGCAATACTCAAATTTACCACATTAAATAATTGGTCTAATACGTTTTTACATCTTCTGAAGTCTCTAATTGCAGATAATGCTTGTAGTGCAATGTTAATACCCGCCAAGTATAATTTTTGTTCTTTAGACAAAATTTCAGAAACTTGTTGTTGGACAATACTCCTCATGAGAGTTCTGAGATTTTGTTTGATGGCCAAAAATAATTGTTTTACAAAAATTGCTTGAATATTAGATGATATGTTTATAACCATTTTTCTAAACTCTCTGAAAAAATCTTCAGTATTTTCTATATTATCAACATATTCTTTTTGTAATGCTTTGGCCATAACCATCAACGGGAATAAGTGTTTTGGTGATAAAACACTATTCATAACTGCTATTGGTAATAACTCTATGAATTGTTTATTGATTATATTGGAAAAATCAAATTGTGGATAATTGATTTTCCAATCTGCATTATTTGCTAACCCATCAAGAAGATTTTGAGCTGCTTTATCCGCTAAAGTTGCATCAATATCTACAATTAAGAAATCATCTAATAATGACAATGAGCCATCAACATTAACAGGTAATGACAAAGAACCACAATCTCTATACTGTATTACTTTTTCTTGTATGTTTTTAACTTTATTTTCAATTTCGACTAAATCTTCTTCACTAAGTTCAAAAAAACTATCATCAATTTGATTAGAGGAATCTAACTTACCAGTGCCTGAAACATCAACCTCTTCCTTGTTATCAAAACATAAACCCAGCACTCTTTGAATTAATTTCTCAAATTTAGTTTGAGTTTTTAATTCGTCGTACCCAATTGCATTTTTCATGTTTACAGAACCAATTAATAGATTCAACACATTTGCAAATAATTCGTTAAAATTTAAAATGTCAATCGTATTCAGGTAGTCAGACAGAAACTCAGTTACCGTGTTTCCACCGACTCTATCTTTTAGGGATACTTTGAAGTATTCTCCTTGTAAAGTAGGTGATGGATTTATTACAAATTTTATATCAAATAGTTCTTGACCTGAAGCACCAATATATGAACCAACATATTCTTCACTGTATGATTCTGTGTTTTGTATTCTATTCCATAATTCTCTGTTGAATGACCTTGGTATTGATGTTGGTGAAAATTGCTTAAATTCATAAACATATTTCCCTGGTACTTGATTTGGGTTTTGCTGTAAAGTTTTTCCAAAAATATCGATACTTTTTACTTTAATATAAAAGTCTTTTGCTAAGTATGTCTGTTCTTGAGAACAACCTAATGCGCTAACATATTCGGTCTCTAATATTTTTTTTAACTCGTCTTTGGTTCTATTTACAGTCTGAATCATTGTATTTTTCAGTGTTGAAATAGAGTCGTTTGCAATATTTGTTTTTGCCAAACTTAATTCGGCTTTTCTTATTTGTTTTTTTGTGTCTTCTAATTCTGTTCGTAATCTTTTTTCTTCAGGTACATTTTTAGTAATGATTGCGTTACCAAGTTCCTTATCTATTTTTTTTTCTTTGTCTTTAAGTTCTTTAATTTTTTTTGTGTCGGTACCTGTGCTTTTACCTTGTAAACTATTATCAAAATTTGATGTAATATATGTATCAATTAATTCTTGTAATTGATTTTTAGAATTAGATTTAAAATTTTTAGGAAACTCTTTTACCTTTTCTGTATATAACTCCACTTTTTTCTTAGTTTTTTTCTCAACGTTTTCTATTTCTTTTGAGGTCTCACTATTTGTATTTTGTGGATTTTTTCTTAACTGTTTCTGTTGTTCATTAATTTTCTTAGCCTTTTTGTAAGAATCAATTGTCTTATTTAAAGTCTTGTATTGTTGAGACGTTTCGTTTGATTTTTCTGACTCGTTTGAATTTGGCATAAAATTAATTACTTATTAAGTTTATAACCGTCTATGTTACTATCTGAGATATCTTTGTTTAATAAATCTTGAATTAATTTATCATCAAAATCTGACATAGAAAAGTTATCGTCGTTATTCTTCTGTTGTGACTTTTCCCAAATTGTTGATTGTAGTTTAGAAAGACTAAGTTTTTTTTCGACAGTATCGTTTATTATTTTTTGTTGTTCTTTTATGATAGGACCAATTACTGCCATATCTGAAGCGTCTTTCATTAAAGACAGCATTTTATTTTGAATTCTAAGTGCCGTTGACCTCTGTTCTACAAGTTCATTGTAAATTTCCTGCATCAAAGACAATATAGATTCTTTATTTAAAAGAATTTCTTTCTTTTTTGGTCTAGTCATATCTATAAATATTAAAAGACCTTTTTTATCTAAGGTCTATTTTTTTTACGAAATCAAAGTATAATTTTTTGTATCTTTTCATACTTATCCTGATTTCTTTCGTTGAAAGATTTGTCATCTCTCTTAGAGATAACAAAACTAAGTTTTTATTAAACTTTTTATTGTCGTTTGCAACAAATATTTCATCGTATGTCTCAAATAGTTGTAATAACGCTTCACCCAACTTTATCTCATTTTCATTTAGATTACTGTTGGATATGAATTCTTTTAACATATCAATATAGTCTTGAATTATTTTATCACTCTCAACCGCGTCGTTTTCTATATAATAAACCATGTCAGGTCTATTTTCCAAATTAGATGAAATGTCCTCATAAGAAACTTTTCTATTGATGTCTTTTTGGTCTTTTATTATTTGCCCCATCAGATAGTTTTTACATATTGTACCAAAATAAGAATATGCTTTCTTATTCTTATCGGGTACAAATTTATCTGACTTGGTAATTAAAAAAGAATGAGTGTCGTTCAGAATTTCATCAAAAGACATATCTTTTCTATATAATTTATACCTTCTTATAATTGAAGAAACCATCTTTTCGATTGGCTTTTTCAGGTACTCATTATATATTTTATTTCTTTCTTCAATTGTCTCTGCATTGAGGAATAACACCACTGCGTTCTCCTCTCTTACGTCAAAATAATTTGTGGTTGTTGTTGGTTTCTTACCACGTTTAGATTGAGCGTCTTCTGTTTTTCCACTCGAATAGACACTTTCTAAAATCATCAAGAGTTACTTGTTTCATATTTTATATTTCTGTCCGAGTTAAAAAAGTATTCTTTTTTTGCGGTCTCAATCCAAAATTTCACTTCGTTGTCTGTCATTGGAGTTTTTCCGTTTTTATAGTTCCAAAAAATAGAAGACTCTCTCATATTGATGTGTTTGTAACCTAATCTTGGAATAGTCATTATTCTAACCGAATTATAAGTGACTCTTAATAAAAACTCATACACAAAAGTAAGTTTCATAGATTTTTTAAAACCGCCAAAATTTTCAATAACACTTTTCTTAATAACCATACCACTTGACTGAAAGTTTTGGTATGTATTTAAAAGGTCATTAGTAAGAATTCCCAATTCTGAGTTAAAAGATGCTGCAAAGGTAGCTTCGTTAGTATATCCTGCAAATATACCTTTTTCATCTACATCCACCACGATTGGTAAGAATCCGTCACATTCGGGATGATAATCAATATATTCTTTAACATTTTTAAACCAAATAAATGAATATTCATCATCATACTCAAAAAAACTAACCCAATCATTTTTAGCGTTTTTTACACCAAGATTAATTTGACTTGCATAATCAAATTCGGTTGTTGTGTTTAATATTTTGGTGACATTCAAGTTTTCAAAATTGTATGTTTCTAACTTTTTACAAAGTTTTTCTTCGTCTGTATGAACTATAACTAATTCACCAATACCCACAGATTGTTTTTTTAGTGATTCAATTGCTTTATCAAAAAGTTCGTCGAAATCTTTCCCATACGCTGAAGAAATAGGGAGGATTACTGATATGTTAACATTATTTTCCATAATTAATTAGATTGTAATTTTTGTAATTGCTCATCAAAGTTTGAGAGTCTTTTGTTTATAAATTCAGAAAACAATTCAATAGTTTCCTTTTCAAATAATTCAATATCGGAATATTTTTTTGCGGTTTCCAAAGATGAGTCGTACAGTTGGTCTGAAATATTATCTTCGAGCCAATTTTGTATAAATTCAGCCAAAACATCAACAATTAATAAAGTGTCATTAACCCAAATACCATTTTGGTCGTTCATCCAAGCAGGTTTTACATTTGGGATTTTACCTATCACAGGTGTTTTTGTTTTCATACTTTCTAAGGGAAAGGTACCAAACGACGATATATCATCTACCCAAACAGAAACAAACGAATCTTTTAACAATTCTGCAAATTCAGACTCTGTCAATCCTCTCATGTCTCTAAATGTGAACCATCTATATTGTGGATATTTTAAATAGAAAGTTTTTATTATTTTCATGGTATCTCTTTGGTCTCTTGTGTGAACTGAAATAATTGGTTTTGGTGGAAGTTTTTTCTCTTTGAAAGACTCGCTAATTTGTGGTGTAAGAATATCAAAAGAAACGTTTTTCATAATCTGCTCCAAATAATTTTTTTGTTCTTCGCTTGTTGTGATACATTTGAAAAATCCATACTGTGTCCATGTTGCCCCAGGAGACAAAGTTTCTAATATATAATCATAGCTCTGTGATATTACTATTTTTCCACAAGGGAACTTTGCAACTTGTTCCATTACGTGTCCATATAGTTCAGGTATGACTAAAAAATCTTCAGGAGAAAGCTCCAAACTCTGCTCTTCAATAGATTTATGTGGTATTGTCATGTATTTTTCGTTTAACCAAGACGATACCCCTTTGTAGTCATTTTGTTCATGCATAATAATACTATTGAAACCATTTTGTCTCAATGTATATGCGATTTCATAAATGAATCTTACGGAAGCTTTAGCGTTTCCTTTAGTGTCTTGTACTAAAAAATAAATTCTACATTCTTTATTTTTTAGTTTCTCAATTGATTCTTGAATTTTTGGGATAAGTTCTGTACTCATAATTAAAAAGATTGTAATATGTTATATCTGATTAAAGTGTTAAATGCAATCTTGAATGGTATTGTTAAATCGTTACTACCTTTCATGGACATCTTTTCATCTAATTCTGTTGATTCAGTTAATACCACGTCTAACATAGTTTTAATTAGTTCAAATTTTACTATACTAACGTTTTGTTCAGTATCACCTGTTAATTCTTGCTTAATTGTAATCAAATCCTCGATTTTTTGAAAATCAACGAAATATTCTTCACCTAATACTTTTAACATGTTTTAATTTTAATTCATTATATACCGAAGTAAAACCTTCCAATGAATCTATTGTAAAATCAGAGTCATACTCTGCATTATAGGAAGTTAAAACTTTGATACTTATTTTATTTTTTGGTTTGATTTTAAGCAAATCAGGATTTGCAGTAACAATAACATCAAATTTTGACCATATATTTTTTATTGTTTTTTTATTATAGAATAGTATATTATCTACTTCCATTCCGTATTTTGAATAAAAAAATAATGATGCTGGTTTTATTTTAGCAACTCCCATACCAATAACACTCAACTTGTCTCTTTTAGATAATACTTTTTTTTGTATCTCAGAAAAAGTATTAAAAGTATTTGCGGACATTGATGGTGAGTGACCAAAAATGTTCATTGGAAAATCCAAATATAAAAAATTTATATATTCACTTTCAGACGGGAATAGGAAGTAATCTGAAAATTTATGTGTTGTTATGGGTTCAATTATTTTGTATTCAAATTCTTCTTCACCCTCCTCAGACACATAGTCCTCAATAAAGAACTTTTCATAAGTTGCTTTCATTTTTGATAATGTGTCTCTTAAAACTTCGTCAGTATCAAAAGCGAACTTCATCTTCGTATCTTTTTAAGATTTTTGTAATTAATGGATTCCTTACTATGTCTTTTTCATTAAATTCAAAAACACCAATATCTTCCATATCTCTGAATTTATTTATTGCATCCCAAAGACCTGATTGTGTCTTATCTTTATATCTGTCAGTTTGTTCTAAATCACCTGAAATGAAAAATTTACTATTAAACCCAATTCTAGTTAATAATAACTTCATTTGTTTTGGAGTACTGTTTTGGGCTTCTTCAAATATCAAAATAGTATTATCGATATTCCACCCACGTATATACGCCAATGCCTGTACTTCGATAAAATCCAACTCGATTAATTTTTCTCTATTTTCCTTACCTATTAATTTATTTAATAAGTAATATGAAGGGCTTATATATGGGTCTAATTTTTCTTCCAAAGCACCAGGTAATGAACCAAGTTTTTCTTCAGCCTCAACCGCGGGTCTAACAATCATAATTTTTTCATAAGAGTTACTTGGGTCCTGAAGTAAATCAACCGCAGCCTTCATTGCAATATATGATTTACCAACACCCGCAGGTCCTGAACATATTGTAATTTGATTATCTTTTAAAATGTTATAATAGTGTTTTTGATTTTCAGTCAAAAATTTCTCTTTGGTTTGTTTTTTTATAAATTGCGCAATTATTTCTTTTTTTGATTTAAATTGTGGTTGAGTTTCTCCACTTAATGAAGTACTCTTCTTTCTGATTTTTCTATTATCCATATTTTAATATTAAAAGTAATCTTTAATAATTTTAAGTAAAACGTCCACACGATTATCATAAGTGTGATTGTTTTTAACCAATTCAAAACCTGAATTACTAATCTGACTTATTAGAGAATCGTTAGACGATAAAAAATTAAGTTTTTCAAACAGTTCGTTTTCACTATTATAAATTACTATGTTTTCCATGTCTTTAAAAAATGTGTTTATATTTTCTGTTTTGTTAGTTAATGTCAAGGTATTACATCCCATTGTTTCAAAAATCCTATAGTTAATGTCGTTTGAAAGAGTTTTGTTAAAGTGTATTTTATATCCGCTGATTGTTTTAACCATCTCATCACCTAATTTCCATATGTCTTTTTTAAGTGAAAATTTGTTTTCTAATTTATCTAAAATTTCAGAGCGATTTAGTAAAGAACCACAAAAACCTAAAAAAATATTTTTTTCTACGTTTTCTTTGGGGTAAATTAAATCTGATGGGTATGCGTTTGGAAAATAAAAAGTTTTACTTTGTTTAAAATACATTTGGTGAGACTCGATTGAGTTTAACACTATGTCTATTTTGTTTTTGACCACAGTTGATAAATGACTCATTAATACTAAATGAGAATCTATACTCCAAAATATTTTTAATTTTTTAATACCACTCAAATCAGGTAACCATCCATTTGATTCATAATTTTCTAAAAGAATAATCACGTCTATGTCTTTAATAATATCGTTAAATGGCTGTTTAAAGTTATCATGACCTAAACCCCAAACTACTACATCTATATTTTTTCGATGAAGAGCCCTTTGCAAATTAAAACACTCTCTGTAGTTTCTATTTTCTAAATGTCTACCGTTTTCTTGTATTATTAATAATTTCATATTTTTTTGAAAAATGTGTTACCAACATCTTGACATTCAATAACATATCCATTCTTTTCTAATAAATTAATTAATTCTTCATTTACATGTTCGACACAGATAAGTTCAATATTTGTTTTCTCAAAATCAATTCCATCGATTACGTTAAAATCATAACTTTCAGTATCAACACTTAGAAAATCTATGTTTTGTATTTTTAATGACTCAAAAAATTCTGATGTTTTCACAACTTTTACTTTTTCCTCAACAAAATCACATTTAAAGTAGTTTTTACACCACTCCATTTGTTCTTTACTAAAAGTTGATAATTGTTCATATTGATTATTTTTGTCAATATAAAAAATAACATCATCATTGCTATTATTTGAACAACCTAAATTAAAAACTGAAACCTCAGGATTATTTTCATAAAGACTTAATGATTTTATAAAATTTTTATTATTTGGTTCAACTAAAACAGCGGACCAACCCTCAAGTATTAACTTTCTTGAGTTTGAATTTAAAACTCCATCCGCGGCTCCAACATCAACTAAAAAACCTTTCCTACCTTTAAAAAATGACTCCAATATAGAGTCTTCGTTGTATTGTGAAAATTTCATTATTTTAATTTTATCAAAGTTTTTCAGATATTATTTTGTTAATTTTTACCTGTTTTTCCCAATGTTCAATCATTTCATCCATTAAATCCTCAAACGAATATTCTGGTTGCCAACCTAATATTTTTCTTGCCTTTGTTGAATCTCCTTTAAGATATTTTAATTCTTCAGGTCTCATAAATTCTTTGTCTTGATGAACATATTCTCTATAATCTAAACCTAATTTTGTAAAAACATAATCAATCATTTCTCTAACCGAGTGAGTAATCATTGTTGATATTACAAAATCGTCTGGTGTTTCTTGATTTAACATTAAATGCATTGCCTTAACATAATCTTTAGAGTGTCCCCAATCCCTGAAAGAATCCATATTACCAACAACTAATTTATCTTTTAATCCGTGTTTTATCTCAACCGCAGTTTTAATTACTTTATTAGTTATAAAATTGGAACCCCTTCTTGGTGATTCATGGTTAAATAAAATCCCGTTTACCGCATGTAGTCCGTAAGCTCTTCTATAATTTCTAACCAATGAATAACCGCACAATTTAGAACAACCGTATGGAGAGACTGGTGTCATCGGGGTAGTTTCTCTTTGGAATCCGTCTTCGTCTACAGAATTTCCAAACATTTCAGATGAAGACGCTTGATAAAATTTTGCGTTTGGGCAACTTCTTCTATACGCCTCTAACATATTTAAAACACCATTAGCATTAGTTTGTAGTGTAAATTCAGGTATGTCAAAACTAATTCTAACATGACTCTGTGCTGCTAAGTTATAAATCTCGTCTGGTTGTATCTTATCCAATAATTTTTGTAAATTTGTTTGGTCTAACACATCACCATAATAAACGTACATCCTATCTTTTATGGTTTCAATACGACTTTGTTGATGTTCAGGTACTGAATTTCTTCTAACAATACCGTGAACTTCATAACCCAAGGACAATAAATATTCTGACAAGTATGAACCGTCCTGACCATTAATACCTGTAATAAACGCCTTTTTCATTTTATTTTTTAAAGATTTGCATTTCTGTTAAATCAGGCCAGTCAGTAACAACCCATTTTCTTGGTTGTGTATCTATAGCCGCCTGTAGTTTATTTAATCCTAACTGCGCAGTTTCAGGTGTCATATAATAGTGAAAACCAACAGTATCAATATTTTGGTCTCTCCAAGGCATATTAGGTAGTCTTCCGTCATAGGACATTTTTTTTAGTGAAACATAATCAGATTCATTATCCATTAAAATTACACCTCCTCTACCCAATGAAAGATGTTTCTGATATTGAAAACTGACACACATAAAGGTATTAGGAATATAACTATTTTTTTCCCATAATACAGCAGCATCGATAATTCTTTTATTACCATAATTAATTGTGTAATATTTTTCCCAATCGTCATCTCTCCATTCTCTATCAATCCCTAGTTTTTCGGCCAAAAATGGAACCGACAAATAAGTTCTTTTTGGTACGTTTATTTTTGATTCTTTGGTGTATCTTAAACACAATTCTAATCCGTGAGTACAACTATCTACGGCAACCGCAAACTTAGAACCAAAAAAATCCGCAATATTTTTTTCAAAAACAGATACTACCTCAAAATTCATTTTTATTGTCTAAGTATGTTTGAATGTTATTTTTATCGTCACACCATTTAAGTGCGTATTGACCATCTAATGGTCTTGAAAACATGGGATGGTAGTGTTTTGTGCAGCCCTCAAAAAAGTAATGATTTGCCTGTGTTAACCTTGTTTTGTCAAAGTCAGTAACACCATCAACATTACAACCTCCGTGTAGCATATTTGCCGCCCATATAAGTGCTTGACCTTTTTTTAATTTTACATTTTTTTCCGATGCTTTTTTACTTCTTACAAGTTCAACTAAAAAATCCTCATATATCTTATAATTATTTGCCTCACCATCAACTATCGTATCAGGATGAGGTAAGTTTAGATTGTGATATTCATATACAGGCCACTTATGACTACCTGGTACTACTCTAAGAGTGCCGTTTGTTTCATCAACATCTTCCAATGCAATCCAAACACCAACCATCCATAAATGTGGTATAGTATGAAAATGTATTGTATCACTGTGAAGTGGTTGATTACTACCTTTTATAAAATTAATTGTTGAAAACGGAAATGGTTTTTTTCCGTATAGATAGCTTAACGTGTTTAATATATTTGGATGTACAGTTAGTTTTGCAATAGAATCACTTTTTTTCCAGTGTTCAAAAATTCTTTTACTTTCCGTATATTGAAAATGGTCTGCGTGGTATGTGGTGTTTTCATTTTGGAGTGCGTTATACATGTCATTAACCACTGAGTTAATTTCTTGGTCGGTAAGAGACAAATCAATCACTAAATAACCATTTTGGTTAAAAAATCTGCAGTTTTCTTTTTGTTCATCCGATAAATCAGATTCGTTTAATAGGTCTTCGAAAAATGGGGACTCAATCCAAGGGATATCTAATGAGTCTTTAGTTTTTTTAAAATTATTCATAATTCATAAGTTTTTTAGCACTTTCTAATATTCTTTTAGAATCTCTTTTCTTAATTGGTTTTGCTGGTGAACCAGCGTATACAGTCCACGGTTCTGTGTCTTTAGTTACAACAGAATTCGCTCCTACTATAGAACCTTCGGCTAAAGTAACACCTGGTAGTACAGTACAGTTAACCCCCAGGGTTGAATACCTTTTAAAGGTTACAGGTTTATTAATTACTGTTCTGTGTTCTATTGGTACAACAGGTGAAATAAGACCTTGCATAAAATCGTCACTAGCACATACTATTCTACTTCCTGAACCAATATTTGTGAAATCCTCCATTATAATTGATGCTGGAGCTCCTCCTATTATTGATACACTAGGTGCTATGTGAATGTAACTACCTAAACTCGCTTGTGTTGATATATATGTCCACATATCTATAGATACGTGGTCACCAATTTCTACCAATTCTGGTCTTGATATTATTGCCAATTCATTAACTCTAACATCATCACCAATTTTTTTAAAATTTTTTTTATTTTCCATATTAGTTATCATAATTCATTAAAATAGTTCCCCAAGTCCAACCAGAACCTATTGCGGTGAATAATATTTTATCACCTTTTGTTATTTCTTTATTGATTATTGCCTCATGTAGTGCGATTGGTATTGATGCACCCGCAATATTACCATATCTATCCATAACTGTTTTAACTTTACTCATTGGTAGTCCAACTTCTTTAGCGATAATTTTTAAAATGTTAATACTTGGTTGGTGGGGTATTAACATTTTTATGTCATTAACGTTTGTATTTGTATCCGATAAAACTTTATTTATTGAATCGGGTAAAACAGAAACTGCTTGATTCCAAACTTCTTTAGCATTCATAATAAATGGTTGGTCTAATGGTTGTTGAAACCCTGTCATTCCAGTACCTGAACCGTCGGCTAATATCTCACTGTGAACCCAACCATCTTTTGATTTTCCCAAAATAACCGCACCCGCTCCATCACCGAAAAAAACGGAATGTCTATCTTCCCAATTGGTGTTTTTTGAATAAGCTTCTGTTGCAATTACAAGTACTGTATCACAAATATTACTACCTATCATTGATGAGGCAACCGTTAGTGCGTACACAAACCCAGAACACACAGCGTTTATATCAAAAGCTGGTATTTTTTTATTGAGTTTAAGTTTTTCGTGTATTGTACATGCAACAGATGGTGATATTTTATCAGGACTTGAAGTTGCGACAATAATCATATCAATATCATTTTTATCTAAATTAGCGTCTGAAAGTGCCGATAAAGCCGATTTGTACCCCATATCTGAAACACTTTCATTTTGAGCAACTCTTCTTTCTTTTATACCTAATTTAGTATAAATCCACTCGTCTGTGGTATCTATTTTTTTTGAAATATCTAAATTGGTAACTACCTTGGGTGGTAAATAAGAACTGGTTCCTTTTATTGATACCTTTAGTTTATTCATGATTAAAAATTAAAATTTTCCCACGATTCCCAAACAAATGGATAATCAAATTTATTTTTAAAACCTTTCGATAAAAGACCACTATGAATATTTTTTCTTCTGGCAATATCGTTCTCAATCCCTAAATGAAATTGTATTTGTATGTTTTTAAATCTACTAACTAAATTTGTTTCTATCATATATTCCATTAAACCGTATTCATCTCCTTCAATATTGATTTGAAGTAAATCTACCTTATTAAGGTTATTATCTGAAAGAATTTTGTCAATAGGTATGGTTTTTATTTCAATTGAGGTACTTGAATTGATATTAAAATTTGTTGATGAGCCGTCATTTGATAAAAATAATTTTTTAATCTCTTCATTTTGATTGGTTGAAACCGCAAAGTTAATAACTTTAATTTTTTCGTAGTTTTTAAACTTATCAACTAAAAAGTTATAATACTCAGGTACAGGCTCTACTAATAAAATGTTTGGAATATTAGGATTTATTTTTTTTAAAATTTCATCAACCCAAAGTCCATGATACCCACCTAAATCAATTATAACAGATTCATCATTTAATTCGTAGTTTATATTATGGGTGTAGTCACCTCTATCTGCAAACCACATGTTCAAACTATTAACGTCTTGTCTTATCATATAAATATTTTGTCTAATTCTTGTCCTTCATATGGACCTGTTTTATATTCATATACAAGAGTGTTATCTTGTAATATTTCATAATTATGACCCCCCTCTAAAGTAAAAGACGCATCTCCAACCTCAAGAATTTCAGTTGTGAGTATTGAATTATCGGTGTCATAGAAAATGCATTTTACACTACCTTGTATTACAACCCAACTTTCTTGAGCAATTACGTTCCTTTCTCTTAATTTCCAAATATGTCTGTGAGGTTTAAATGTAGTTCCTTTATTAAGATTTAATCTTGAGCACTGAATAAAGTTTTCTTCGGATACTATATCTTCTCGACCTGGTAAAATTTCATCCTTCCTTACAATCATATGTAGAAGTTTTGATTCATCTATTTTTGAATATATTTTTTTCATTTTTTTTACATTTTTATCCAATCTACTGGTAGTATGTCACATGAGTTTAAATGTCTGGCCGAAGGACCAAACCAATTGTTTGGACCAATTACTTTTTTTTCAGAATTTTCATTCAAATACGCTCCCCACCAACCAAAAGTACTATTACAAATAATATTATGTTCACACATACTAATAGCGTATAAATCTAAATAATCTTTACCTAAACTTATAAATTGTTTGTTAGGTAAAAAATCAAACATAGGCCTAACCCCATTTAAATCATCACTAAAAATCAAATAGTTTTTATTTGTTCCAATCAATTCAATGGACTTCATGTAGTAATCTAAAGATTGTTGTGGATGATAATCAGGAGTGTTTAAATAATCACCTCTCCTTATATGGATAGAAACAGATTGATTAATATTAGGTATAGATTTTAATATTGTTTGTTTAATATCTTCTGTCGGTTTAAATAAATCCACAATATAATCTTTGTTATTTATAAAATATTTTTCGCTTTGAAAATACCCCTCCAATAATAAATTTTCACCTTTATTGTATTCTATTGGTTGGTAATTAAAACTAATTGGTTCTTTGTGTGTCCTGTACGGTGTGGGTAATTTATCTATAAAACGAATGTTACGCAATAAATTGTCACTATATACACTATAGTCTGGGTCGTATCCAGGTTTTGGACATTCATTACTTATTGGTCTTAAAAATTCGGTAGAAAATATATAATCAACTTCATTATCTATTGCCAAACTTATTGTTGCTGACAATTTAAACATTACGTTACATATACCTCCCATATGATTTGTTGATATAAAATTCATAATCTTATTATATTAAATTTTTTTATCTTACGGTACTACTACCTATTCTGTAGACATATAATCTCTCTTGTATTTGATAAAATTTAAATCCCTTCTCAAACGCTCTTTTCCATAAATCCCAATCCTCCATACCCTTAACATTTTGGTACCCACCTAACTCATCTATACATTTTTTTCTAATCATCATAGACCCATGAGTTAGAACATTTTCATCGGTGATTCTATTTAAGATTTCCTCATGTGTTTCATATTGACCAATACGGAAACAACTTTCATCTTTTTTTTCTTCATTATTATTATAAATAACCCAAGTTTGAGTCCCTAAAAAATCTACCGATTTATTTTTTGTCATATATTTTACTTGTCTTTCAAGCTTTTCTTCACAGTATAAATCGTCGGCATCTAAAAAACAAACATACTCGGTATCAATAAAACTAAGACCCAAATTTTTGGCAAATGACAATCCTGACCTTTCTTTTTTTTCAACTATTTTCAAATTCAAAGTATCAGCGAATTTACTTATGGTTTCTTTTGTTTCGGACCAACAATCGTCCAACACAATTAGGGATTTGAAGTTTTTATATGTTTGGTTTTCTAAGGACTCCAAAGACCTAACAAGAAGATTGTCATAGTCTTTGTTTGTACTGTGCGCACAAATTAAAACTGTAAGTGAAAAGTTATCGTTTTTTTCTTCCATAATTAAAAATTATTGTTTTTCCAAAGTTCATTAATTCCAATATTTTCCATGAAACTAAAGTTTTTTTCTCTAAGTAGTTTTCTACAATTTTCGTCCTTTTCAGAATTATGCCCATCTAATTCAATTAGTATGAATATTGTCGGTATTTCCCAATTGTAAGTTTCCAATACTTCTAATTCACCACCCTCCACATCTAAAGATAACAAATCAATCTTGTCTATTTTTATTTTACTTCTTACTTCATCAATTATTTCATACATTGGTTTGGACTGAACTTTATATGTGTGTCCCTCATTGAGTCCCCAACCATAAAAATGTTTATCATCCATCGTGTCTTTAATACCACCTAATGCATGATTACCGACAAATTCTACTTCACCGCTTTTTTTAGAGACCGCCAAATTAAAATTAAAACAATTTGGTCTATTCAAAACTAAAGATTCATACTGATTTGTCGGCTCAATTAAAATACCAGTCCAATTCAATACCTTTTCAAAAAAAAGAGTATTTGAGTACGTTATTCCATTCATGGCACCCAATTCTATAAAAAAACCATCTTTATAATTTAGGTATTTTTCAAATAAAATTTTATCTTCTGATTGTTGACTATTAAACATTTTTTAATTTTTTATTGATTTATAATATTCGGGATGTCTTTCATTATACTCATCAAATACATCACCAACAAATTCTAATTCTTTTCTTTTAGTTGGAAATGGTTTTTTCCAACTTTCAAACGACATAAACTCGTCGTGTACCATACTATTGTTTTTACATAAAGGGTAGACAAACACATTTAAAAAATTTTGGTCAACCTGCCAAAAATTACCACCTTTATAAATTTTGATTAGTTCTTTCATTTTTGGAAAAGTTCCTTTTTTCATTCCCCACATTCCACCCATTATTAAACTATTGTGAAATGGATGGTCCCTCATAATGTGTAATCCTTTGTCGGATTCTAACCATTCATCTACCGCCTCTTTTTCTCTATAACTTAGTCTTGAATCGGTATCTCTAACAATAAAAACATCAACATCCTCTTCAGATGCAGGAAAAAACCTCCAAAACATTCCAGTCCAATCCCCATCTTCGCCCATTTCCACCAACTCTGTATTTTCAAAACCTTTTAATTTTTCAACTATTTCATCAGGAACAGAATCTCCAATGTAGAACCTACATATCCAATCGGGATAGATGGTTTGAGAAAGTTTTACATTTTCTATCGCCCCTTGTGTGTATTTTGGATTATCACCCCATAAAGAAAATGATATTATTTTTTTCATATATAAAAATTTTTAAGTTTTCTCTCGTTAAACAAATTCATATCATACTGTAAATCTTTATGATTTTTTTGATGAATAACGTCGTGTTTACCATATCCCCAATCAGGATGTTCATGTTTAATAATAACCATAGGAAAGTAAGTTTGTTTATTTAGTAAATCCCCAACCATCATAAATTCATTATCGCACCAAGTTGATTTATATTCAGGATTGTAAATGTAACCAAATCTTTGATAATATTTTTTACCTAAGATACAAAGTGTGTTTAGTTCTTTACCTTTAAATCCGTCATTGAAAAACAGAATACCGTCAGTATCGGGATATGTTGTGCTCATCAATGAATTGATTATTTTGTCAAAACCTTTGATTTGTGGTATCATGTCGTCTGACGCTAAAAGAATTATATCCCAATCTAAAGTTGTGTCTATGTCACGATTTATTGCGTCTACTTTTGATGTACTTGAACCTATTGTAACCTCAGTATTAGTGTAAGATGTAAGTTCGTTTATTACCGAGTCATTGTTCATAGAAACGTCGTCAATATCTATTGTCACTGAAAACATAGTGGTTGATTCAGTAATGAATTCTTGATATTTTCTAAAGGTAGAAAAAAATTGTTCTTTTCTGTTCCTGGTCGGAAATTTAATTAATAGTTTCATTTATTACTGTTATATAACTTTCAATTATTTTATCACAAACTGAGGAAGCGTAAAATTTATTAATATCTTTTGGGGGTTCAAATAACTCCTTACTCAAAATGTATCCAGATTTATCTACGTTGTAAATCCAAGAATTTTTACCGCACATCCAACTTTCAATTGTTGTTCTACCTAATAATATACCAGCGGTTTCCTTTGCATCCAAAATATATTTTTCAGTATTCCAAGTTGGTGGAAACCACTTAACATGATTATTTTGTTTAAGTTCATCCAAATAATCTGACTTGTTTTCCCCAACAATATAAAGTTCCAATGAATTTTTTTTCGTATATTCTACTAAATCTCTTATTGTATTTTCCCTCAAATAATCTATTGTACCAACAAATAACAAATAATTTTTAGAAGGTTTATTTGATGGTTTAAATCTTTTTTCGTCAACAGGATTGTAAATTATTTCCACTTTTTCACTTGGAATATCGTAAAAATCAACAATGTGTTTTTTAATTTCAGGTCTTATTGATATGTATTTTTTTATAGTGTCATTAACTATTGGTTTTTCTAAATCAATAACTTCAGAATGTATTGTTGCGATTTTTTCTTCGTTTGGATATAATTGTAATATTAAATTGGTAACTGGTTCGTGTTGTACATGTATTATATCAAAGTTTGTTTCCGATATTTTATACAATGCGTCTTCCTGTGACACCTGTGTGCCGTTTGGTGTCTGTAATGACCATACACCATCACCCCTTTTAAATCCTGGAGGTTCTTTGAATGAAAAGCATTTTATGTTGTTTTTTCTTGCCATGTCCGTCAAAGGACCCCCAATTTCAGATAAAACACTTACGTTGTGTCCTCTTTGAACTAGGTTTTTTGCAAGTTCATATACATAAACCTCCGAACCAGTAAATGTTCTAAAATTCAAACAGGATAATAAAATATTTAATTTACTGTCTACTGTTTTTTTGATTTTTACAGGTAGAGATGAACTAAATTTTTCAGAGAATTGTTTTCTATTATTATCCCATTCTTCATTAGTCATACCAATAGATTTATGTGTAATTCTTACATCGTATATTACCCCAACTCCAACACCGTCTAAAAAATTTCTAAAACAAAAATCAACATCATACATGTGAAAACCTTTCACATTTTCATCAAAATTATGTTTAATTCTTTGTTTGTTGATTACCAAAAAAAGTCCATCCACAATTACCGTTGGTTGTACTGATTTACCCAAACTATTTGAATATTTTGATTCCCATTTTTTTCCTTCGTGTTCGTGATTTACTATCCCAACCATTTTTCTTCGGTCTTCCCACCACATACCTGATTTTGGTACGTGTGTTGAACCAGCAACACCTAAAATACCATATTCTGTTTTCTTAAAATGATTTAATAAATAATTACCCCAACCATTTTTTTCAAAATATATATCATCGTGACATAAAACCACAACATCTGTTTGAGATTCTTTTAGTATTTCATTGTAAACTTCTGTTAAGGAACGTCCATCAGGATTGACCTTTTCTATTATTTGTACCTTTGGGTGACCACAAGACTTTTTTAAATATTCTTGCAGTGTTGGATTTGATTTTCTTGTACTATATCCAATTGTTATCATTATTCAAATACTTCTATTGTGTGTTCTTTTTTTACTAATTCACTCCACTTACCGTCATAACGAGTTGCTCTAACAATGTGATTATCAATCCAATGATAATTTCCACCACGTGGTTTGTTAAATAGTAAATTGTGATACTTAAACCCGTGTTTATCTAACCACTGTTTAGTAACCACTTCATGTTCATTTGTTCTTGATGTAAAAAAAGTGATAATATTTCCTTCGTTATACCAAGTGTTTATCATTTCTATCGAGCCTTTATATGGTAAACATGTGACCATTCGTTCTGGCTCTTCATTTGGTACATCTTCCGTTATTGTCCCATCGATATCAATTAGATAATTTTTAACACCGTTGGGTAATACGGGACTTATATTAAATTCCTGTTGAACCGAATCCATTTTCTCCTCTTTCTTTTTCGTTTATTTCAACAACCTCATGTAAAAGCACATTTCTTCCTGAAGCTACGGGACATAACACACCCTGTGCAATTTTCATACCCTTTTCAATTACAAACTCAGAATTGTTTGTATTAAAAACAATAACCATTATTTCTCCAGTGTATCCTTGGTCTACCGTTCCTGGTGTGTTCAAAACGGTCAAACCTTGTTTAAGGGCCAATCCACTTTTCGGTCTTACTTGTAATTCATAACCTAAAGGTAGAGAAAATTTTAAACCAGTTTTAACAAGGGCTCTACCAAAGGGAGGTAAAACAACTCTTTCAATTGAGTGTAAGTCAAATCCTGAGTCACTCTCGTAATTATACTTTGGAACAACGGCATCCTCTGTTATTTTTGTAAATTTTAACTCGACAGATTTTACAAAGTGTTTACCTAATTCGTTCTCAATAAAATCTTTATCAATACCTAAATGTTTGAAAATTTCATCGTTGTTTTTAAATCCTTCAGGATTTTCTGATATCTCTTTTACCATAGACATCATTTTATTTATTTCTTTTAATTTATTGAACATATTCTAAATTATCAAATTTGTTTATTAAATCTACTAAAGCTTGTACGTCTTGTTCACAATATTCCGCAATTTTATCCAATATACCACCATCCCAATAAGCCTGATGTACAACGCCACCTGTAACAGGACCTTCTTTAGATGAAGTACAATCCATCGCCATAGATATTAACTCAAGTTGTGCTATTGTAAAAGGGTTTGTACCATTCCAAAATTCTTTGGTGTCCATAGCTTTAATGTCCCATGGTTTTGTATCTGCGGTTGGTAAAATTGATGCTGGTTGAAATCCATTAATCATCATTCTTTTATATAACATTGGTATATCAAATCCCTTAATGTTATGTCCACATAAGAAGAAATTAAGTTTGTTAACTTTGTTTAAAAGTTTTATCACATTACGGATTAGTTCTTTTTCATCGTCCATTGCGTAAGTTTGTTTTTGTATTTTTCCATCTTGGTTTATAAATGCAAAACTAGCAACGACAATCTTTGCAAACTCAGGAACTAAAGCCGCTCTTGTTTCGTATATTTCATCGATTGTTTTGTCTTTGTCTTCAGGAAATTTTTTAATAAACCAATCTTTATACTTAACAAACATTTTGTATAGACCTGGTTTGTTTTTTGCCAATTCAGACAAGTTTGGAAACTCTCCAACTGTTTCCAAATCAAAAAATAATAATTTTGTTTTTGGGTATGGTAACATTATTTTAAACTTTTATATAATTCAGCCCTGTGTTTTGTAACAATATTCAAGTCATATCTATCTTTAACAGTTTCATATAACCTTTGACCCATATCATATGCCATGTTTGGATTTTGTATTAGTTTTTTCATGTACTTGGTCCAATCAGAATGATTTCTTTTCTCATCAACTAATAACGCGTTTCCATCTACAAAGTTACCATTTTGTAAGCAATGTTTCAAATCAATTGTATAAGGACCAACATTTGAGGCGATGATAGCCTTTTTGTAAAAACCAGCTTCAATAACTTTTAATTGGGATTTAACTCTGTTGAAGATGTGGTCGACAATTGGTGCTAACGAAACATCAAACTTAGAATAATTTTTAGCGTAAGAAGTTACGGGTTCGGTCCAAACTCTATTATAAAATTCATTTTCAACATTAACCCAAGGTTCTTGTTTGAATTTTAAAAGGTAGTCTTTATATTCTGGAGAGGTGTATTCGTAATTATTGGTGAACGTTTCTTCATATCTTGCCCAAACAGTTTCTTGAGGAAGAATGTTACGTTGTTTTTGTTCTCCTGTTTGTGCATTTATTTCAGTCATTGTGCCACGTGTATCAAATCCACACAAGAAAAACTGAGATTTACTTCTAAGGTCGTCACCTAAAGCGTTTGTACACCCTTTCAGTATGTTTATATCATGTAAATGTGAAGAACCTCCTAACCAACCAAATCTAAGTTTATCCGATGGTTTTGTTTCTGCGGTAAATTGAGGTTCTTTTGGATTAATTGCGTTTGGTAAAACAAATACGTTTTTGTTAAACTTTTTAATCTCATTAGCAAAAATTTCAGTAGTTGTTGTTACGTATTTGGAAACTTTTAAGTTTGCAATAATTTTCTCGTGTAGTTTACTTTGAACTACCATGTGATGTGCGGGATGTTCCTTAGTTGGTAACCAGTAGTCATCTAAATCCATTACGGTAATAATTCCAAGACTATTCAAGACTTGAATTAATGTATTCGACTTGTCATAATCAGGATTTAAACTTCTGTGAAAACAAACGATGTCATATTTTGTCCAATATGATATATCGTCCATGTTAGGATTATAATCAATATCCACGTGAAAATCTTCGGGATATTCATTTTGTAAAAAAATGTGTGGTTCTAAAGACCTAAATTTACCAACGCCTGTTCTATCTGAAGGTAATACTAAAATTTTTAATTTGGACATATGTAATATTTCTTGTCTAAAAATATAGAAATATTACAGGAATAATCAACCTATTGAATTTTTTTTATTTTCGTTACTTTTCCTTCAAATACATGTTTTCCAACTTTAAGTTGTAGCATATCATTTGCTCTAGATTCGCTTTCTGTAATCATACCTGATTTAGAAAGTTCTTCTCTCACAACATCTCTAACTGTATCTCTCACAGTGTCTCTTATCATAGTTTTTAACATATTCATATCAATACCAGGGACATTTTGTCCTTGAGATTGTCCTTGAGGTTGTTTTTTAGGTGATGTACCCATTAACTTTTGTGCACCTTGTATTACTTCTTCAGATAAAATACTGTTGTTTAATCCTGGTACACTTGGTTTTTCAATTGGGTTCTCAATCATTAATTTTTTTATTTCATCAGGAAGTTTAGAATTAATAATCCTATCTTGAGTCATCGGTTGATTAATTTCTTTTGTACTAACTTCCTCAGAAAGGAATTCGTTTGGAATATTATAATTTCCCTGTATTGGCTCAAAAGATTCTACTTGTTGTGAATAGTTTTTTAGAGGAGCGTCATTTGTACCTCTTGGTATTTCATTGTGTCTGTCCATAATTTTTTTGGACAAAGCTAATTTACTCATTAAATCGTTCATATTTTTTTATATAGTTGCATTTATATATACTGTCGTCATTAATTTGTCACCATTTGGGTTGTAGTCAGAAGGTAGTGTATCAAATGTCTCGCCAGTTCTTCTAAATGTAAAGGTTTTATCAACTCTAAATAATCTCCAACCAGGTAAAACTTTTTTTCCTATTGCAACACTATGAGAAGCTCCTTCGGGTTCGTAAGCTCTTAAAACCAAATTACCTTTTAGGGAACGACCTAAACATACTGGATAAACCGTTCTATATCCTTTTCCACCTGGTTCATCACCATCATAAGTTATAATAATAACATCTTTACTTTTGATGGCCCTTTGTAGGTCATCAAAAGATACTGTTTCTGTTATAAAACTTTTTATGGCTTCTAATAACTTCATTATTGTGGGATTGTATAAGGGTTTTTGTTGTTGTATTTGTTTGTTTTTATGTTATCAATTCTTTCCATAATATCATCTGATGTTCCAATCTTTTCATTGTTAACATCTAAAAAACCACCAGTACCTCTACCTAAAGAATCACCATCTGCAAGTGCATCTTTATTTGTAGGTCCATATTGATTTTTATTATTATAGTCGTTTCTTGGAAACAATTTTGCTCTTTGTTGTTCGGCAAAAAAACTCATTTGGTTTTTATCTGCCTCAGGTTGAGTAAAGTCTAATTTATCATTTTGTGTACTCATAATATTAATTTTTTAAACCATTTATTTATTTGTTCAATTTCTTCTGTAAGACCTAAATAATGTTTTGTGTGTGAATGTTTAGGTCTAAAATCAGTTTTTAAGTCTGTGTTTTTTTGGTGGGTTTTTATAAATTGATTTGAAATCGCCGCATCACTTTTTATTTTTTTTGGGAGTTTTTTGGCGTTTCGAGAGCTGTCTAAAGTTTGGTCAACCCATCCTTTGAATGAATGTCCTCCTAAAATTTGAAATTCAGGACTTGTAGAATCCCCACTATTTTCAAACCAGTTTTTTATTCTTTTTAATTGTTGATAAGTTGCAAAACCTGAATCAGAGAGTTCTTGAGCTCTTTTTACATTCTCAACACTTTGATTAGAATATTTTGAGAGAGACTTTCTTAAAATTTCTAAAATATGTTGAGGAATCTCAAATTTCTCATCATACAGTTCTTTATTCACTCTTCAACATTTTAATTAATTCGTTTATCGACACTCCTTCTCTTTCGGCTTGTTTTTTTACAAAATCCAAGTTCCTTTTAAGTATCTTAGAAGTTATTTGTTCTTTTTTGTTTACCTCACCATTTGACTTAGTTTTCTTTACTAAAATATCTTCAGTAACTTCAGTTTCTTTTTCAAAAAGTCTTTGCACTTTTTCTTTACCAGGAATTTTACCCATTTCCTTTGCTCTTTCTTCAGCATCGGATTCTATTTCTTTTTTCTTTGATTTTGATTTTGCGTCTTCAATACCAAGTAAATCAGATAGGAAGTTTACGGTTTCATCATAAGACATAAAATCTGTCTCTTCTTCTCTCCCAAAAACTTTACTCATATCTTCTTCGTAAAAATATCTTCTATATCCCATTCTAAAAATATCATACACATTTCTAGCCATTGATACTGTTTGGTCCATTGTTTTTTTAGGTGTAACATGTGGGTCCAAAATAGGTATTTTTGAGCTTAACATTGTACCGTCTTTGTCCACAAATTCCTCAAGTTCACCATCATTTTCTTTCTGTTTGGTAAGACTTAAGTATTTTTGATGTGTTTTACATGGCATAAATTTACCATTTTTCATCTCATGGGTACCAATACAACCCAATTCTTTGGCTTTTAAAACTGCGTCTTTTCTATTTTTATATTCGTGTGACATCAATGAATTTCTTTTTACTATAAATACAATAATGTTTGTATTTATTTATGAATGGCGACGCAGAACATTAATAACTATTATTTCAGAAGATTTGATGCATATACAGACGACAGTGAATATACTGATTTGTTTTTAGTTGCTGACGAACAACAATATGACGAAGAAGTTGTTTTTTCAAATCAATTGATTGGTTACTTGGACGGACAAAGATTACCAATTAACATTCAATTGTCAGATAGTGGTTGTTCTCAAAATTTTACAATAAATTATGGTGATTACAAAACGGGTAATACATTTGTTTCATCAAATAATTACAATAATAATTTACTAAACGATAGTTGTTATAGTGCTTTTACTGGGACTTGTGATATAGGTTTAACGGGAATTGATAATGGATTAGTAAATGAAATGACGGGTAAAACATTATATTATTCTATGGGTATTAGGAATGACTACAAGTTTAATCCGTTGTATTATGACCGAAGATTTAAAATGAGACCAATCACGGGATACACCCAAAGTCCAAATATAAGATTCTCAGGTATAACCGCTCAAACACTTTATAATATGGTAACTAAAACCGCAACAACAATTGGTCAATATTATGAATTGTATGGTGGTTATTTACAGGGTTTTTATCAATTATATGGATATGATTATAAAATATTACCCGAAAGAATGAATAAAGGTTGGACGGTAGAATTATTATTAAAACCTAGATTAGTTGATGAGTACACCCCAAATAGTGGTCAAACATTATTAAATACAGTTTATCCTGATAATTCAGGAATCTTCTTCTACATGGGGACTAGAGGTGAAAATAAATTTTGGCACTATGCAGATAGTTCAAATTCTGGGAATACAGGTTATACAAGAGTAACAGAGTCCTTATCAGGGTCCTGTGTTGAAACGTGTGGTTGTAGTAATACCGCATCAACAAACTCAAATTGTTATACGGTATACCCTCTTTCCGCAATAACAATTCAAAAAAGCTGTGAGACAGAACAAGTAATACAAACAGAAAAAGAAACTGAATTAGATACATATTCTAATGCCTTATCTTTTAGGTTAAGTGGTGACCCATCAAATCCAAGACTTTGTGTAAAATATTTGTTGTGGACAGGTAATTGTGAAACAACAGGAACTTGTGTAAATACAGGTCAAACATATGAAACAGGATATACGATTACTGAAATTTGTTCCACAAACGGTATATATGACGATTGCTCAACAGGTAGTACAGGTATTGAAAAATGGGTCATGATAGACGTTGTTTTCAGTAGATATCAAACGTTAGAGGATTGTGATTTAATAAACATGGGGGGTTTAGGTGGAATGAGAGAATTAATTTTCACCGCATCTACCATTAATAAAACAGTGTCTCTAATTACCCCACCAAGTACACATACAGGTAATACCTACCCTAGTAGGGTTGAAATAATTACATTGCAGAGAAAGTGGTTAGAGCAAAGAAAATTCAGATTAGGTGATTTAATTTTTTATGTGAATGGTAAAAGATTCATGAAGATAGAAAATTTTGAGGAAATTATTCCAAGAGAACTTGACGAAGTTAAAGAAAAACAGATTGGTGTCCCATTTAACATTTCATGGGGTGGGGGTACTTTTGGATTAAGAGAATCTTTAACTTTTAGTGGGTGTTCAAACGCAACAGGTCCATATATTCAAGACCCTGAAGTCATGTGTGAAAATAATTTAAGTGGTACAAGTTTATCAGGATTGACAACCCCAATACTTTTAGAACAAAACTTTGGGGGTACTTTTATGGGGGGTATTTCAGAATTTAGAATGTATGTGGAACCTTTGGTGTCATCACAGATTCAACATAATTATAGAATACTTAAAGATAAATATAATTTGTTTAATTTTGATTGTCCAACAACTGCTTGTGTTGTTGACAGTGGAGATTTTACAGTAACATTAATACCTGCACCATAATGGCAAACGATTACGGATTTAGAGTTGAAAGTAACACCTATAGTGGAAAAACATGTATTGTTAGTTTTTTAGATAATTCAACAAATCAAACAACTATTTTAGGTCCTGAAACTATTCCATTCGATTACTTTCCTGCCGATGGTACCCCACAAGGTAAAGTATTTTTATATTTTTCAGGTACTGACCAAACGTTTGTTCTGAATATTACAGGTGTTAATCCATCTCCAACCCCAACACCAAATACAACCGTAACACCAACAATAACACCAACAATAAGTAGCACACCAACTTCAACACCTTCACCAATTGGTTATAATCTTGTTGCCCTACCAATAGATTTCCCAACAACTGGAAATACATTCATGAATAACGCGGTTGGTATCTCAACAGGTAGTACTAACCCAAATATATTAGCCACCAATTCAAGAGGAATTTACTTTAATAGTATTGATATAAATGGTATTGATAGAACAAGTTATTTCTCGAATTTTACGGGTCAAAGTGTTACAATTACTTTAAATCAAGGTGGAAGTGTGGCGATTTACTCAGGGGACACAAGTTCATTTAAATATTGGTCAACATCAGGTAAATCTGGTTTTGTTTTCGGTACTAGAATAGGTGTACCACCATCTAATACACCTTCAGGAAATGCCGTTTTGATACAATCAGCAACAACACAGTGGGTGACAGGTCAAACAGTTTATGTTAGTATTTCCGTTAATCAAATGATTACGCCAACACCAACCCCAACACCGACACAAACATTAACTCAGACAGTCACATCAACGGTAACAAAAACACCAACTCAAACCCCAACAATCACACCTAGTGTTACGTCTACAATTAATTATCAAGGTTGTGAGAGATACCAATTAATTAACGACTCAATATTAGGTAGTGTAATTTATTCATATATAGATTGTGATGGTAACCTAATCAGTGGTAATATATTAGGACCAAATCCTGATTTTTATCTATGTGCTAAGAAAAATAGTATTGTTAGAACTGGCGGTGTTAATTCTTTAACAATTGTTGATTTGGGAATGTGCCCGTCACCAACACCAACTCCAACACCAACTAAGACGCCAACTCAAACCCCAACCAACACACCAACAGTTAGTCCAACTAATACAATAACTCCGTCAACAACACCAACCAATACACCAACAAATTCTATAACACCTTCCGCAACCCCCACAATTACAAATACCCCAACAAGTACAACCACAATTACCCCAACAAGTTCTATAACACCTTCAATAACTCCTACAATTACAAATACCCCAACCATCACACCAACCAATACCCCAACAAGTTCGATAACACCTTCTATAACTCCTACAATTACAGATACACCAACCAATACTCCAACAAGTTCGATAACACCATCTATAACTCCTACAATTACAGATACACCAACCAGCACACCAACTAATACTCCAACTGTGACAGAAACCCCTACAAGTACTGTAACACCAACTGTAACAGAAACTCCTACGAGTACTGTAACTCCAACCAATACACCAACACCAACATCAACACCAATACCTGTAACGGGTTATGGATATAATTTAATTGTTCTTCCGTATAATTTCCCATCATCAGGAAATACAATTATGACAGAACAAGCATTGGGTGGACAAACTGGTACAACAGACCCTAACGTATTCTCAATCACAGGAAACGGTTTTTACTTTAATTCAATTGATACTACCAATACTGACAGAACTAATTATTTTTCAGGATTTACAGGACAAAGTATTACAATTACTTTAAGTCAAACAGGAAGTACAGCAATTTATTCAGGAGATACAAACGCATTCAAGTTTTGGTCGGGCAATACAGGTACACCTCCTGGCGTTCCTGGAACTGGATTTGTGTTTGGAACAGGGATTGGAGTGCCACCTCTTGGAACACCTTCAGGAAGTGCAATTTTAATACAATCCGCAACAACCGAATGGGTTACGGGAGTAACTGTTTATGTGAGTTTAACAATTAATGGTGGGATAACCCCAACTCCTACGGTAACGCCAACTGAAACACCAACTAATACTCCAACAAGTTCTGTAACTCCTTCAATAACCCCTACAATTACAGATACACCAACTAATACACCAACCAATACACCCAGTGTGACACCAACAAACACAATTACTCCAACACCAAGTAGTACAAGTGTGTCGGGTTCTTCATTTGAAATGAGGTTATTTGAATCTGGTTCTGATGTAATATTATCGGGTACGGGTAAGTTTAATCTCACTAATTTGACTTATAGACAATCTGGTAATTTTAATAGTTTTGTAACTCCAAATACCGCATCACTTAGCTCAGGAACGGGTATTTCAACAAAACCTGTTGATTTATACACGGGTTCAACACTTACATTCCCAACTAATTTTGGTGTTTCAGGTCTTACAAATGCTAATTCTGGTAGCGGAGATTTAGTAAGTGTTATTAAACAAGGACTAATATATTATTTAGTGGTTCCTTCAGGATACACTTCAAATACGACTTTAACAACTCAATCAACTTTTACAGGAAAAACATTATCAACCTTAGGTGTAACCACAGGAACATATGACTATACTTGGGGTAGTGGTGCCAACGCAGGAACATTAAGATTAAATATTGGATAGAATTTTTAATTAACAAAACATAATATTTATATATAATGGAATTTTTTATCAAAAAAGGTGCTACTCTTCCTATTCTTAAAATGCAAATAGTTAAGGATGGTAGAAATGATTTTCGTAATTTTATGGAGGATTTGGAAAATGCAGTTATAACATTTTCGATGAGAAATGAAGGTGATGGTGTTTTAAAGATTGCATCCAAACCCGCATATATTGTTGAAAAAATATTGGATAATCCTGATGCACCAACAGAATATTATATCTATTATCAGTTCACAGATAAAGACACAAAATCTACAGGTAGATTTTTAGGGGAATTTAGTGTGACAACATCTCAGGGTGAACTAATTGTTCCAATAAGAGAAAACCTATACATAAACGTAACAGATTCGTTTATAAAAACTCAATACTGTTGTTGATAATACAACTTCACCAAATTATATTTATCCATGAATGAGTAAGGTAAATGTCGTGAACCACGGCAGCTAATACACCACTCGGAAAGGAAAATATGATATCACAAGAAGAAATTAAGCAGTTTTTGGAGGGTGCTGACCCCGAAGAATTCATCACATCGATAGAATTCGATTATCAATCAGACTACATTTACAAAATTAAAGAAATTCCTGGTAAGGGAAAAGTCATTCAAAGGGATACTTTTGTTGCTTTTGCATGGGTTGGTGATTTACGAGGATTAAACTTTTATCAAGGTTCTAAAGGTTTACAAAAAGAAGCAATGACCAAGTATGGTATTGTAATTGACAAACTTGAAACTATGGGTGATGAGAGACTTGAAAGAGGTCTTACATTTATGGTTAAATCACTCAAAGGATATAGGACTCTAATTCAATTTTTTAGGGATGGAGGGTTAGACCCTTGGGGTGAAAAAATGAAAGATAAAATCTTGATGTTACCGCCCGTAGAACAATTCTTAGTTCAGAAAGAAAAACGATTATTCAAAGGTTTTGCAGATTACGATGAAGTAACTCGATTGGTATTTGACTTAGAAACGACCTCACTTGAACCAAAGGATGGTCGTATATTCATGATTGGATTAAAAACAAACAAGGGTTACCACAGGGTGATTGAATGTATGGAAGAAGACCAAGAAAGAGAAGGTATCATTGAATTTTTCAAAGTAATTGATGAACTTAGACCTTCAATTATTGGTGGATATAACTCATTTAACTTTGACTGGTATTGGATATTTGAAAGATGTAAAGCTCTTGGTTTGGATATAAAAAAAGTGTGTCACTCACTCAATCCTGAAAAGAGTATAACTCAAACAAAGCAAATACTTAAGTTAGCTAACGAAATAGAAGATTATCAACAAACTTCAATTTGGGGATATAATGTAATTGATATCCTACACTCTGTTCGTAGAGCACAAGCAATTAACTCCAACATTAAAGCCGCTGGTTTGAAATATATTACACAATATTTGGACCTCGAAGCTGAGGACCGTGTTTATATTCAGCACACAGATATTGGTTCTTTATATAAAAAGAAAGAAGAATATTGGTTAAATATTAAGAATGGTAATTACAAAAAGGTTGGTTTGGACCCAAAAATTGATGACATTTGTTCTCGAAGAAGTGACACTTACCTTAAGACCACGGGTGATAATATAGTTGAAAGATATCTTGATGATGACTTGGAAGAAACTCTGTTGGTTGATAAAGAATTTAACCAAGCATCTTTCTTACTTGCATCCATGATTCCAACAACTTATGAACGTGTATCTACTATGGGTACTGCAACTCTTTGGAAAATGTTGATGGTTGCGTGGTCTTACAAACATGGTTTGGCTATTCCTGAAAAACAAGGTAAGACAGACTTTGTTGGTGGTTTGTCACGATTACTAAAAGTTGGTTACTCAACTAACGTATTGAAACTTGACTTTAGTTCACTATATCCATCAATTCAATTGGTTCACGATGTGTTTCCAAAATGTGATGTAACAGGTGCAATGAAAGGAATGTTAAAATATTTCCGTGACACCCGTATTCACTATAAAGAATTGGCGGAAAAATACGAAAAAACAGACCCAAAACTTTCTGAAACATATTCAAACAAACAGTTACCAATTAAGATTTTTATTAACTCAATGTTCGGTGCTTTATCCGCTCCTCAGGTGTTTCATTGGGGTGATATGTACATGGGAGAACAAATTACCTGTACAGGTAGACAGTACCTACGTCAAATGATTAAATTCTTCATGACTCGTGGTTATCAACCACTTGTAATGGACACGGACGGTGTAAACTTCTCCGCACCTTCTGATATTGAGACTCGCAAGTATATTGGTCGTGGAAACAATTGGAAAGTTAAAGAGGGTAAAGAATATACAGGAGCCGCTGCCGATATTGCCGAATATAATGACATATTCATGAGAGGTGAAATGGCTTTAGATAACGATGGTGTTTGGCCATCATGTATTAACGTGGCTCGTAAAAACTACGCTCTTATGACCGATAAAGGAAAAATCAAACTTGTTGGCAATACAATTAAATCAAAGAAACTACCTCTATATATTGAAGAATTTTTGGATAAAGGTTTGAAACTTTTACTAAATGGTAAGGGACAAGAATTTGTTGAGTATTACTATGAGTATTTGGAAAAAATTGTTAGTATGAAAATCCCTCTTAAGTTGATTGCTTCAAGAGCGAAGGTAAAACTTAGTTTAGACGATTACAGAACAAGATGTACTCAAAAGACAAAAGCAGGAAATCTGATGTCTCGGATGGCACATATGGAATTGGCAATTAGAGATGGTCTTAATGTTAATTTGGGGGATGTGATTTATTACGTTAATAATGGCTCAAGAGCATCTCATGGTGACGTTCAAAAGAAAGGTGACACAATTCAAATAAATTGTTACAGATTAGAAAATGATGAGTTAGAAAAAAATCCCGATATGGTTGGGGAGTATAATGTACCTAGAGCGGTTGCTACATTTAACAAAAGATTAGAACCTTTAATGGTTGTTTTTAAAGATGATGTTAGAGAAACTTTATTAATTGATGACCCAACTAAAAGAGAGTTTTACACTAAAGAACAATGTGAATTAGTGAATGGATATCCATTAGGTGATGGTGACCAAGATAGACTTGATGAAGACGTTTTGATTATATCACCTGATGAGGTTAAATATTGGAATAAAAGAGGATTAGAACCAAATTACATATACGAATTAGCTGAAGAAGGTTGGGAAGACAAGTTAACTCAATTTGAGTCCGTCTGAGGAAAGGATATACCAACAACCACCCATGAAGTAGAACTCGACACAAGCACCTTTGTTGATTTCTACTTCATCGTATTCCTCATCAATTTTGTTTTTATCGGGTTTAATTAAAACATGTGTCAAAGCTTTTACAACAACGTGGTCTGAAGTATCACTATTTAAAATTAATTCACAGAAATCAACTCCTTTTATTACAATTGCATATTCACCATTTGTTTTGTAAAATGATTCTGATATTAGTAAATTTTCTGATGTGGTTATCTCGTGACCATTTACTATTTTTTTTGATGGTATACTTCGTAAAACTGCCATTATATTACATAAAAATTACCAGGAAAAGCTCTAAACTTAAGTTGTTTATTTAAGTTTTCAGCAATTAAAGCCTCTCTTTCCATGACTTTGTCAGGTCTGAGCCTTGTGAGAGTGCCTTCAGGACCCGTTAAATCCTCCATTAATTTTAATTTTTCATCTTTAGCCTCAGTGGCTAATGATGCATAATCCAAAGTAAGTTCAGAATCGGGTGTTTTAATATTTCCTTGATACTTACCCCAAATTCGTGATAAGGTTTCTTTACAATAGGCGGTAAACCAACGTCTCACCCATTGTTGTGCGGGAGTATTCAATTCAGACCAACTTAATTCATCCAAAGGAACATCTGAAGGTAGTTTAACAATGTCTGGATTTTTTTTCAAACAATCATCTCTATCTGCATCTGTAGTATCATAATACCAATACCAACATCTGTATTTATTAAAAGAAATGTTTGAAAAATCAAATCTCCCACCAGGTACGTTGTACAAATGAACTATTTTTTTACCATCAGGAGCTGCGGTTATTCTATAAGTTAAATCACCAATTATGATTCTCTGTTTTATATTTCTGTCCGCCATTCTCAACAGAACATCAAATGCTGGCATCATAAAATAACTACCACCAACACCAAACTGTGAGTATCCTGCAGGACCTCCTAATCCAGTACCTCCAAACCCATACAATCCACCCATAAATGGGTCAAAAAACGTGTCATTTAATTCGGCTCTTTGAAACCATAACAACTCATTGATTTCTCTACCAGCAGGTATCTCGTATAATTGTTGATTAGGGACTAAATCAAAATAATCCTTTTTTAATACCCATGGTCCGCCAGCTTGTAACCCTACTATTTTTGAATAAGCGTATGTGTATTGAGTTTCCCAATCTAAACTACGAGTAATCAAAGCATTTGCCACTGAACGCTCATCCAAATTCAAACCATTAAGAGATGTCCATTGAGCGTCAATTAACCAATTTAAAACATATTGAGTATAGTCTCCTATAGCCAACTCTAACAATGCATCCATTTGTTCGTCCTCCAATTCAACACCCCTAACAGGTGCACCAAGAAGATTACGGATACGTCTGTATAATTTACTTCTTTCGGGTTCTTGTATTACTGCCATTTATTATAAATATTAAACAGATTTAATTTCGCTTTCTTTTGGAAAAACGTAATTTCCGTCTAATATTTTTGTTCCTTGATTTTTAAAAACCAAAGTTCTACTTGGGTTATTAAAAACAATAAAATCGGTTTTGTATTTTTTAGGTGCACTAGCACCAAATACCATAACTTCATTATCTGAGATGTCTTTAGTGTAACTAAATGGTTTAATTTGTGCGGTTTTCCTTTCACCATTAACATCAATAATTGCGTCTACACCTGAAATCATATCTTCTTCATTCCCAAGACCACCAATTTTTTCAACTTTATCGGTTTTGAATATTTTTTTAAGTTGTATTACCGTATCGTCTTCTCTTTTTTCACCTCTTTGGTCAGTCTCTTTTAATTTTTTGAAAATTTCTTGGAATGTTTTCGATGTAGACAAATTAAAAATTCTATCTTTGAGTAACTCCAAATAGTTACAAAATCTTTCAACCTCTTGTAGTTGTTGTTCTTTATTGTTCATAGAGAACATAATTGGTTGTTTTTCTTTTGAAATTAAAAAAATATTGAGGTCGTTCATTAAAATACAAAATGAACTGTAGTTTGTGTTTAGTTTATTTAAAACTGAACGTCCTTTGGTACCAAAATCATATATTCCTGACATAGAACCTGGTTCATATTCGTCTTTTTCTTTCCAATATTCGGCATAAACACTTTTTAATATTGTGTTAATGGTGTTCATAAACTTGTATTTTACTTGTGGGTTTGTTGAAAACAATCTGTTAATTTGTTTCACTTGTGATGAATTACATCCCATACTTCTTTGTTCTTCTGTTAAAATTTGTGATACTAATTTTTCTTCATTTAATTTCTTCTCGGTTTTTGCCGTATATAGAGAATTTACAAATTCCCAATTAACAACTAAAAAAAACTTTTCAATATATTCATCTTTTTTGTTTTGATATCTAAGATAATATGCGTGTTCCCAAAGGTCTAACCCCAAAAGTGGGTATCCGCCATCTTTAATAACATTCATTAATGGATTGTCTTGATTTGGCGTGGTTACAATTTTTAATTTACCTGTTTTTGTAATAACCAACCAACACCAACCTGAACCAAAATTTAATTTTGATTTTTCAATGAACTGTTTTTTAAATTCTTCGTATGAACCAAAATCTTTAATGATTTTTTCTAAAATTTCACCTTTAATCTTTTGTTTTTTTGGTGTTAACATTTTCCAAAACAATGCGTGGTTAAAAGCCCCACCAGCATTATTTCTAACGGTTTTACTAAAACGAGAAATACCTTTAACTATCTCTTCGAGGTCTAAATCGTTGTCTTTTTGTTTTTCTAATGCTTTGTTTAGTTTATCCACATATCCTTTGTAATGTTTGTTATAGTGGATATTCATTGTTTTTGGGTCAATGAATCGTTGGAGTGAAGAATAAGAGTAAGGTAATTTTTCAATACCTATTTTCTTCATTTCGTTAATAATTTCTTTTTGTTGCTCTTGAAGTATTTCTTGTGTGTTTTCGGTACCTTCGATTATACTTTGTAGTTCTTCAATTTCGGATTCTAACTTTTTCAATTTCATGTCTCTACTTTTATTATAAATAAATAGAGTTCCACAAAACTTTACATTCGTTCATTAATTCGACTCATTATTTCTTGTACAACATCCGCTCTTGATTGATTATCACCCATTACAGTCTCAAAAATATTTTTCTTATGATTTAGTATATCGTATATAACTCCTTCGATTGTATTTTCAAATATTGGATAATAAACAGAAACATTTGATTTCTGTCCGTATCTATAACTTCTGTCTTCAGCTTGTGAATGGTCTGATGGTACAAATGATAAGTCATTCATAATAACAGCCTCAGCCGCGGTTAGTGTAATACCAACACCCGCGGCTTTCAGGTTTCCGACAAACACTCTAATTTCTTCATTGTTTTGAAAATTGTCTACCGCGTCCTGTCTTTGTTTTGGACTACAAGAACCATCAAGATAAACCGATTTTTTTCCAAAGTGTGAATGTATTGTGTGTAATGTCTCTGTAAAGTTTGTAAAAACTATTACTTTTTTATCTTGTTCTAAAATGTTTTCAATTAATTCTATTGTTGAGTTTATTTTTTCACTTGCGATTACCTGTCTTATTTTTGTAAGTTTTGTAAATTGGACGGTTAGTGATGTACTTTCATCGGGATTTTTATCATACCAATCATAATATTCACCCATTAAATTTTCATATTCTTTTGATTTTAATCTCAAATATACAGGTGTTATAATCTTATCAGGTAAGTCTAACACTTCAGTTTTTAATCTACGTAAAACTTGTTTTGATGTTCTGTCTCTTAGTTCTTCTAAATTTGATGCGCCCGTGACGTTCCATATTTTTCTATTTCCGACTTTGAATTGGTATCCATTACAATATCTTCTAACGTAAGCCATCCAATTTGCCGCCACGGGTGATTCAACAAGATTTAAAAGATTATAATAATTCATGGGTCTTGAGGTCATTGGTGTACCTGTTAGTAACCACAATCTATCAACATCTTTAACAAAACTATTGATTAATTTTGTTCTTTGTGCTGATTTATTCTGTATGTAATGTGCCTCATCAATTATTATTAAATCAAATTTACTTTTTAATATTAAAGATTCTTTTTCATTTTCGGGGTCATGAAAATTTTTAATGATATCATAGTTAATTATTACAAAATCAGTATCTTCATATTTTTTTCCATCACAAATAAAAGTTGGTCTATCTGTATAGTTTTGTATTTCTCTTTGCCAATTTATCTTTAACGATGCAGGACAAATTACCAAAACTTTTTTGGCTTCGGTTTCTAACGCAGCAACCACAGTTGATGTAGTTTTTCCCAATCCCATATCATCCGCTAATATAAATCTTTTTGTTCTTACAAGTTTGTTTACCGCTTCTATTTGATGTGATAATAATGGTCTATGTGAATACTTTGAAAAATCTATTTCTTTATAGTATTGTTCGGGGTTTTTAATAATCGCAACTTTTGGAATCCAAAATTCTGATAGTTGTTCACTCTCGAGGAATTTACCCCACACATGATATGATTTGTCTTTTTCAACTAATAACTTTTCTACCCAAACTTGTTTTGGGGGTTCGGTGTATAATTTTTCGTTTGCGATTTTTTCAGAAAAATAACTATCTAATTCTACCCACTTACGAGCTATTTTTGGAACTGTATTTTGATAGGTTATAATATAATCAGATTGACTTCTCGTTGGAATACCTTTTTTATTAGGTCCGTATATATTTTTAAGTTTCAGTATATAGTTATTTGCACCGTTATAGTTCTCTAAAACATTCAGAGCTTTTTGTTCAACAAGTGAAACTAATTCTATTGGTGAATTATCTGACATTAATCCTTATAATAATAATCAATTTTAGTGTATTTATCAATAATGAGTAACAAAGTCCCAATTACGCGAATTTCAAGGTTTTTTGGAGAGAAAGATTTTCAATTAAATATTTCTTTGGGTGAAGAATGGTTATTTGGAGATATGAATTTTAGTGTAGTACTATATCGAATAGATAGGTCAAAAACAAATCAAGACGATGTGTATGGTGAGGCATTAAAAGACTCAATTAGTTTTTTACCTCCTGTTGAGGTTAAAGGGTTCCTTCAAATATTAGCACCCGAAAATCCTACGTTTGGGAATTCTAGATTAACTCAAACAGAACCTGGTAACATGAAGTTTAGTGTGTATTTACATCATTTGGAAGAATTAAATGTTCAAGTACAATATGGTGATTATATTGGTTATGCTGAAACTGAAAGTAGAATGAGATATTATTCTGTTGCTGATGATGGTAGGATTGTTTCGGACAATAAACATACTTATGGTGGTTATAAACCGTTTTATAAAACATTTATTTGTACACCAGTAAGTGAAGATGAGTTTAGAGGTATATAATGGCAACTCCAAAAAAACTTTTAAAAACGATTAATTTAACTTCTCCTAAAATTCTACAACAGAGAAGAGAAGAGCTTTTAGAACAAATACAAAAGGATGGTACTTATTTACCTAAGGGTATTTATCATGCGGATTTAGATAGGGGAATGTTAGATTTTGTAAAAGATGACCTTGGTATATCCGTTGACGGAAAAAAAGTTAACACGGTTGACGTTTTGATTACCACACAAAACTGGGCTCAGTTTACTCAAACTTGGAATTTTAATGATTTGGATAATAATATTTCTCCACCATTTGTTGCGACTATAAGAAAACCTGAGACACCATATGGTACAAATCAAGGTGCAAATGCTTATAGAATTCCAGGTAGACCACTTTTTCAATACTCATTGGTCCCTAATTTTGATGGTACAAGAAATGGATATGATGTATATAAAATACCACAACCAATTCCTGTAGATATAACATATGAAGTTAAAATCTTTTGTAATAGAATGAGAGAAATAAATTCATTCAATAAAAAAGTGTTGGAAAAATTTTCTTCAAGACAAGCATATACATTAATAAAAGGAAGATACATACCAATAATAATGGATTCGATTTCTGATGAATCCGTTGTTGAATTACAAAAAAGAAGATACTACATACAAAACTACACTTTTAAGATGTTGGGTATTTTGTTAGATGAAGAACAATTTGAGGTGTCTCCTGCGGTTTCAAGAGTTTTAACGATGTATGATATATCTACCAAAACAAGAGCTAGACAAGCAACATCATTACAACCAAACGAAAATACAATAGTTGGTAATTTTCAGTTTTTAGGTTCTAACAATTCTTTAATTGATTTGGTAAGTGCTAACTACGATTATCATTTAGTAAAAACAGAAAATGTTTTGACTTATGAAGTTTTAATTAATGGTAATTTGATTGGGAACGATTTAACTTATTTTCAAATTAATACTAATGACACTTTAAGAATTAATGTAACAAAAGAAGTTGTCGGACAAGATGCAAATATTCTATTTAAAGTAGATTTAATCTAATGGGTCACCATATAGGTCGGTTTTTATTTTACAATTATTCTTAATAAGTTCTTCTAAAAAACCGTATATCTTATATCCTTTTTTATTACAGTAATCTTTAAGAATCTGATGTGATTCTATAGAAATCTTTATGTTTTTTATCTTCTTGGGTGTTTTTTTCATATGGTAGAAAAAAGGCAGAATTTATTCCCACCACTTTATAAATATAAATGCGTTACAAAGTTTTTTGAAAAAATCAACAATATTTATGTATAAAAATAAAACCGTAAAAAGAAAAATTAAAAATAATGGCAACATCCAATAAAGTATTCGTTTCACCTGGAGTTTATACTTCAGAACGTGATTTATCATTCGTAGCACAAAGTGTAGGTGTTACAACTTTGGGCATTGTTGGTGAAACCTTAAAGGGACCAGCATTTGAACCTATTTTCATTTCAGATTTTGACCAATTCCAAACAGTGTTTGGTGGAACAACTCCTGAAAAATTCGTGGAAACACAAATCCCTAAATACGAAGCGGCCTATATTGCAAAGGCTTATTTACAACAATCTAATCAATTGTTTGTTACAAGAGTATTAGGACTTTCGGGTTATGATGCGGGACCTTCTTGGTCAATCAAAACAATAGCAAACGTAAGTGGTGGTTCTGTTTCTCAGAATTCTTCACTCACTGAAGTAATCGTAACATTTACAGGAACAACTGGCGGAACCTCAACAATTGAGCTTGGCTCAACTTCTTCCGCAATATTTAATTCTGATTTGAATAGAGTATTAAGTTTAAATAATGGTACTTCAACAAGTATTTCGGCTAAATTAAAATCTTTACTAAGTGGTGTATTTGCAACACCTGCAACAAGTGGTACATCAGCATATGTTTTCGGTACGGTTCCAGATGCAAGATATGATGCCCTAACAGGTGCGGGATGGACAGGAATTACTAACGTATATAATGTACCAAGTGTTAAAGATAGTTTGACCACTTATGGTAGTAGAGATAACGACGCTTGGTATTACGCACAATTTAAACCTACAACAGGAAACGCTTATTCAGGTTACTCGTTTATTTCAAGGGTAAATACTTTGTCAGGAACTACTTATGGTGTCGCAGGACAATTCTCAGGTTCAGTTTCTGTTTCAGGTTTCACACAAATCGGTACTGCATTTACTGAGTATAATAATGTGGTAGTTGCAACACTTCGCTCAAGAGGTGTTTCTACATACACATCTTCGGTAAATCCTGTTTGGGTTGTATCGGGAACAAGTGATGTTACTTTAGATTTTAATAGCGTATATTCAGCAGCGACTTTTAGTCCTTATTCACCATTTGGCATATCAGGGGTTTCAAATAACGGAACTTCATTTGAGTTTAAAGTTTCTATGGACTCGACAGATAGTAATTACATTTCTAGAGTTTTAGGTCTTTCAAACTTTGCAAAACCAAGTGAACAAGTACCTTTATTTGTTGAAGAAGAATTTAGTAATTTATTAAACTACGGTTATAAGAAAGGTTATATTAGAGGTATAAGTTCTAACTTGACCTCTTTACCTTCTGCACAAGACGATAATGGAACGCTTACATCAATTGGTTGGTACTTAGAACAATACCAAACTCCTGAAACACCTTATTTGGTTTCAGAATTGAGAGGTAATAAAGTTTATCAATTATTTAAATTTATTTCAATATCTGACGGTAACGCAGCAAACCAAGAAATAAAAATATCAATACTCAACATATCATTTAACAACGGAACTTTTGATGTTGGTATTAGAGCTTTCAACGACACTGACGCTAACCCTGTATATTTGGAGAAATTTACAAATTGTTCTATGAACCCAAATTCAAACAGTTTTGTGGGTGTAAAAATAGGAACAAGTGATGGCGAATATCAACAGAGGTCTAAGTTTGTAATGTTGGAAATTAATCCTGAAGCACCTGTAGACGCACTACCTTGTGGTTTTGAAGGATACTCAATGAGAAATTATAATGGAGCTTTAACTCCTTTCCCAACATACAAAACTAAATATTTTACCGCTGGTGAAATTACTTTCCAACCACCATTTTCTTCAGTACAAAGAAGTTCGGGTGATAAAATAAATAGAACTTTCTTAGGTCTTTCAGATACAATAGGTTATGACTCTGAGTTTTTTGACTATAAGGGTAAACAAACACCTAGTGATATTGCAGAGGCAACAACCTCAACACCTTGGGATTACAAATCTAAAGGTTTCCATATGGATAGTGGGGCAACAGTTGTAACTATTTCATCGTCATTTAGTACTTCAGGAACTTCGGCGTTTGAGGTTGGAGCTGCGTCTTTTACCTCTGACCCAACAAGTTCTACAGACCCTTACTACAGATTACAATCACGTAAATTTACTCTATTTGTAAATGGTGGTTTTGACGGATGGGATATCTACAGAAAATATAGAACTAATGGTGATGATTATGTTTTAGGTGGTGGTAACTATAAAAAAGGAGCGGCACCTTCATCTCAGTTTCCTGACGCGACAGGTTGGGGAGCATTCAAAAGAATAGTAATAAACAACAACGCAACTGATTGGGCAAACACAGACTATTACGCATATCTTTTAGGACAAGAAACATTTGCAAATCCTGAAGCTACAAATATCAACGTTTTTGTTACTCCAGGTATTGATTTTGTTAATAACTCTAATTTAGTTGCAGATGCTATTGATATGATTGAATCTCAAAGAGCGGATTCATTATACATCATGACATGTCCTGATTATGATTTATTTGCACCTACCTCAACAACACCAGCAACTGATTTGATTTACCCAACAGAAGCGGTAGACAACTTAGATACTGCGGGTATAGATTCAAATTACACCGCAACTTATTATCCTTGGGTATTAACAAGAGATACAGTAAACAATACACAGATTTATTTACCTCCAACTGCTGAGGTTTGTAAAAACTTAGCGTTAACTGATAATATTTCTTTCCCATGGTTCGCATCTGCGGGTTACACAAGAGGTATCGTAAGTTCAATCAAAGCACGTAAAAAACTTACACAAGATGATAGAGATACACTTTATCAAGGAAGAATTAACCCAATTGCAACTTTCTCTGATGTGGGAACTTTGATTTGGGGTAATAAAACAACACAAGTTGCACAATCAGCTCTTGATAGAATCAACGTAAGAAGATTGTTGTTACAAGCTCGTAAATTGATTTCGGCTGTGGCTGTAAGGTTGTTGTTTGAACAAAACGACGATAAAGTTAGACAGGACTTCTTGGATTCTGTTAACCCAATTTTGGATTCAATAAGAAGAGATAGAGGTTTGATTGACTTTAGAGTTGTTGTAACAAATACACCTGAAGACTTAGACAGAAATACTTTAACAGGTAAAATTTACCTTAAACCAACTAAAGCACTTGAATTTATAGATATTGAATTCTTAATTACTCCAACAGGTGCTTCTTTTGAAAATATCTAATACATATTATAAACGGGGGTAGGTCATTCCTACCCCCAAATTAAAAAAAAATATCATGAAATTCGAAAAAAAAGTTTTACTCGAAAATTTGAACGTTAAATTAAGTGGTTTAAAAACGTTTTCTGAAAAACCGCAGTCGGTTATTGTAACTGAATCACAATTAGAAAGAATAATTGCTAAATTGTCCAAAAAGAAATAATGTCTCTACACAAGATTGTACGTCAAAATTTATTAAGTTTAGTAAACGAAGGTTTGGACCCTAATAAAATACCAGACCACAAATACTATGCATTTGATTGGGATGATAACATAATGAACATGCCAACAAAAATAATGGTAGTAGATGAAAACGGTACAGAGGTTGGTCTGTCTACTGAAGATTTTGCTGAGTATAGACACATTTTAGGTAAAGAACCATTTGTCTATGATGGAAAAAATATTGTCGGGTATGCTGAAGGTCCTTTTAGATTTTTCAGAGAGGGTGGTGACCAACAATTTTTAAAAGACGTATTATTAGCTAGTTTCGGTCCATCGTGGGACGATTTTGTTGAGTGTATTAATGGTGGGTCGATTTTTTCAATCATCACCGCTCGTGGACACAACCCAAACACACTTAAACAAGCAGTCTATATTTTAATCAAAAATGATATAGGAGGTATTGACCAAGAAAAATTAGTTCAATCATTAAAAGATTATAGAGAAATCGCTGGTGAAGAGATGAAAGGTGATGACACAATGATTTCGGACTATTTGGATATGTGTAGGTTTTATCCTGTGTCATTTGGTACAGGTGCTGAAGCAAATCCTGAAGAGGGTAAAATAAACGCACTTCGTGAATTTATCGGATATGTAAAACAACTATCACAACAAATTGGGGGTAAAGTGTTGTTTAAAAATGACGTGACCAATAATTTTGTGATTCCAAAAATAGGGTTTTCCGATGACGACTTAAAAAATATAGAAAAGGTTAAAGAATTTTTAAATAAGGAATTTGGAAAACAAAGCCCAGTGCAAACTTATTTAACAAAAGCAAATACTAAAATAAAATATTAATAAACTAGATTTAAATAACAAACTAGAACGCCTAGGAAATATATGACAAAAAAAACCAAGTAGTCAATATTTATAATAAAAATAAACAAGAAAAACTAAAAAAAAGATATACACATGGCTGACTTATTAATGAAAATGCCCGACCCGTATGAACCAAAGAAAAAAAACCGATTTATTTTGACGTTTCCTTCTTCATTGGGTATCAATTCTTGGTATGTAGAATCTACTGCAAGACCAAAAATTACAATACAATCTAAGGACATTCCGTTCCTAAACACAAAAACTTATGTTGCAGGTAGTTTCGAATGGGGACCTATCTCCGTTACATTCCGTGACCCAATCGGACCATCAGCGGCTCAAGCTCTAATGGAATGGGTTCGTTTACACGCTGAATCAGTTACAGGACGTATGGGTTATGCTGCTGGTTACAAAAAAGACGTAACATTAGAAATGTTGGACCCAACAGGTGTTGCGGTGGAAAAGTGGATTATGCAAGGATGTTTCTTAACAGACGTGGACTTCCAAGCGGTAACATATTCAGATGATGGATTACAGACAATCTCTTGCACCATGAGACCTGATAGATGTATACTTGTATACTAATATTTACAAAAAAATAAAGTCAGTTTATATTTAAAGCCAGAGTCACTCTGGCTTTTTTTATTATGGAAAACAACGAAATCAAATACGGACAAATGGATTTTAATTTACCACACGATGTGGTACCATTACCTTCACAAGGAATTTTTTACAAAAATAAAAAGAAAAGTGTTAAGGTTGGTTACTTAACCGCACAAGATGAAAATCTTCTAACCTCACCCAATATGGACCCTACACAGATTATTAGTACTTTGTTGAGGTCTAAAATATACGAACCTGAATTTAAAATTGATGAAATGTTAGCGGGTGATGTAGAGGCGGTTTTATTGTTTTTAAGGAATACCGCATTTGGTAGTGATTATACAATTCGTGTTGTTGACCCAGGAACTATGAAACCGTTTGAATTGACTTTAGATTTGAGTGAATTAAATATTAGAAATAATAATATAGTACCTGACAGTAATGGTCATATCGATACATTACTTCCCGTTAGTGGAGATAATGTAAAATTGCGTTTTTTAACATACGGTGAAGAAAATGCGATAGACGCTGAAATGGATAAATATCCGAAAAATATGGTGGTACCAAAAGTGACTAAAAAATTAGAAACTCAAATTGTATCAATTAATGGTAACTCTGAAAAAATGTTTATTTCACAGTATGTACAAAAAATGCCAATAAAAGATTCAAAACACATTAGAAAATTTTTGTTGGACTCCGAACCAAGTTTAGACCTAAAGAAAAAAGTTAAAGCCCCGTCAGGAGAAGAAGTTGATGTAAATATCGGCTTTGGGGTTGAGTTTTTTCGCCCTTTCTTTGGACTATAGAAAAATAATTTTAGATGAAATTTATATTTTAGTTAAAAATTCGAACTTCACATATTCGGATTTATATTCAATGCCTACGTATCAAAGAAAATATTTTTTGGGTAAAATGATTGAGGAGTATGATAGGAACAAAGAAGAGTAAAAAAAACTTTGATTTATATTTATAAATTATGGCAAGTAATGATACAGGTATACAACAAGCAGAAACAACTTCAACATCAAAATTAGATAATATAAAAACCGCAATTAAAGATTTAGGTGAACTTGATGGTGTAATACCTAAAGTAATGAAAAAGGGTATTGAAAATGCAGCGGCTTTCGAAGAAAAACTTATTGTTACAAATAGAACTTTAGGTTTAAGTGTAAATTATACCAAAAGTATTCAAAAAGAAATTGCACAGGCAGCAATTAATACTGTTTATTTGGGTGGTAATTTAGGAGACGCAATTGTTGTTTTAGAAAAAATGAATTCGGCGTTAGAAAGAACAACATATTTTTCATCTGACTTTCTAAGTAATGTACAAGCGGTAAAACAATTTGGTGTTGGAGAGGAAACAATAAGTACATTTGTTAAATTTTTTGATAAAGTTGGTGGAGGAATGGACCAAGCAATGGGACAAACTATAGAATTAGTTAGAACAGCTCAGGACTATGGTTTAAACGCTGGTAAATTTGTTCAGGATGTGGCGTCTCAAATGGACAAATTAAACAAATATGGATTCCCAAAAGGTGTTGATGATTTGGCGTCTATGGTTGCAAAATCAAAAATTTTAGGAGACACTTTAAGTGTTGCACAAGGGTTTGCCGACTCAATTATGGATAGTCCCGAAAAAGCCTACGAATACGCTGCGCAACTCCAAACCTTAGGAGGTTCATTTTCTCAATTAGGTGATGGCGCTCAACTCTTGTATATGGCTCAGAATGACTTAAAAGGTCTACAAGACCAAATTATAAACGCAACAAGAGGTATTGCAACATTTAATAAAGAAACGGGACAATTTCAAATAAGTGCGAATGAAAGGTTGAGATTAAAACAACTTAAGAATCTTAATTTAGACGTTGATAAAATTGAGGAAACTGCTCTTAAACTGGCAAAACAAGAAAAAATAATACAAGAATTAAATTTTAGTCCAACAGGATTTAAAAATCTAAAAGATGAGGATAAAGAACTTATTGCCAATTACGCTCAGATAACTAAGGGTGGTGTTGTTGAAATAAAGGGTCAAAAAGTCACACAGGAAACAAATTTTACTAAATTGTTAGAAACACTAAGACCAAAAGAAGATGAAAGACTTCAAAATTCAGTAACTAAGAATGTCGATGCAATACAAAACAATTTGTCTGCAAACGAACAACTACAACTTGCAACTAATAAACTTAATAATGCATATACAATATCAATTTTAAAACAAGATGATTTATCAAAATCATTTGATAGTTTAAAAACAATTGCGGGTTCAGTTACAGAACAGTTTACAAAATTAGTAGGTGCTGTTTCTAACAGAACTACTGGATTACTTGGTTCCGCAGAAGGTAAAATGGATACCTATACAACCGCAATAACAGAAGGGTTTAGTGTTGCGGTAGATAGAATTTTAGCAGGTAAAACAGGTGACGCTAGCAACATAGTTAAAGGCTCATTAGATGTAAACGTTACAGGAATTGATTTAAAATTGGCTGATGTAATTAAAACAACAATAGTTACTGAAGTATCTAACCAACTAAATGCAAGAGGTTATTCTTCTGGTACCGCAACAAGATAAAAAAAACACATTCATTCTATTTATACATAAAGTAGAATATGGCAATAAGTAACCTTTCTTTTTCTGCAACCGAAAAACTTAGAAAAGATTTATTAGTAAGGAATTTAGAGCCCTACTTTGTAAGAAATTCTAGTACTCAATTGATACCTAAGTCACAAGTAGGTACAAAGGAATTTATTTTTAGTGAAGTACCATTAATAAATCAACCAGATTTGGCTGATACAGGTAAACCTGAAAAAACAAGACTTTATGGTGTAAATCAGTATGGACCAACAGGAGGATATAGAAATTTTATAACTCTACCACTTTTGGTAAAAAGCGCCAACCAAGGAGAATTTCAGTGGTTTAATGGTCAAACAAAAAAATTTGTAGAAAGTGCTTTAAAACAAAAAGAATTAATAGTAACAAACCAATATGGTCCACAAGATGGTTGGGAAGATGGCTCTTCAAATTTAGAGGTTAACATAAGACAGCCAAGTATAAGGGACGAATATTTTAATTTTATTCCATCATCTTATTCACCATTTAACGTTTTAATTTCACCTAACCCTGTAGGTAGTGACGGTAGATTATCTCAAGATTCTACATTGGCACAACTAAGTGCTAAAAGCCTTAAGAAACTATTTCAAGAGTCAATTGCTTTTGAGACCTACCAACAAACATTGGGTAGGGCAAATGTTTTACAAACAAATGGCGACCCATATAGAATACTAAACCTTGCAACAGGTAGAGATTCACTTATTGAACCCGACTACAAGATTACCGTTCCGTCAACATTAATAGGTAGAGGTATAGATTTTATATCAAGAATTGCGGGATTATACTCACCATATTCAATTATACCTGGAGATTACTTCTCAACTGTACAAAATAAAAGTGTTACAAATCAAGTAATTAACACCGTTGCGGGATTATTTGGGTTTCCGAAAGTACTACCTGAAAGAAAAAGCTCATCAGATGTTTTCTTGTCTTTTACAAGTGGAGGACAGAGAAAAGCTCTATTTTCTAATTTAAGAGCAAACAGATATGCACCTGATTATAAAGGAAATTTTTTAGGAAATCTTAATTTAACAGCACCCCCTGGTAACTATTACATTGGTAGCCGTACCTCAGAACCTTTAGATATTGTTTCACCTTCAGGTCAGATACCTGTAAATGAATTTGGTGTAGAAGTAGAAACAAATGTTTATGGTCCAAGTGTTTTAGGTAAACTTTACGAAAACGACGTAAATTTTGAATTTGGTTTGAACTCTATACCAACAATAGAAGGTGGTGGAGTACAGGGTGGATTTACATGGGTATCACCAAAATATAAAGGAAATGCAGGTAAAAAGACTGGACCTGGTGGTGAAACATTTGGTCAAGACGATGCGTTCCCACAAATAAACGCACAGTATAGCCGTAGTCAATCAGTAAATTACCCACTTAAAAGAGGTTCAATTTTAGACGACACACAAAGAATAATTCAATCCCAACCCCCAAATGGAGGAAAAAGATTACAACATGTTGGAAATGCAATTGACCAAGTATCCAAAGTGTTCAATGACGGATATAAAGAAATAACTAAAGGTTCTCGTGTTGTTAGATACATAGATAACAACGGTACTTTTAAAGGAGAAGAATATGGTAGAGTTTTTGCAAAAGATATTCCATATTTGGACATGAATAAATTACAAAAAGTGGATGGGAACATAAGAAAAAATCCATTTTCAGTTCTTAACAGTACATATAATTTAAACATATACCCAACATCGGGTCCTGAGTCAACTACCTTGGGTGGGGCTTCAGTGAAAAAATACATGTTGTCTTTGGAGAATTTAGCATGGAGAAGCTCAAGAAGAGCTGGTGTAACATATAACGATTTACCTGAATCAGAAAAAGGACCTAACGGTGGTAGAATAATGTGGTTCCCACCATATGATTTAAATTTTTCAGATAGTAGTTCAACAGGGTGGGAAAAAAATACTTTCTTAGGTAGACCTGAACCTATATACACTTATCAGAGTACTGAAAGAACAGGACAAATAAGTTTTAAAATTGTTGTTGACCACCCATCAATTATGAACGTTTTGGTAAATAAAGTTTTAACAAACCCAGCATCAAATCAGGTTGCAGACCAAGTATTGGATTCATTTTTTGCGGGACTAACTAAATTTGACATTTACGAACTATCAAAAAGATATACAAATTTTTCTCAAACAGAACTAGCTGAGTTACAAAACTTAATTAACAATTCGGGAAATAGAGAAAAAATAAAAGACGCGGTTAACTCAACACTTACACCTGGTGGTGACGGAGCTGGTGGCTCAATGACTTCCAACAACTCGGTTGGAGAACAAGTTTATACTCCCCAATTAACTAAATTTAAAAACTCTGTTTTTTATTTTGATGAAAACCTACCAACCGCACAATCAGACTATGTGTCCTTAACCAAAAGTTATATTAATTCAAATAGTTATAATAATTTAATAAATGACACACAAAAAAACGAAATCGCCGAATCAACAAACGTGTTGACCGCTTTTACACAAAGTATTACCAATTTATTAGAATCCAATAACAATGTGAAGATTCAAATAAAAATTAAAGGGGGTTCAAGTTATAACGAAGGACAAGAGGTACAAGAAAACAGAAGTCTATGTTTAAAATCAACAATAAAAGACTTAATAAAAAATAACCCAAAGGTTACTTTTGTTGATGAATTAGTTGGTTCAACATTAGAAACATTAACATCGCCAGCATATGATTGTAACACAGTAAACAATTCACCATATGGAACTGGTCCTGTCGCGTGTAGAAGAGCCGTAATTACTGACATTATTGAAACCCCAATTCCCAACCTTAACAATCCAAATGGAGGTGTAACAACAAGTCAACCAACAAGATTTGATAGGATATTAGCCGCGGGTAGAGGATTAGTATCACCAACAAGTACTACTCAACAAGGATTAACTCAAGAACAAATAAGTAAAAAAGTAATAAGAAAATTATTATCCGAAGCGGATTATTTCCAATTTGTAAAAGAAACAAACCCATTTGTATACGATTCTTTGAGGGAAAAATTAAAATATTTTCACCCAGCTTTTCACTCTATGACCCCTGAAGGGTTGAATGAAAGATTAACATTTTTAAATCAATGTGTAAGACCTGGTGATACAATACCTACGAAAAAGTCCGATAACACATTAGTGGACAAAGATGCAAGAAACACGTCATTTGGAGCACCCCCTGTTTGTATATTGAGAGTAGGTGATTTCTTCCACTCTAAAGTAGTTTTGGATGGGGTTAGTTTTAGTTACGACGACAGTAAATTTGATTTAAACCCTGAAGGTATTGGTGTCCAACCGATGATTGTCGGTGTTACAATAAACTTCAAGTTTATTGGAGGTCAAGGACTACGTGGACCAATTGACGAATTACAAAATGCACTTTCATTTAATTTTTATGCCAATACTGAAATGTACGATGAAAGAGCTACTGATTCATCAACTTTATCAGCATACAATAAAGAATTTATTGAACAGACAGAAAATACTGGTGAAAACACCGTAAACACAAATTCAACATTACAAAATGATGCGGGTACAACTATAGGGTCAGTACAGGGTGCTTTTGAAAATTCAGGAACAACAGCATTATTAAGTTACAAACCTATCTTTAATGAATTTGTAAGTTCGTTTGAATCGTATGTTGAGGGTGTACAAAATAAACTCAAAGAGGTACATGATGAGTATAACGATGGAATATTGATGTTATATACAAAATCAAGTAATGGAGCTAGAGAATACATAGATGGGAAAATCAACAAATGGGAAGTTGGTGGTTCGGCAAAGGATGTACAAATATTTGGTAAATCAATTTATGAGGGTAGAATAACACAACTGTTTGACGGTTTACAAAAAAATATTGATGAAAACAGTCTGACTATTTTAACTGCCGCTCAACTTAATTTATCAACTAACACTTTCAGAGAACAAGATTTTACCATATTTAAAAATAATTTGACCACCTTAACAAGAGAAAAAAAGGTTAACTTCCCTAATAAACTAAATCAAATTACTAATGATTTAAGTACATTACAACTTAACATGACCAAAAAAATAGACAAACTAAATTATGTCTTACAGAATACTGATGGTTATGTTGATACCAAAGGTGTTGCACAAATATATGATACATCAGGAAGTACTGTTGATGGTTTGAGGGTTGATTTGTTGAGTTTTGGAGACAAAATAAATGCGTTCTACGCTTCTTTAAATAATCCTGTTTATGGTGAGACAAAAAATACCGCAATTATTTCCGATAACTATAATGACGACCAAAGTTACCAACTACCAGGTTCAGGGTTTCAATCAAGTCCTGCGGACAAAAGGTTTTATTTGGTTTTTGGAAAAGACATTGCAAATGATTCAGACGCTTTTGTAGAATCATTAATAGTTAAAATTGACCAAAAAAATAAATCTTCGTGGGAAAAATTTGTTAAAGGGGAAATAGAAAAAATAAAAAAAGAAACGCTAAACGAATACAAAGTAATGAAAAAAGTGTTCTCCGACTCAAAGAGCCAAAACGCGGTTAAGAATTTTAAACCAGAAAATATTGCCACTATGGAAAAAGACAAAAGAGAAGTTAACATTACTCTTAAGTCAGGACCAACTGACCAAGAAATACAAAGACTCAAAGATTTGTACACTAGTCAAAATTCGGACCCAAGCACTAACACATTCAACGGTAAAGTAACATTCTAATGGAATACTACAATAGATATAATCAATTTTTATTAAACGGTGAACAAACCGTTGTTCCTGGACTTGTATTACCAAGAAAAACCACAGACATAAAGTACATATACAAAGCGGGTATGAGTAGGTTGGATAAGATAAGTCAAGAATATTATGGTTCTCCATTTTTCGGTTGGTTGATACAACAAGCTAATCCAGAATATGGTGGTTTAGAATGGGGTATTCCTGACAATTCAATAATTATAATACCATTCCCTTTAATTGCATCATTACAGGACTATAATAATGCAGTACTTTCTAGATTCAATTATTATGGCAGATAACTTAACAGGTATTGAAAACATTTATTATGAGGACGATTTTAACATAGTTTTGATTGACCCAAACGCTGTGGTAGATTCTCGAGGTGTAAAAAAACCTAGAACTATCAAACAGGAAAATCTAATTATGTATGCCAATTTAGAAGCGGATGTGGTTCCAAGAACACGTTTAGCAATAGGTCAGGATTTAGAAACAGGAGTTTCAAACACGGTTAGTATTGCATCAATAGATAATCGACTAAATTTTTTAAGACCAAAAGATAAAAATTATTTTGATACAAGTTATACTGATGAAGTTACAGGTGCTAGAAACGCACAAGGTGGAACAATAAATCAAATTAAATTTAATCAAGGACAAAATCCACAACTAACAAATTATGTCGACACACAAATTTTAGGTATACGAGATATTAATGTACAAGTTCAGTTTAATGGGGTTCCAACAGTAACAATGACTCTAATTGATGTTCAAGGACGAAGTTTGTTCCAAACGGGAGGTAACTCACCATATTCTGTTTTCTTATATTACCCTTATCCGATGTTTAGACTTACCCTTAAAGGGTTTTATGGTAAGTCGATAACCTATGAATTAATGTTGTTAAATTTTCAGGCATCTTTTGAGGCTAGTTCAGGAAACTACATAGTTAATTTAAAATTTATATCAAGGACAAGTGCAATGTTAGATGACATAAGATTAGGTTATCTATATGCTCTTCCACACATGTATAGTACTTATACAACTTCAAACCCACAAATACCTAATACTACTAGTACCGCAACCGCAACGGTACAAAGTACAGGTGCTGGTACAACCCAAGACCTAACAGTAACACCAACATCTAAAGGATATTCTAAACTTAAACAAGTTTTTGAAAAATACAAAAATTTTTATGGTAATGGTAAAGGACTAATAGATAAAGATGTTCCTGTTCTGACGATAAATGAAATGTCCGAGAGACTGAAAAGATACACCGAATTTTTAAATAGAGAATTTGAAAAATTAGACTTTTCAAATGTTGTTGCATTAGACAGGTATAACGACTCAATCAATACATTTAGTAATGAATTAGTTGAATGGGGACAGGAATATTTAGACTACCAAGTACCTTTGATATTGAGCGATAAATTGAATAAACAAAAGATTTATCCATTAAAAACAAATACAATAAACACATCACAGGTTGATGAGAATAAAACACCAAAAGAACGAGCGGAAACAAAACTAAACGAAATACTTTCAAGAAACCTAAAAATATTTCGTTCTGTACCTGGCTCCGTTGCAAAACAAATAACAATTAATGATTCCGATTTTACTGTTGATAAGTTCAAACTAAAATTCACAGAATCGGACATTAATTTACCTGCAACTTATACTGATAATACAGGGTTTGAAGTAACAAATCCAAACACAGATGAAAACTACAAAAGGTGGTCAACAGAAAAAATAAATGAAATAAAAAATATTGGTGCATTAATAAAAGAATCTTCGGCAAAAACAGTACCAGTTGCTCAAAAAAACGAACTATATTATACCCTTGATTTTCAAATTGCGAATACAAAAAATATAAAGGCACAAATAGAACAAAAAAGAAAAGAAGAGGTAGACCGATTAAACAATGTTTTGAAGTCAAAAATTAGAACAAATGGTAATGTACAAGATTTGTCTTTTAGACCAACGGTAAGAAACGTGATTGGTGTTTTAATGGCATCTGTTGACGCTTTTTACCAATTAATGTCCGATGTACATGATAAAGCGTGGACAAAAAAAGAAGATATTAATAGATTGAAATCGGTAATAACTGACGCACCATCCCAAGAAGGTAAAAATTCAGTACAAAATACCACAATCAACAACCCTAATTATTTTGTATATCCATGGCCACAGTTCGTACAAAAAAAGGAAATACAAGGTAAAACACAATATGAGGTAACATATCCTGGTGCCGAATCTGTTAAAGACTTTACCAAGGCGATAGATGGTAATATTTGGCCCGAGGTAGAATTTGTTGAGGAGTATCTTAAGGGTGTTATAAATAAAGACAAAACATTTAATAGTGATGTATTACCCAATCAAACAATATCACTAAAATATACTCCAGAACACGCAATTGAACTACCATTAAAAGATAATGTTTACAAACAACAACCAACAGAAGAATATGTTTATGAAATGTATGAAAGATTATACATGAACGTTTTTTATTCGGGATTGTTTATGTTTGGTAATACAAGAAACAAACTTGAATCAACCGTTTATGATATTGAAATTTCAAACATTAGACAATCTAGTCCACAAGGAAGTCTTAGGGATGTTTTAATTAATGAGGTTTCAAAATCCCCAAGCTTATATGATTGGTTAAATAAAACAAAAGGGAATGGTGACGGTGGTAATTTATGGACAACTTTTGTATCACAAAATTTTGTTAAAGACTACATCAAAAAATTAGTAGAAAACAACTTCCAAATCCTATCACCAAAAGAATTTGTTGCTTCAAGTCCAAATCCTGTTCGTTTAGAAAGTTTATCTAATATTGGTAACTTCTTAAAAGAAGATGTAACAAAACAGGTTTCTTTGTTTGATACATATCCTTTTAGAATAGATTCTTTTGGTCAAAAAATGGTTCAAAAACCAAATGAGTCCGATAGATATAAAACATTAGACACGTATGATTTTGACGATAAAAAATTAGTGATTACTAATTTTACTACAAAAAATCTTAGACCATACACGAGAAGTACACAAACCACACAAGGATTTACTGATACAAATAACTTAAGTCATCAAACTATAGTTAATTTTTATTCCTCAAGACAAATAAATAATTTTTTCACAGAAGGATTAGTTACCTACGCCTCCGACCAAAACATTGGAACATTTCAATCCACAAGTATTTTAAATACACCCTACTTTGTAAATGCGGTTATTGACGCAACATCCGCAAACACAATAACAAACGAATCATATACTAAAATAGGATACCTCCTACTTAATTCATTGCCACTCTCAACGCTATATGAGAAACTATTAGAAACTAAGGATAATACATTTAAAGATTTCACATATGCAGGTTTGAATAAATTTTCAGGAGTTCATAAATTACCTTACGCTTGGATATTAAAAATGGGGTCAGTTTGGTACAGGTACAAAAAATATGTAAACACTAATGTAGATATACTGGATTCAATATGGAAAGACTTTGATTATAGAAAGGCCTACGACCCAAAAAATTCTAAAACAGACAGGGTTTATAAAATTCCTTACGGAACAACGGATACTAAACCAAGGAATTATCAATTGAGTAATGGTAATAATATACAAAATGGATTTTATCCTTTGGTTATTAATAGTTTTTACAAATTATTAACAAAAAGAAATTTATTTTCATCATATTCTGGTGGTGGTAATTTTGATTTAGAAACAGAAGTTTTTACTAACCTAAAAATACAGGCAAATACGAGTCCATCTGTTAAATTTGGTGGACCAATGAACTCATATTATAGTTATTTGGATATTGGTATAACATATCAAAAATATTTTGACCCGTCAAAAGTTGATTATAAGTTGATGTTTCCTTCGGCAGGATACCTACCATTTGAACAAAGTTTTTTTGAAATAAGAAACGAAAACAACACTTTCAATAATATCACATACCAAGAATTAATTTCTTCTACACCTATGTTTAATGGTAGTGTTAGAGCTTTGTGGAACTCACCTAATTTTGGATGGTTTGATAACACACAACTTAGAAAACCAACACCATATGAATACATGAAATATGTTGAACCTTCAAAATCTCAACAAAGTGATTTTGATATTGGTCAAAATTATAGTTCTATTGAGGACCTATTTGGCGTGTTCACTAAAGAACAGCTTGATACTTTTGAGTACGAGTTCTTAGAATTTTGCAAAGAAGAAGGTGAATCAAAAATATTTAAACCTGAAGAACAGGACAGTAAGTACAAAAACATAATAAACTTACTGAAAGAAATGTTTATTATAAAAACCGCAGATGTAGATGCTAAAAAAATTGGTGACGCGCAAATTGCGACCTTAACAGAAGTTATAAGTAAATTTATAGATATAGATGTTTATCTTAAAATAGGTAACCCAAAAAAGTTTGACAGAATCCAATTTGGTGTAATATCAAATAACCCTAAATTCTCACCTCAAGTACCCCAAAACTTTTATGGTGGTAATTATTTGGACCCTGGAAAACCCAAATTACCGTCAACCACTTTAACACTCCAAGCGTCAAAAAACTCATATAAATCCGAGTGGGCAGCACTATATGAATATGTTGGTTTTTCAACAATTGATGGAATATCCTACGGTCAAACATCAACAATATACGATTTTTTTATCGACAACAATATACCATTTACAGTTGATAATATAAAAAATTTATCCCCACTAATTAAAATTTACGCAACACAAAAAAAATTAGACAACGGATATAACAAAGAAAAATTTCAAAAGGCAATATCTGAGCAAATATTAATTCCGTTAGAAAATAAAAGACAACAAATTGAAAATGTATTGCGACCAAAATTAGGTTCAATACAAAATATACCAACGGTAGAAACGGAATCTAATAATTCAAAACTTAATGGTGATGTTGTGAAACTTGAACAATACGAATTGTTTAAAAGTATAAATGACAAATGGGTTTCAGGTGTAAACTTTAACAATAAATTACTTTTTGACCAATTTTTATTTTTTGACCGAGCAAATAGAGACATAGGTGATGACTTAGTTATTAATGTTGACACAATTAGAAAATTCTGTAATTGGGACAACGCTTCTACATCAATTATGAGTTTAATTAGAGAAGTTTTGGTTAATAATAGAATGAACTTCTTTGTAATGCCAGCATATATTAATTTTTATGGTGCATCGTCAAATAAACCGCAAGTAATAGTGAATAATGCGAATGACGTGTTTGGTACCTTTAATTATGTTGATGAAACTTCATTTTCTCCTAAATTTTTGTGTCAATTTATTGACAGACCATCCCAAACATTATCATTAGATAACGACCCAAATTACCCATTCAAGGACGATAGTTTTGATTTGGGTAATCCAACAAACAACCCTATAAGACAAACACAACAACCAGCAAACCAAAACACAAACAATAAAGCGGTTGGCTTTGTTGTCGATTTTGCGACTATGGACCAAAGTGTTTTTAAATCGGTAGACATTAATCAAGAACAAGGTGTAACATCTTCCGAACAAATTCAAACGATTATAGATATGGGTAACCAAAGTGCGGGTAAAAAAACAATGCAACAGACTACAGCTTTGTTTGATTTTTATAAAAACCGTTCATATAACTGTACGGTAAAAACATTGGGTAATATGATGATACAACCCACTATGTATTTTGTTTTAAGACATATGCCGATGTTTAATGGGACCTATGTAATTAGAAATGTAAAACACAATATAAGTTCAGGTAGTTTCAACACGGAGTTTGAAGGTCAAAGAATTTCGGCAAACATAAATACAACAATATCTGATGACTTGGCGAGTGTTAATGAGGACTTTTCAAAAAAATTAGAAGATAAAGTTAAACAATTTGTTGATAACAATACATTGGTTACTTTTGACCAAAACATAAATCAGTATCTGTCAGGGGATGACGCAAAAAAATTCATACTACAAGGAACAATTCCATATTTGGGTTTTATGGCGAGAACGGAATTTTCACCAAATCAAGATTGTATAGATAATGTTAACGCGGGTTACGGGTCACTAAGTGCTGACACTGAAGACAGACAAGGTTCAATAAAACCAAAAGCTCTTGTAGAGGAAATAAAAAATGCGGTTGTAGGTACAACAGATAGGGACATACTAACAAGAAGATTTTTATTCTCTATGATTTATTTACAGGGGTATGAAACAAATATTCAACAGTCATTGAATTATAAAAACAATAATTTATATGGTGTTATTTTAGATGTTGATAATTTTGTATCGATGAGAGGAACCATTAACGCCTTCAAATGTTTAAAAACAGTAAATGGAACAACAAGACCATTTGGTAGTTTTAACACAATAAGAGAACACATTAACATGGTTGCCTCATATTTTAAAAACAAAACCATAGATTTTGATAAAATTAATAAAAATGAAACAGGTGATGTAATTGAAGCTTTTCTTAAAGTATTTTATGAAAACTGGTATACTTCAGGTCCGCCAGTCTCAACTTCTAATCCGTTAGATAAAGATAAAAATTATTCAGGGTGGAGAACTACACTAGATTGGGCAATAGAACAAGCAATTATATTAGGTTTGTAATAAATTGAAAAATCATAATATTTATAAATAAAAAATATGAATACTCTAAAAACATTATTGGATAACTATCTTAATAAAGACGTTGTTATCGCAGAAAAAGATTTAGGTAATGGATACAAAGAAGTTTGCGACCTTCAAACTGGAGATTGTTACACTGTAAGAATGAAAGATGGTCTTATTGAACGTGTCGACAATACTAAAAAATTGAATAGAACATTAAAAGTAGAAACGCCAACAGGTGTTAAAACGTTACTAAAAGATTAATATTATGAAAAAAACAGTTTCACAAGCCCTACTAGAAGAATTAAATAGACACAATCAAATTAACAAATATATTGTTGAGCAAGACGCACCAGCGGCAGAACCTCCTGCGGATGAGGCAGAAGTAACACCAACATTACCTGGTGATACCACTTTGGGAGGTGCAACTCCACCACCATCAGAACCTGCGGCTGAACCTGGTGCACCAATCGATGTTGCTAATGACCCTGATGTTGAAGAAATAAAGGGTGATGAAGAAGAATCTACCGATGAACCAAAAGATAATAGTGAAGAAGATAGTGGTACGGAAGAGTTAGATATTACTGAATTGGTAAAAAGTCAAAAAAATGTAGAAACAAAACAAGAGGAGTATATGACCTCAATGATGTCCAAGTTGGATGATTTAGAGCAAAAACTTTCTCAAATGGATAGTATCTTTGAAAAGATAAATAACATTGAAGAAAAAATTGAAAAGTATAGAACTAAAACACCTGAAGAAAAGTTACAACTAAGGTCTTTAGATTCATACCCCTTCAATCAAAAACTTACTGATTTCTTTGGTGAAAAAAGTGAAGACATGGAAAAGACAGGAAAAAATGAGTATATTTTAACACCTGAAGATGTTGAAGATGTGGACCATAGAGAAATCAGAAAAACTTTTGACCAAGGATTGGCACAGTAATTTGATTTATTGAGAATCTTTGTTATACTTGTTATAAATAAATAACAGTTTTAAGAACAAAGATTATGATGCTAGATTCAACATTTGATGCCGTATTGGCACAGTACGAACAAAACACAAAACCTTATGGTGATTCAACCCCTATGACACAGGAGGAAAGAATGAAGCGATATTTCGCAGCAATTCTACCTAAAGGTGAAAATTCAGGACAAAGAAGAATTCGTATTCTTCCTACTACAGATGGTAGCTCCCCATTTAAAGAAGTATGGTTCCATGAAATCCAAGTTAATGGAGTTTACAACAAATTCTACGACCCAGACAAAAATGAAGGCGGTCGTTCACCCCTCACAGAAGTTTACGAAGAATTGATGAAGACAGGTAAGGAATCTGACAAAGAACTTGCCAAACAGTATAAGGCACGTAAATTCTACATTGTAAAAGTAATTGACCGTGACCACGAAGACGAAGGAGTTAAATTCTGGCGTTTCAAACACAATTACAAACAAGATGGTGTGTTGGACAAGATTATTCCTATTTGGAGGTCCAAAGGAAACATCACTGATGTTAACGAAGGTCGTGACTTAATTATTCAGTTGGTAAAATCTAAAACCCCAAAAGGTAAAGAATATACCACAATTCAGACTATTATGCACGATGACCCAAGCGCACTTTCACAAGACAAAACTCAATTGGAAGAGTGGAAAAACGATACCACAACTTGGGAAGATGTTTACTCAAAGAAACCCGTTGAGTACTTGGAGGCAATTGCTCGTGGTGAAGTTCCACGTTGGGATTCAGAAGCTAAAAAGTATGTTTATGGTGATGAGTCTATGGAAGTTCTTGGTGGTGGAAACTACAAAGACCCACAAGCGGGAATGGACGCTGACGAGGAATTACCATTCTAAAAAAACTTACGAGCTTGGACACATACTAAGACATTGTGTCCAAGCTTTTTTTATTAAAAAGAAAAAACAAAATGAAAATAAGAAAATTGATGTATGACTCTCTTACAAAAAAATATGAGAGTGAAATCGCAGAAGCAGAAGCAACACTTATGGTTTACATGGAAAACGCTGTTGGTATTGGAGAACATCCACAACACTTGGAAGAAATGGACAAGTTTGTTGAAAAATTGGCAAATGCAAATGATAAATTGGAAACATTAAAAGAGTTTTACAAATACAATTATGGCGATTAAGAAAAACGATTTCAGTACAATTAAAAAGAAGTTCTCAACTTCTGCAAAATACAAACCACAAAGATACCTTGATTTAGGTAAAGACTTTTTGGATGCGGTGGGATTACCAGGTCCTGCAATAGGACACTTGAATATGTTCTTGGGTCACTCAGATACTGGTAAAACAACTGCGGCGGTGAAAGCTGCAGTGGCCGCTCAAAAGATGGGCGTTCTTCCTGTGTTCATTATTACAGAACAGAAGTGGAGTTTCGAACACGCAAAACTTATGGGTTTTGAATGTGATGAAGTTGTAGACCAAGAAACAGGTGAAGCTGATTGGGATGGATTTTATATCTTCAACAACAACTTCAATTACATAGAAGAAATTACGGATTATATTAATTCATTATTGGATGCTCAGTCCAAAGGTGAGTTGGATTATGATTTGTGTTTTATTTGGGATTCAGTTGGTTCAGTACCTTGTAAGATGACTTATGAAGGTAAAGGTGGTAAACAACATAATGCAGCGGTTCTTGCTGACAAGATTGGTATGGGTATTAACCAAAGAATTTCAGGTTCAAGAAAATCGGATTCAAAACATGAAAACACATTGATTATTATTAATCAGCCATGGGTTGAACTTCCTGATAATCCATTTGGTCAACCTAAGATTAAAGCTAAAGGTGGTGAAGCAATTTGGTTGAATTCATCTTTGGTATTCTTGTTTGGAAATCAAAAAGGTGCGGGTACAAATAAGATTACCGCAACCAAAGACAAACGTAGTGTTAAGTTTGCAATCCGTAGTAAAGTTTCTGTATTGAAAAACCATATTAATGGTTTGGGATATGAGGATGGTAAGATTATTGTTACACCTCACGGATTCTTGGCGGGTAAAGACTCGACAGAAGAAAAAGCTTCGATTGAAGCGTACAAAAAAGAATACGCAGATTATTGGAGTGAGATTATCGGAGTTGAAGGTGACTTCGATTTGAAAGAGGAAAAAGAAGATAGGGTATTAGAATAAAATAAACTGAAGTGGTAAAAACATTAGTAGTTGACGGAGACAACTTATTTAAGATTGGATTTCACGGGGTTAGAGATTTCTACCACGAAGGGAAACATATTGGTGGAATTTACCACTTCATTAATGTAATTCAACGATTTTTATCGGATTATAATTACGACAAAATTATTGTATTTTGGGATGGTAATAACAACGCATCTCAAAGAAAAAAACTTTACCCGTTATATAAAGAAAATCGTCGGTTGACGATGAACGAGGATAAGAAAGAATCTTATTATTCTCAAAAGACAAGAGTCAGACAATACTTAGAAGAAATGTTCGTCAGACAGATTTGTATTGACGACCACGAGTGTGATGACCTAATTGCACACTATTGTCAGGTAAGTGATGAAAAGATTACCATATTATCATCAGACAAGGACCTTACACAGCTTATCACCCCAAAAGTACACATCTACTCACCAATTGCAAAAGAGTGGATTACAGACAAACACAAGGTCAAAATTGGAACCTTAGAAATTCCCGTACAAAATGTTAAATTAGTTAAAATATTATTGGGTGATAAATCTGATAATATTGAAGGGATTTATAGTTTGGGTGATAAGAAACTTATAAAGTATTTTCCTGAGGTCCTTGATAAAGTAATTTCTATTGATGATATTTTGGAAAAGGGACAACAATTAATCACAAATGACAAAACTCAAAAACCGATTCAAAATTTATTATCAGGTAGAACCAAATCAGGTTCAGAAGGAATGGAATACTTTTCACTTAGGGAAAAGATTGTTAGCTTGTCAAACCCAATAATTACAGAAGAAGCGAAAAAAGAAGTTGAACTTTATTTTTCAGAAGATATGGACCCTGAAGGTAGGGGTTACAAAAATCTAATGAGAATGATGATAGACGATGGATTTTTTAAATATCTACCACAAAAAGACAATGTGTGGGTAGAATTTTTACAACCAATATTAAAATTAACAAGAAAAGAAAAAAGTAGATTTAAAAATAAGTAATATGAAAGAAAAACAAATGGACGCGACGAAAGTGGAATTCTTGGTAAAACTTAACGAAAACATCGTAGTGCAGAGATTTTTTAATGTCAGGAACTTTAACGAGGAGTGTCGTTATAGTTTAGAAATTAACGAAGCACTATCGTGGGTTTGTGAGGTTCTCCAAGACCAGTTATGGTTAAAGACCCACGATTACATGAACGAAAACAAGGAGTTGATTATCAACGACCCTTCAGTTATGAACACATCAAAAACCGATGGACCCGAGTGGTTCAACGTCTCTATCAAACTTGGAGAACAGACAATTTGTCAGAGAGGGTTTGACGCAAAACCATACCCACCAAAGGCTAGATACACCGTGGATATACGACCAGACATAAAAAATATACTAGCTGAATTGACTGACATTTTTTCAGGCAAAAATTTTTCTAAAACATATTTGAACTATCAACTCGCTTGATAGTATTTATCAAAACAGGTCTAAAAAATAGTTATGGGGAACGACAAAAATTTCGGTTATTTAGGTAACACTTTTCAAATACAACTTATTAATCAATTAATCATTAACAAAGATTTTGCTCGTTCTATTATTGACGTTTTGGATTCAAAATATTTCGATAATCAGTACTTCAAAATCATCGTTCAAATGATTAAAGAGTATTATAAGAAGTATGAGAGTGTTCCCTCATTTGACACATTAGACCAATTGACTCGTTCCGAAATCGCATCAGAGGCTGCGAGAAGAATAGTACAAGACACATTAATTCAAATCAAAGATTCTAATTTAGAAGGTCATCAGTTCGTAATTGAAAAGGCACTTAAGTTCTGTAAGCAACAAGAGCTACAGAAAGTAATGACTAAGGCCCAAAAAATCATCGACAAAGGTGATTTCGAAAGTTATGACCAATTAGAAGAAATGGTTAATAAAGCTCTTCAGGTAGGTGAAATTGAGGAGGGTGAACAAGATGTGTTTACAAACTTAGATGAAGTATTAGATGATGATTACCGTCACCCAATTCCTATTGGAATCCCAGGTATTGACAACCTATTAAAAGGCGGATTGGCAAAGGGAGAATTAGGGGTAATATTGGCTCCAACAGGTGTAGGTAAAACCACAGTACTTTCAAAAATCGCAAACCATGCATTCAATTTGGGTTACAACGTTCTTCAAATATTCTTTGAAGACAACCCAAAAATTATCCAAAGAAAACACTTCACAATGTGGACAGGTATTGCGCCTGATGAGTTATCTTTCTACAAAGAAGAAGTTATGGAAAAAGTTAGAGAAATTAGGGAAAATACTAAAAATAAATTAATTTTGAAAAAATATCCCTCAGACACTTTAACTATGTCTCAAATCAAAAACCAAGTAAGAAAAATGATTGCTGAAGGTAATAAGATTGATTTGATAGTTTTGGATTATATTGATTGTATAGTACCTGATAAAAATTTAGGTGACGAGTGGAAGAGTGAAGGCTCAGTTATGAGAGCTTACGAGGCATTGTGTCACGAACTTGATGTTGCGGGATGGACCGCGACACAAGGAAACAGAAGTTCTATTTCTTCAGATGTTGTAACCACAGACCAAATGGGCGGTTCAATCAAGAAAGCACAAGTAGGACACGTTATTATTTCAGTTGCAAAGAGTCTTCAACAAAAAGAAATGAAACTCGCGACAATAGCTATTACCAAATCAAGAATTGGTCGTGATGGTATCGTGTTTGAAAATTGTAAATTTGATAACGAACTAATGCAAATTGATACTGAAAGTTCGGTAACATTCTTAGGATTAGAGGAACAAAAGGAAGAAAGAAATAGAAACAGAGTCAATGAATTATTGGCGAAAAGAAAACAACAACAAACAATAAATTAAATTTAAGGAGATTAAAAAAATTATATGGACGCATCACAAAAGATACTGTCGGACTTAACTGTCCACATGAAGTACGCTAAATTTGTACCTGAGTTTAACAGAAGAGAAACTTGGGAAGAACTAGTAACAAGAAACATGAACATGCATATCAAAAAGTACCCACATTTAGGTGGCGAAATTATGAAGGTATACAAATATGTTTATGATAAAAAAGTATTACCTTCTATGAGGTCAATGCAATTCGGTGGAAAACCAATTGAAATTTCACCAAACAGAATTTACAACTGTGCTTATTTACCTATCGACCACTTGGACGCATTTTCAGAAACAATGTTTTTGTTATTGGGTGGAACAGGTGTTGGGTATTCAGTGCAAAAACATCACGTAGATAAATTACCTGAGATTAGAAAACCAAATTCAAACAGAACAAGAAGATTCTTGGTTGGTGATTCTATCGAAGGTTGGGCTGACGCAATTAAAGTATTGATGAAGTCATACTTCGGTGAAAACCTATCAACACCTGATTTTGATTTTTCAGATATCAGACCAAAAGGAGCACAACTTGTAACATCAGGTGGTAAAGCACCAGGTCCTCAACCACTAAAAGATTGTCTTCACAAATTGAAGGGAATGTTAGATGCTAAAGAAGATGGTGATAAACTAACACCAATTGAAGTACATGATATGGTATGTCACATTGCAGACGCAGTTCTTGCAGGTGGTATTCGTAGAGCCGCTTTGATTTCATTGTTCTCTGCTGATGACCATGAAATGATTGCTTGTAAGTCAGGTGCGTGGTGGGAAACAAACCCACAAAGAGGTAGAGCAAACAACTCAGCAGCTTTGGTTAGACACAAAATTACAAAAGAATTTTTTATGGATTTGTGGAAACGTGTTGAAGCTTCAGGTGCGGGTGAACCTGGTATCTATTTTACAAACGATAAAGATTGGGGAACCAATCCATGTTGTGAAATTGCTTTGAGACCAAATCAATTCTGTAACCTTTGTGAGGTAAATGTTTCTGATATTGAATCACAAGAAGATTTAAACAATCGTGTCAAGGCGGCAGCGTTTATAGGAACACTTCAAGCTGGATATACTGATTTCCATTACTTGAGAGATGTGTGGAAACGTACAACTGAAAAAGAAGCTCTTATCGGTGTATCAATGACAGGTATTGGTTCGGGCGTGGTTTTAGGTTACGACATGAAAGAAGCTGCTAAACTTGTAAAAGAAGAAAATGCAAGAGTTGCTGAACTTATTGGTATCAACAAATCGGCTCGTACAACAACTGTAAAACCAGCAGGTACAACTTCGTTGACTTTGGGTACATCTTCAGGTATTCACGCTTGGCATAATGATTACTACATTCGTAGAATCCGTGTAGGTAAGAATGAGGCTATTTACCAATATTTGTCTATCTTCCATCCTGAATTGGTTGAAGATGAATATTTCAGACCACACGATACTGCGGTTATTTCGGTACCACAAAAAGCACCTGAAGGAGCAATTCTGAGAACAGAATCACCATTCCAATTGTTAGACCGTGTTAAAAAGATTACTCAAGAATGGGTAAGACCTGGTCACAGAACAGGTTCAAACACACACAACGTATCTGCAACTATCAGTTTAAAACCTGAAGATTGGGAATTAGCTGGTGAGTGGATGTGGGAAAATCGTGACTTCTATAACGGATTGTCAGTACTTCCTTACGATGGCGGAACTTATATTCAAGCACCATTTGAAGATTGTACGAAAGAAGAATACGAAAGATTATTCTCAAAACTTAACACAATTGATTTGTCAAAAGTTGTTGAGATGTCTGATGAAACTGATTTAAGTGGTGAATTAGCTTGTGCTGGCGGAGCTTGTGAAATCAAATAAAATCAACATTGAAACCAAACAGGAGGGGGGAAGTGAACAACTTTCCCCTTCTTCTTTTTACATTGAAGATGGAAAATATGTATTTACAAAAGAATTTCATTTAAAACGAGGATATTGTTGTGGTTCGGGTTGTAGACATTGTCCTTTTTATCCTGCTCACAAAAAAGGGAACACAACTATATTTATTGAAAATGGCTAATGGAGTTACATACGGTATAAATTTTCCCTTCAGAAATTCAATAAAAGGGGACTATGTTTCATTATCACAAAATCCCGATGAGGAAATAAGAAGTAATTTAGTTCATTTAATTTTAACTAGAAAAGGTAGTAGATATTATTTACCTGATTTTGGTACAAAAATATTCGAATTTATTTTTGAACCTTTAGACGGTATAACATTTGAAGCTTTGAAGGATGACATTAGAGATAATGTTGCAAAATATATTCCTAACCTTATTATTAATGATATAATAATATTACCTTATAACGAGTATGAGTCTGAGGGAACACTCAATACAGAAAATTTAGGTAGTGGTGTTTACAGGGTTGCGGGAAGAGGGACTGAAGAATATACCGCTAAAATGAGGATTGACTATACTATTAGTGATAATACATTTCAGTCAAGGGATTTTATAATTATCAATATTTAATATTAAATGGCAGAAAGAAGAATATCATATACGGTCAGAGATTTTGCGGCTCTCAGACAAGAATTAATTGATTATACAAGAAGGTATTACCCTGACCTTATTGATAATTTTAACGACGCTTCAATTTATTCTGTTTTAATGGACCTAAACGCGGCTGTAACTGACAACCTACATTATCACATAGATAGAAGTATCCAAGAGACAGTTTTAGAATTTGCACAACAAAGAAGCTCAATTTACAATATAGCCAGAACATACGGTTTAAAAATACCAGGAAATAGACCATCAGTGGTTGTTTGTGACATAAGTATTAACGTCCCTGTTTCAACAGGACAATTTCCTAACGTAGATTATATGGGTGTGATTAAGGCTGGTTCACAATTCATTGGAGCGGGGCAAACTTTTGAAAACGTAAATGATATTAATTTTGCATCTAATTTTGACGCAAATGGAATACCAAACCAAAAGGTAATACCTGTACTTGATGCTCAAGGTAATTACAGTAGTTATAACATAACTAAAAGAGAAGTTTTAGTTAACGGTGTTACCAAAGTATTCAAAAAAGTAATTACACCTGCCGACGCCACTCCATTTTTAAGTTTGTTTTTACCTGAAAGAAATGTTTTGGGTGTAACAGCAATAATTCAAAAGGACGGTATTACATATAACAATGTTCCATCTAATTCGGAATTTTTATCAACAATAGGTAAATGGTACGAAGTTCCTTCTTTATCTGAAGAATATGTGTTTGTTCCCGACCCAACAAAACCAGTAGATGCTGCAGGGATTAAAGTAGGTAGATACATCAAACCTGAAACAAAATTCATGACTGAGTTTACTCCTGAAAATTTTATGAAAATTACATTTGGTGGTGGTAATACAACAACAAATGCTCAGTTGGCAAATTTTGCACAAACAGGAGTTCCATTACGATTAAATGACTATCAAAATAATTTAAGTTTAGGAACAATACCAAAGGCAAATACAACTTTATTTATACAATATAGAGTTGGCGGAGGATTAGCAAGTAACGTGGGGGTAAATACAATTAATACTGTTGGTACCGTAGATTTTGTGGTTAATGGTAATTCAGTACAAGTTGCAAATGCAGTTAGAAACTCAATACAAGTAAACAATGTTACAGCGGCTATTGGAGGTGCGAACCCACCATCAGTTGAAGAAGTTAGACAACTTGTTACATTTAATTTTTCATCACAAAACAGAGCAGTAACAATCGGTGATTATTATCTTTTACTTTCTAAAATGCCTGGTCAATTTGGTGTACCCGCGAAAGTTGGTGTATTAGAAAACAACAATAAAATTAATATAATTTTATTGAATCAAGATTCTGATGGTAAAATGACCCAAAATGTACCTCAAGTTATGAAAGATAACATTGCAACTTATCTATCTAACTATAGGATGATGAATGATTACATACAAGTTGATACTGGAAAGGCAATTGATTTAGCTTTTGAGATATATGTTTCACTATTAAAAACATCAAACCAAAATGCAATAATCTCAGAAATTGTTTCTCAAGTTAATGATTATATGTTACCACAATCAAGAGAATTTGGTCAGAATGTTTTGGTATCTGAAATCAAAAGAATTGTACAAGGAATACAAGGAGTTGCGAACGTATCAACTGTTAACGTTTTCAATAGAGTCGGTGGGAAATATTCTTCATCACAAACATCCCAAAAATATGAAGATAAAGCGACTAAACAAATTAAATTGATTAATGATATTGTTTATGCGCAACCAACAGAATTTTATCAAATCAGATTCCCAAACAACGATATAGGTATTAGAGTTCAACAGTAATCTTCACAAGGTTTTTACTTTGACTATTTTATTAAAATCACACATAAACTATTTATGGAAAAGATTAGCACATGCCGAAAAGTTATAGGATAAGAACGTCTGTTGATGGTACACCTGGTTCAGATAAAACAATAAGAGTACAGATAGACCAAGATTTTGATTTCTTGGAGGTATTATCACTTAAGTTAACTCAATCTGATGTATACCAACGTTTTTGTGCTGATTATGGTGTTATTGTTGGAAGAGTTGTTGCCAATGGTGGTTTTGGGGTACCGAACGCACGAGTTTCCGTTTTTGTTCCTTTGGATGATTTGGACGAGAACGACCCTGTAATTTCCACACTATACCCTTACAAAAGTATTACTGACAAAAATGAAGATGGTTATAGATATAACCTTCTTCCATATAGCCCATCATATGATGGACATGCAGCCACAGGAACATTTCCAACAAGGGAAGATGTTTTAACAAGAAAAGAAGTTCTTAAAATCTATGACAAGTACTACAAGTATACAGTAAAGACAAATGAATCTGGTGATTACATGATTGTAGGAGTTCCTTTAGGAAACCAACAAATATTTTTGGATGTTGACTTATCTGACATGGGTTGTTTTTCGTTGAGACCAACGGACCTAATTAGAATGGGTAGAGCCAATGAAAAACAATTTGATGGTGCACAATTTAAAACATCTGAAGATTTAGCTTCTTTACCACAAATTGTAACACAAACAAAGTCTGTTGCTATCTCAAGTTTTTGGGGTGTACAAGGACAGTGTGATGTTGGAATTACCCGTGTCGATTTTGATTTGAGGGAGTCAAACATTACAATAGAACCTGTTGCGACTTTCATGGGGTCAATAATGTCCTCAAGTAAGGAAACGTATTTGAGAAAAAGTTGTAAACCAAAATCTGAACAAGGTGACCTATGTGGTATGGTTGCAGGTCCTGGTAGAATATTAGCGATAAGACAAACAATACGTTCAGATGCCGATGGAGACCCAATCTTAGAACAATATCAGTTGGAACAAGGTGGTAAAGTTATTGATGAAAACGGCGCATTTGTTGTCGATGTCCCAATGAATTTAGATTATGTAACAACAAATGAATTTGGAGAATTAACATTATCAAATGACCCAAAAATTGGTATACCAACAAAAGGTAAGTACAGATTTAAAATAAAGTGGGAAGATGGTGAAAAAGAATTAGGTGCAATTCAAACAAGTGAAAGTTTAATAGGTCCTGGTCTTTTGAACCTACAAGCATTTAATCCAAAAGGGGAGTTACAACGAGCTAATTACCTTATACCAAACATTAAGGAGTACGGGTGGGAAAACAGTACTGACGACCCAAATAAAATTGTAGACACATACGAAACCTTTACATTTACTAACGAGTCTCTTCAAACAGAAGAAATTACCGAACCATTTAATAACCCACAAGGTACAACTTTAGTTCTTGATAAAGTCGAAGGACAGTACGAGAAACTTGAGTTTTATATCAAAGGACCAAACGCAACCGACAGTTTTGAAAAAGTAAATTCAAAGTGGTTAGATATACCAAACGGAGGTCAGTTAAAGATTATTTTACAAAAGAAAAGAAAAACAATAACTTTTGGTTCGGGAACACAAACTTTCAATTCATACTACAGTGTTAGGTTGAATTTTACAAGATTGGATTATAGAAAAGCTTTATTACAGAAATCATATTCCTTTTCATTGAATTGGAATGATTATCCTGATAAACAAGAGGCAATATCGTGTAAAGATTTTTTCTATGAATTCACATACAATAAAGTTTATACAACGGCACAGTTAATTGATGAATATAGGAAAGGAAAAAATTCAGGTGGATTTTTATCAATTAAAGAAATATTAGATAGAAGTTGTGAGAGCGAAGTAAACAAATTTCCCGTAAACGACGGTGTTAGAAACTTTGATTTGTTATTTTTAGTAATCCAAAGCTTATTTCAAATAATTAGTATTTTAGCTTTCATTTTAATACCTGTTTATAGTTTAGTAAAATTTTTATGGAATAATTTTGCAGTTTTCATCGCCGCCTTTTTTATTGCGTATTGTGGTTATAAGGTGGTTACTACAGGTGTGGTAATCGCTGGTTTAATAAATGCTGGTGGACCTGTATTAGGTTCTATTTTGAGAGAAAGTTTAGAACTATTAGTGTGGGCTGCGGTTGGAGTCCTTACAGGTGCATTTTTCAAAAAAATTACAAGATTGAGATTAGGACCTATAAAGTTTCCTATGATTACCTACCCTGATTGTTCTTCATGTGATTGTGGTGATTATGAAGTTGCTGACGGACCACCAATTGGTGAAATAAATACAAGTTATTTAGCTGACATTAATACACCATCAATTTATCAACCATATGGTACTGAAGGACCATTTACTGAAGTTCTTATATCCCAAGGGTATGGTCAAATTGCTGCGGGTAGAGATGATAAAGATTCAGATAGTGAAGCCGATGGAGCTAGAACACCTAGATATGAATTTAGGAATAATGATTATTGGACATCGGGTAAACTTGACCCTGACCAAACAGGTAATGGGGATGATTGTGCAACAGAGGATAAACAACAATATACACTACCAATACCTGAAAGAGTAAACTTATATAACACAAAGGCACACTATTTTAATAACACTTCAGGTGGTATGAGTAATAGAATTAAAATTTACCCAAATTACTCAGGTAATGGTGCAACTGTTTCATCTTACACCAATGCCGCTTTTTACGAAGACCAACCTTTGGTTGTTCTTTGTGATAGAGGATTTTTATCTACGTTTAGTGCGGGTACTATGTTATCATTTGTTTCGGCAAATAATACTAAAGACATAAATGTTTCAGGTGTAACATCAGAAAAAAACTTATTAGGCACTAGAAACGTAACTGGTTCTACACCAACTTTAGGAACTACAAAAATTACAATACAATATGCGGACCCAAGCAACTCAAGTAATTTAATACCAATAACTAAACAATTCACAATTCAACAAAACTTATACAGTGGTGTTACATCTTATAATTTTCCATCGGATATTGAATATTATCAAATTGTAACAGGATATACATTATTACAATTAAGTCAAATAGTTAATGGTAATACTATTGATTATTCCTACTATAATAATTCATTTTATCGAAGAGTAATAAAGGGAGAAATGAATGTGGCGTGGGCTTTTAGAGATGAAGAAAATGATAGGGTAATTGGTAACTCATTTTGTAATGGGGTTGATAAACAAATTGCTATTGACCAAATTCCTCAAGAAATAAGAAATAATTTAGTGGCGGTTGTAATGATGAAAGGTGTTGACCCATATTCGCCTAGGCAAAGAACTAAAATTGATGTATCAAGAGTTTTTGGTACTAAAGAAGGTACTATGGTCACGGATTTGGAATACAAATTAAATATACCAATACAACCTGATTTAAACTTAAAACAACACACAGATTATACCTCAAATGTTGGAACACAAATTTTCTATCCATCATATTTTTTCACACCTTCAACACAAACAACAACAGAAAAAAATTGGAGATATTCCGCGTTTACAACTAATAACCATAGACTTTATAGTTCTTATAATGGTAGTAAAAATACTGGTAACGATAAAGAAGGTAATAAATTCTTAACACCAGGTATTGATGGATATTACCCATTTGAATATGTTGGCGGTGGTTCAGAAATGGCAAGAGTATTTTTCAAAACACCTGTAGGTTATTACTTGAAATACGATGATGGTGAATACAAACGAAAAAACGAAAGAAATGAAGACGTTGGTGATAGTAAATATTATAGAAGCGTTTATACCCCAACGGGTAACACACTTAACATGTCTTCAAATGTGAACATAGTAATGAGGACTGACAGACTACCAAGGTCTGATGCGTTTGATAATAATTTTGTATTGGCTCAAAACAAAGCGTTTGCAATGTATGTAGTACCCGATAAAGGATATGCGGATGTTCCTTTGGTTGCGGTTGCAAATGCAAATGACTTTAGTAGAGGACAATCCGAAGATTTCCAAGAAGACTACGGTTCGCAAGTAACCTCGGTGTTAAGTTCGTTTAGTTGTGACTCAATTGTACCATTGGGTGCCTACGAACAATTACCAGGTCAGGCTTTACGAATTAAACCAAAACCAAATCCTGTATATGATAATGGCGGTGTGCAAGGATTCCCTAAAGTAGTAAAAGGATGTTATGTTGTTTGTGAAAGAGATTTAGCAATCGCTGGTGATTTGGAAGTATTTTCAGAATGGAAAGCAAGATACATTTTAGGTTTTGCTTTGTGTAGAAATATTTTTGGAATGACATTCACAAACCAATGGGTAAATGGTGTATTGTATATGCCAGGATTCCAAAACGACAGAATTTATCGAGGCCTTGATACAACCTCAAGACCTGGCGCGGGACCAAACGCTTTTGGAAATTACGATTTTTGTAAAGATAAAATTACATTTAGATTAGAAAATAATTCTTTCTTTTATAGGTCATCACCATTTAATCAAATAGAAGGAAAATTTATAGGAAAAGATAGTGGTCAAACAGACCCTAAAATTGGTTCTAACAAATACTTCTTAGGGAACCCAACAACGATTGTTGACTTGGGACCGAAAGACAACTTAATAAAATTCGTTTGCGCCAAACCAGAATTTCAAGGATACTATATGGACACCTTGAAACCTAGTTCATATAACAGTATTTCTGACTTGGCACAATTTTTTGTGGTAAGCAGATTGGCAAATGCTAAATTTTTACAATTAATGTTTTCAGCTAAATCAGGAAGTGTATCTCAACTTTTTAGTAGAAATGGTAAAAAAATAGATGGTGATTTTGCACAATTGAATAGTATAAATAGTGAAATTGGGGTCACTCCATTTTCACCTGAAACATATAAAGATGAAAATCTTTTTTATGATGGTAGACCTGATGCCACTATTGGTGTGTTTTTTACCGCAAGTACAACAACTAGAGATTATATAACACCTGGTCGTCAAATATTTATCGATACACCAACTAAATTTGCTTATGATACATTTGGTATTAAATCACAAATTGTACCGATGTATAGATGGAAGTTAGATAATCAAACAGTGATTGATGGTAAAATAAGTATATTTGGTTCGGAAAAAAATGAGTGGTTGACAGACGACCCAAATAAGTTTGTAATTACACCATACCAAGGAATAGACCGATTAAATGATGGTACATACTATAAAAGTTCTGTAAAAAATCCAACAACACAAAGACCTGGATATATTTACGATTCAAGTGGACTTACCGACTCAAAAGGAGTAGTAACAGGATTTACCTTTGATGGATTCGCCGACCCTGGCAGTCCAAATGAAATAATGGTTGGGGCTCCATTCCATTTTTATTTTGGATTAAAGGCGGGTAAAACGGCATATGACATATTTGTTAAGAGAAATTTAATTGATTTATAATGGCATCGTATCAAAGTGATATAACAATAATTAAAGGAAACCTCAGATACAAAGGGGCGACTGAAAGAATAATATCTATTCCTACTGAGTTTGTATCTGACCAAAAAGAATTAATTGAATCGGACCGCACTAGAAATGTGAACTTACTAACACAATCAGAGGTTGAAAGGCAAAACTCGTCAATATTCAGAATAAGTGGTAAACTCACAAACATTTTTTCAAATTCAATTATTGGCTCCACAGATTATGACAATTATAAAAATTTCTTATTTTTAACTAACCCTATAGAGGTTTTGGAAAAAAACCAAACCCTTTTTAATAATTTTGAAAGAGTACCTGATACTTTTGGATTAAGATGGAATGGATATCCGCAATACAATGAATTCAGTTTCATAAGGACCGATTATGATAATCCACACATTAGAGTTCTACCACAAAGTGCGTCAACATATAATTGGGGGGTATATTTAAGTTACCCGTTTTCATCAATTACAGAACAAAGAATGTCATATGTTGACAAACAATTAAGTGGTAATACCATAACATTTAAAGCTATGGATGGAATTCCTTTTACGATTATCAATAATGTCTTTAACGGAAGTAAATATATAACTTTTAGATGTGGTGGTAATCATAATTTGACAGTTTCACAATTTGTTGAGTTATCAATTGAATATAATGGAATTAAAACTTTTAGGGTTGACGTTGTTGGTGAACCTGGATTTTCAAATAACGAAACAAGTTTTTCGATAGTTGATATTGGATATACAGGTACAACATTTGTTAACGGGGTTACGGGAACTTTTAAAAGAATAGTAAACATAGAAAACTCTGCAGAAACAAAATCAAGATACTATGTTAGACTACATAAAATTATAACAGATGAAACTGATTCAAATGTTAATAATTTAGCATTTGAAAACAACGCATTTAGCACACAACAAAAACTTGAATACTCCGCTCTTACACCAAACCTACAACAAAGAGTTTCAATAAAAGAGGGTACACAAACATATAGTTATACGTTTAGAAATGATTTTAATATTGACGAATACTATGATAATAATTTAAAACCAATTACAAGATATTATCTAACTATTGTTAATAAAGGTTATTATGGATGGTTCAATAAACCATTATCTAATACGAATAATGCACTTCAGTATGGTTGGAATTTTAACTTTCATGAAGATTCTATTGATGATTGGTGGAAAATAAATAATATAGACAGTTTAGAAGAGATTCCTGTAGAGTCATATACAAGATTCTCTAATAATAAAACATATAGATTTTTCTATAATAGCCCACTAAAAAAAGAAGATGTACTTGTTGGCGACTTCTGTGAGTATAATGAAATTGAACAATTAGAATACGTAGTTTCAAACTGTCAACATAAAATAACATTTAACGACGCATTGTACCAAACAGAGGATAATGGTTCAGATAACCCACCAGGATATTTTTATCAACCACATTATCCAATAAAACTCAGAGATTTTTATTCAACTCTCTCAGAATCAACAGGTCAAGTTTCAACAACAAGAAAACCTTGGGCTTATTATTCTGAAAATTTAAATAGATGGATATGGCGTGATATAATACCATACGGTGATGCTGATGGGGATTTAGGTGTTAACTACCCATATTTAAATGACGCACACTATCCTTTCACAAATGTAACGTTTATGTTATCGACACCGTATAAAAACCTAAACTTTAACCCACCCGTGGTAACACAACCAATAAAAGACGATTGTGAATAATTACAGATTTAGATACAACCCAATCAGCCTAACAAATACTGGTGCAACTAATGATATTGGAATTAAAATACCAATATCATCTGTTTTTGATTTTACAGGTGTTAACGAAAGTATTGATGAATATGAAAACGAAATTATAAGAGCAAGCATCAATCCAATAGATGATTTAGAAACTATAAGATACTCACATTCTGCTTGGAGAGGTGTGGTTCATGGACCAGCAAACAATACATCAATTAACTACGAGTTTTATTTTTATTCTGCTCTTACAAATTCATCAGTAACCGCAACTACAAATAATGATAATTGGGTTATTGATTATAGAGCCAACGGTTATACCAACCAACAAATTTACTATTATGAAAATGTATTTTCAAAATCTTATTTTAAATTAGATTTTTATGATTCAACTAAAAGTACAAGTCAACAAATTTTATTAACAATTATAATACCTGTACAACAAGGCGAAACCCTTGATGCGGTTATAGGACAAAATATTGTTAAAATTAGAAAACCTAAATTTTCTCTTAATCACACAGGTGATAAAGAAGGATATTATGTTTATTGGTTAAAAAATAGAGACTTTATAGATGCTGGTACTTTATATATGAGTTGTAAATATTATGACGCTGGCATTGGACAATTTAAAAGAATGATTAAACAACCCCAAGGTGAGTTACAAAATAAATTTAATTTTTCTCAAGAAGAATATTTTTATTACGTATTGAAATTAGATTATGATACCTATCAATATCAAGTATTTGATAATGAAACAGATGTCAATTCTTTTTCAGACAGAAGAGGGACTAGAACCGCCCCAATTAAATGGTATGAATATGTTAATCCATGAAAACTGAAACTTATAATATTACAATATCTCAGGAGGTTTTAAAATCTGCAATTGTTTCACAAGAAATTTCTGGTCAAACAGTTAGTGGTTGGACAGGATTAACCTACTTGTTATCGGGTGGTACAAATGGTGATTCTGTATTGACAGGATTGACTATACCTGTTTTTTTTAGTCAAACTTATAAAGACATAGGATATTATTCAGGTTTTGACGGAGCGATATATCAAAAGGATATTAACAATAACTTTATATACTCGGCAACAACAGGTTCCCCATATAACCTATATGTTTACAATACATCCGAAGAATTATCACAACAAGTCAGTTATGATATAAATTGGGGAGATGATTCACCTGTAGAAACATTTACAAAAAAATACCCTAGTTTTATTGAACATACTTATCCATCTTTAAGTAATGGACAATCAAAAATTTATAGTGTTAGTTTGAGTGGTACTGCGGCTTGGGGAACAACCGTGACTGTAAAAAACATAACAATACCTTACAAAGAAATGAGTTTTGAAAATCCTGAAGGAGAATATTTTTTTGTGATGAATACAGGTGTTTGGTCTGCGACACCAATATCATACAAATGGATTTTTACGGGAGACAGTTATAACTCAGTTCAGGCACAAAAGAGTTCTAATTACACAACAGTTCCTTATTTTGTCACTGGTTTTACACAATCTAAATTAACACAACTAAAACAATACGGACCTTATCCATATGTGGTTGGAGCACCTGTATATCAAAAAGATAAATTGGCGGGATGGGTTACAAACTTAGGTCCTGATTTTACAGGGTATACATACGATAATATTTTGTATTACGATTTTCCACAAGGGTACACCTTGTTTATAACAGGATACATAAACCCAACTCAACCTGATAAAGTAATTCCAATAGTTTCAGGTCTTACCGAATACAATATGACACCAGTTCCCGTAGTTAAAGAAGAAATATTAATTGGTATGGTAAACGGAACAGAAATTCAATCTGACGTTTTCATTGACAGAGGCAAACTGTCGGGGACAGAAAGTTTTCTTAGATTAGGTGAGATTGATAATTTAGGTGACCTTACAAAATACGGTTACGGATATTTTAAGATAATTGAACAATAAGGATTTTTTTAAATTGAGTATTTATGAATAACACGCTAAACAGCAAAAACTAAAGAGTAAAAAAAACATATGGCACTTGGAACCTACGGTATAACACGACCAGCCGACATGGCACCTGAAGATGTAGAAATCATTATGATTTATACACCATCAAGGGATTTTACATCAAATCCCATTATAAAAAAATTAAACGCGTCTCAAATTCTAACACCTTATTTTAACAATGCCAGCACTGGTGGTGGAACAGATGAAATCTTGGGTGGTTTATACAATATGAAACTACCCGCAAATGAATTTAACAAAATCGGTATCTACACATTAATGATTAGACCTGTACAAATCAGAACAAATTTAACTGATTGTGGTGTTTTATCTGCATTACCAAGTGTTAAAGGTTTAGTTATTGATACAAATAACGTTCCCTCACAATTTAGAAATAGATTTGTAAGTCAAGGTTTAGTTGGATATAGAGTTGAATATCTAAATTCAGATGGTGAAAAGATACCAAATTTTTATAGAATTGTTACCTCTTCCTTTTTTGTGGATGCGGTGGTAAGTCAACCTGGCGCTAGTAATATTAGTTCAGTTAGATATAGATACATTGACGCACCTTCGGCAAGAAACTTAGTCTTTTGTACTGTATCACCCTCAAGTGCACCATCAAATAACCCAAACGCAATACCATATATTGGACAACCTGGCCAAAACGTAATACTAACAAACACATATTTCAATCCGTTTGTTGTCGAAATAGAGATGGCCGAATATGATTTAAATAGTGTGGCAATTGCGTTGTATGGTAACCAAAGTAAATCATCAGAAACTGGTTTATATACAATATACGACTCAGAAAGTAGAATATATAAACAATATAACTTGTTCGAGGTTAGAAATGATTTTGGTGATATATTATATGAGATTCGTCAGGATAGACAAAATAACGTAGATTTCACAGTTGACTTTAATAACATCATACCATAATGACTAAAATTGTAATTCCAAACGTAGGAGCGGGGTTTGTTGACCCCAACGAAGATTTAGTAGGTTTTCAGACCACCCAAGGTGGAGGACTTACCAATACTAACTTTGTTTGGAGTTATGGTATTACTGAGAAAATTGATGAAGATTATGCAACTGGAGTTTTTTCGGACCCAATAACTTTAGATTCATTAAAGGTAGATATTGAACAAGCAAGGAAAGCGGTATCAATTGACCTAAGAGTTTATCCATCTTATGACCTTACAGACGTAACCAACTTTACCCAATATGGTTCATTGGCTAAAAGATTATCAACTTCAGTAACTCACATAATAAATTACTTCCCCGCGGCTTTAGAGGTGGATAGTTTGTATATTGATTATACAACAGGATATACCGCAACAAACATATTTTTTAATAAGAACGAAAACTATACAAGTTTCGATATAAATGTTGAGATTGTTAAAAATATATTTGATATCGATTTTACAGAAAATGCGACAAGAAACATCGCGCTAAGACCAACCGAAGTTAGTTATTTAAGAAATCTCACAACTTATTATACTGACTATGCATTATTTTTTAGTGGAGAATCAAACGAATATAAGGTAAAGTATTTTGTTCCATCACAAACATCCACTGAGGGTAAATTAACATTTTGGGTTGAAGGGGACGCTTTTGGATTGTCTGCTAATTCCGCAGAAACCAAAACATATACATCGGTTGGTACTACAAAATCTTTAATTATTAGACCAAACAAACTTAAAACAGAAATGTCCTTTATGGATTATATGGACCCTGTTGAAGAATTTTTATTAAATAGATTTGTAATACCAAAATACACAGCCACCTTTAAGGTACCAAAAGAAACGGAAGATGGACAATTTTATACATCATATGAATTCTTAACATGGCCTTTATATGGAAATTGGAATCTGGATGTAATCACAAACGCATTTACGGTTTATTTGGAAAAGTTAAATACTTTTGCAAATCAAATAGACAATTTCAAAACAAATGTAATTAGTAGATTCCTTTTGACCGACTCATTCAAAGAATTTGATACTCCTGACCAAAGAATGGAAAAGATTATTCAAATCTACGGTAGAAGTTTTGATGAGACAAAACTTTTCATTGATGGGTTGGCAAAAATGAATTCGTTTCAGTATATCTCTAAAAATGACTTACCATCGGCTTTGTACGTTAATTTGGCAAACACTTTGGGTTGGAACACAAATATATCACCAATCTCTAATGAAGATTTTCTTGAATCAACTTATGGTGTTAAAAACAAATCAATTTATGAGGGTTGGACACGAGACCAAACACCTGCTGAATTAAATGTTGAATTTTATAAAAAATTAGTTATAAACGCTTCAAATTTATTTAAATCTAAAGGTACGAGGAAATCTGTTGAGTTTCTTATGAGAATGGTTGGAGCACCAGATGCTCTAATAGAATTTAACGAAACCGTTTACTTGGCGGATAGAAAAGTTTCTTACGAAGATTTTTTACAAAAGTTTGCAAATATTTCAGGAGGTACATATAACCAATCAATACCTTCTTATTTAGTTAATAGTGAATATAATATTAAGGGTAAAACATATAGTGCGTTTACAACCAATATAGTTTCATCTGCGTCTACATTTAATATTTTAGATTATCCAATAACAGAAACAGGGTATCCTAAAACACCTGACCAAACAAACAATTTCTTTTTCCAAAAAGGTCAAGGTTGGTTCGAACAAAATTCATTTCACGTTAGTGAGAATTTAGTTGAAACGACAACACTTACCTATACAAGTACAACACCAAGTGTTAAAGTAATTAAACAAGCTCCATCATTTGGACAACAATTTTTACAAAGATACAGAAAGTTTCCTAATTTGGATGGTATTGGTTTTAATGTCACAGCGAGAAAAGAAACCGCTAAAGCCGCAGCCAGTACAACAAATGTTTTGAATTTGGATGATAGTTTGGCAATAAATGTAAAGAACGTAGATTTATTCTTAAACGTCGGACAAGGTTTAACTTACGATGTGTGGGAACAATCTAATCTAACTGATTATCCAATACCATACACTGGTCTTACAACACCTTACCCATCACCTGGTAATATAGATTGGACATTTGTTAATCCACAACCACAAACAAAAACATTTGCTGAATTTGCACAAGATTTCTATCATAACATGATAAATGTTAGAAATAGATGGTTTACAACTGACGGTAAGTCGTCAGGATACCCAACATTACAATTAGTTTATTGGAACTACTTAAAATCTTTGGAAGATAAGGGAATTCAAACCAACAAATACACTTATCAAAAGATGATTGATTATTGTTTAGGTATTGGTGATTACTGGACAAAATTAGTTGAACAAGTAATACCATCCTCAACAATTTGGAATGGAGGACTCAAATTTGAAAACTCAGCTTTTCACAGACAAAAATATGTTTACAGAAGACAAAGAGGTTGTATTGTCACAGCGGTAGAATGTATACCGTGTGTGTTTGATGGTGTTGTATTATCCAATGATTGCATTGATGAAACAATTTCTGCAAGTACAATTCCTTGGAGTGGAACGACATCAATACTAAATTCATTCTCAGATGCTTTATCAATTGCCACAAATTTTGTTGTAACCCAAAGTGGGTACACTTTATCAAATTGTAACTTAAATTCTATTAAGTCGACTTGGTATGTTGATTTAAAATTAGATGACCTACAACTAATTAAACAACCATTTTTTGTTGGTTATGGGTTCTTAGAATATCCAACAGAACAACAATGGATTGATGCGTTAGACACCTATCTTGAAACAATATATCAATATGGTATGAACTATAATGTTAATAGTGAGAGATTAATAATTTCTAACTCGGGATGTGTCGAACTATTTAAAGATAAAACCCTTACTTTAAATGTGGGTATAAACGTAGAAATTTCTTGTAGTTAATGGCGGCTTTTGGTTATAATCTTTATGTTACTGGTGATTGTACGAACAATGGTTCGGGAATTATTAATGTAACCATTTCGGGTGGTGTTGAACCATATACTATCGATTTTGTAACACCAAACTTAGGTACAGGCTCAACTAAAACAGGATTGTCGGCAGGTGCTTACATCATTAGAGCTAACGATGCGTTGGGTGATGTAAACAATGAATTTTACATAAATGCAATTGTCTCGAGTGGTGGGTGTTTAGATGTTGCGAGTGTATCTGCAACAACTTGCGGATTAGACAATGGAATAATAACAATAACAGGAGCTTCAACAGCTTACCCAATTACTATTAAATTATTTTCGGGTTCCACCGTAGTTAAATCAGGTTCAACAACTGATGGTACTTTAGAATTTAACTCACTTCCGAGTGGTATATATGATGCCTACTATGAAGATTATGGTGGGTGTTCAGGATATTCAGAATCAATAATTGTATTACCTTCAACACCATTAGATTATGGTTTTTATATTGTTAACGACACTAATTGTTATGGCAATGTTGGTAAAGTCCAAATAACAGGATTAACAGGAACTCCTCCATTTACATACCTTTGGAATAACGGCTCTACAGGTACGACAATTACAGGTCTTACTGCCGACACATACACCGTAACGGTTAGTGATTCAAGCGGATGTCAAGTTGTAAAGGATGCTGTAGTTAACAACGCAGACCCATTAACAATTGCATCAATTCAAACAACAAGCCCATCTTGTTTTTCAGGTGATGGTACTGTTAGAATTATTGTAACAGGAGGAACGGGACCATTTTATTATTCCGCGAGTAATGGAAGTACATTAATATCTTATGCCACTGACGTAACATTCTCAGGATTTAGCCCTGGAACAACAATAGTAACTGTTACAGATGCCACTTTATGTAATGTAACGGGTACAACATATCTACAGGCGTCAGCTGGTTTTTCAGTTGTTGGTATATCCGCAACAAATTCAACATGCTCGGTGAGTGGCGGGACTATAACAGTAAACGTTATTGGTAATACACCTTTTACGTACACACTTATTAAGCCTGACTCATCATCCCAACAAATAGTTTCTAACTTAACTAAACAAACATACACTGATTTAGAATCAGGAACTTACACAGTTATAATTAGTAACGGTTCTAATTGTACTTACCAACAAGAGGTTACAATATATACTAACGATAAATTTTCAGTAACATCAAGTACCACAGGGACTACTTGTGGTTTAGATAATGGTACATGTAATGTAATTGTTGGTTCGGGATACACGGGAGTTTTAGATTTTATACTAACCAAAAATGATGTTTCAATAACACAGTATATCGATATTATTCAATCTGCAGTAACCTTTAACGGACTTACATCTGGTGTTTATCAGTTACAAGTCAGAGACCAAGACAATTGCTCGGTAATAAATAATTTTGTAATATCTGATTCAGAATCTTTAGATTTTGGTATGGTTGCAACTAACTGTGGTTCAGGTAATAATGAGGGAAGTATAGTAACAACAATAGTTGGGGGTACACCACCTTTTAATTATTTATGGTCGGACAATTCATTACCAAACTCACCAAATTTGTCAGGTCTTAGTGGTGGAACATATAATTTGACCATCACAGATGCTAGTGGTTGTACATTAACAAGAAGTGTTATAGTACCATGTACACCAACAGTGACAGGTTATCAAACAATTCCAATTGTTAGCGACAATTTCAAAACAACATATAATAACGAGAGAGACATTAGCTCAATGTTGAATGAAGGATTTTATGATTTAACATCGGGAAATACAAATTGTGTTTTGTCAACAGCGGTTTTTACTGCAACTGTTAAGGTTTCGGGTAACACATTTACTCAAAATTTTTATACAGGAACTACAATTTCTGATGTACCATCTGAGAGTCTATGGGTTGATACAATAGAAGGATTAATATCAGGTATAACTGGTGTTGCGGAATATATTGTAAATCCAGTAACAAACACAATTCAAGTGAAGTCGGCGTGTGAGGGAACTACGGACCAATTGAGTGATTCTGAATTCATAAGCGGATTGATAATTAATTATGATATCAATTGTGAAACATAATGGCAGCGAGATTAATCATACAAAATGTTACGGGAAGTACTCCGTATGATGTTTACGTATGTAATCTTTTCGAAGTATTATGTGAATACCTTGGTGTACTTAGTGGTGATACTTTAGGTCAAGTTTTTTATTTATCATCCTTATTTGATACTGCACCAATTATATTGGTAAAATTAATTGATAATAATGGATGTGAGATAAAGAAAACAATTATGTGTGATGAAAATTGCACATTCCAAGTAGTTCTTTATGATGAAACAAACTATCCGTGTTTATTTGATGTTACACCATCTCCAACACCAAGTATAACACCATCTATTTCGGTTACACCAACCAACACTCCTACACCATCAGTAACACCAACTATTTCTCCTACGGTTACGCCCTCAATCACTGTAACTAAGACACCAACTAATACACCAACTAATACTCCAACCAACACTCCAACCCCAACAATAACACCATCTGGTTTTGAGACGTTCTTCTTATTACAGGAGAATGGAGATTTCATATTACAAGAGAGTGGTGATAAAATAATTTGGAACCCCGCATAATAAAATCAAAAAATATATTTATATAAAATGGCAAATTTACCAATATCACAATTACCTTTAGCAACATCAGGTTCACCTGATTCTTTGATGGTCATAGTTAATTATGACGTTGTAGCATCTGGTGTGACATATTCAATACCCTTTTCAGCCTTAACACAACAATTTAGTGGTTCATCAGGTTCTAGTGGAACTTCAGGTTCAAGCGGTTCATCAGGAACATCTGGCAGTTCAGGCAGTTCAGGAACATCAGGCTCAAGCGGTTCATCAGGAACATCAGGCAGTTCAGGTTCTAGTGGAACCTCAGGTTCAAGCGGTTCTTCAGGAACATCAGGTTCAAGTGGAACAAGTGGTTCTTCAGGAACATCAGGAACTAGTGGTACTAATGGTGCACCAGGTACAAGTGGTGCTGGTATAGCTAACTGGGCTGCACAATATTCAGATACAACCAATCAACTAATAGGTGAAGATGTTGCCACGGTAATAACGGCCAATACTATTGATTATCAATATGGAATATCATTGGTAAATAACAGTAGATTTACAGTACCATACGACGGTCAATATGAATTCGGTTTTTCGGCACAGGTTGAAAGAACACAAGGTGGTACTTCAACAGACATTTCGTTTTGGATTGCTATAAATGGAACTCCAGCAACGGGTACAACATCAACTATTACTTTAGTTTCAAACAGCGCGTATCAATTACCATTTGTCCCATTTATTTTTGATTTAAATGCTGGCGATTACGTTGAACTTTATTGTTCTGCAAATGATGCTGATGTTCAACTTGCCGCACTTCCAATCCAAACAACACCAACAAGACCTTCATCGCCATCTGTAATTTTCATATTCAAACAAGTTGGGGTCGCTGTTGGTAGTTCATCAGGTTCATCAGGAACATCGGGTAGTTCAGGTTCATCAGGGACATCAGGAACATCGGGTAGTTCAGGTTCATCAGGTAGTTCAGGTTCATCAGGAACAAGTGGACAAGATGGTATATCAGGTGGACAAAATTTATTTTTCAATCAATCAGTCGTTCAGGATGTAAGTCCATATAAAGAATTAGGTGAATTTACTGACGGTCAACCCGAATCTACAGTGGTGGTAAATTTAACCCCAAACCAACAAAATGTCTTAGTTAATGGGGGTTTTATTACTGACTCAGGTTTACCAAATGCGGTTGTAATACCTAATGGATTGTGGCATGCTTACTGTTACTTTACAAAGAACACTCAAAATGATAATTTAAGTGTATATTATGTGGTCTCTAAGTATACAACTGGTGGTACTAAAACTACTTTATTTACATCAAGCGCGGTTCAAATTGGGTGGGATACAAACAATACAACACCAGTAGAGATTAAAATTAATGGATTACCAACCACTGCTGTTCTTGATGTTACTGATAGAATAATTGTTGATTTATATGTTAATAATAATGACAATCAAAACAGAACGGTGACTTTCTATTCCGAAGGTACTTTACATTATTCATATTTAGTAACAACGCTAGAAACACCATCAGGAACTTCAGGTTCAAGTGGTTCTTCAGGAACTTCAGGTAGTTCAGGGACATCAGGTAGTTCAGGTAGTTCAGGAACATCAGGTTCAAGCGGTTCTTCAGGTAAATCTGGTTCTTCAGGAACTTCAGGTAGCTCAGGCTCAAGTGGAACAAGCGGAACAAGCGGTACCGTACCATCAACTGCATGGGTTAGTTATCCTGTTACTTGGACATCTCAGAGCGGCCCCCCACAACCATCTATAGGAAATGGAACTTTAGAAGGTTATTACACAACGGTTGGTAAAACAGTATTTGTTAGGGTAAAATTACTGTTGGGTACTACAACAACAGTTGGAAATGGAGCTTGGGAATTCGGTTTACCAATACAAGCTGCAAGTTCAGAAACAATACAGTTTCCATGTTCAATGCTGAACAATGGACTTGCTTGGTATCAAGGAACTGTAAATGGAACATACTTCGGACAAACAACTTATACTGGAATTATTGCTCAATCTGCTGGTTCAAATTCATCAGAAGGAGTATCAGGGATATTTCCTTTTTCTTTTGGTGATGGAGATAGTTTACAATTTAACGGTTCTTACGAAGGAGTATAATATTTTATAAATGCCAACATCAAGACCATTTGCATACAATACAGGTTCAACAATATCAGGTACCGAACAAGTTGGTAACCTTGCTATTGGTGTCCCCACAAGTGGTTTTGAATCAACAGGTATACAATGGTGGAATGGTCCCGATGAGGATTTGGGTTATGTAATTGCTTATCCACAAAGTGGAGGAACACAACCAACACCATATGGTGGTTTTGGATATGTTCAGTTTTGGAGGACTAAAACAATTACAGACCAAGAGTTTATTGCTCTTTGTAATTCTGTAATTAAAACGCAGAATTTTACCGATACCACAACAGCGAAAACATATTTAAACAACAATGGATATTGGACATCATTTGTTAATGTTAGTCCAACACCTACACCTACCCCAACAATAACACCAACGGTAACTCAAACACCAAGTTCTACTATAACACCTACCCCAACAGTTACTACAACACCAACAAAGTCAGTAACTCCAACTCCAACAGTTACTCAAACACCAAGTTCTACCGCAACACCAACTGTAACTCCAACAATTACTCCAACACCTAATATTGTAACTTCAGGGTTGGTAATCCAACTTGATGCGTATTCTACTGAAAGTTATCCTGGTTCAGGAACAACTGTTGTTAATTTACAATCGCCAGGAACTTACAACCACACATTAACAAATGCACCATATACAATATTGAATACAATTAAGTGTTTTGATTGTAATGGTTCTTCTAACACATATATTAGAAATGTTGGAACAGGTCCAACACTTCCAACATCAGGATATACATACATCTCTTGGGTGAGATTAAAGAGTGGTACCTCAACTTGGAGGACATTATATAGAACGGCACCAAATGACCACCCATTATTAGTTGCGGTTGGTTCAAATAATTTAGGATTCTATGATAATGACACAGCAAGTTTTATAAACGCTGGTTATGATGTTACACCAATTGTGGACACATGGGTCCAACTTACAGTAGTTGCGAATTCTACAGGAAGTACCTATTATGTTAACTCAAGTCAAGTTGGTACAGTATCTTATAATGCGGGAGGAAATAGACATGATTATTGGGGTTCCATTCCTGGTCAACCATTTGGATACGTTGCAAACATGTACTACTATGATAGGTCTTTAACACCATCTGAAATAACTCAACAATATGATTTCTTATCTCCAAGATTTATAGAACCAACACCAACACCTACAGTAACCCCAACAAACACCATAACTCCAACTAATTCTGTAACCCCAACAAATTCGGTAACACCTACACCATCGGTTACGGTTACTCCATCAATAACGCCAACAACTACGGTAACACCATCAATAACACCCACAAACACAGTAACACCAAGTACAACTCCACCACCTTCTTCAGCGGTTACTTTCTCACAAACATTTACATCAGGTCAAGCGCCTGGTACTACAATAGAAACTGCTTGGACAACTTTTAGAGAACAACTTACAGGAACATACACAAAATTTGATTTTACAAGCTCAAACGGACAAGGGTATACTGGAATTACAGACTCGGTTAAAGTTCAACAAATTGCAAATGCATTGAGAACGGGTACTACAGGTATAACATTTGCAACTACAATAAGTGGTGTAACATGGAATGTTGGTTGTTGTACTTGTAGGGCTGGAGGAACAGCAAATGGTGCAGTGGAATTTGCAAATGTTGCTTTGTGTAGTGGAAGCAGCACCGCGGCCTTAAGACCATGGATTAACAACTCAAACTGGGGAGGCATTGGTTCTACAGTTGGTGCAGCAACGCAGACCCTAACTCTTAAATTTTATTAAAGATGTATAGTATAATTGAAATAAATTCAGGTAATGTAATTCAAAAATATCAAACATATCAAGAGTGTGTTGATTGGTTAGATATTTACGGTAATATTTTGGATTATACAATAATTAAAGAAGAAAATTAAATGGGCGCGAAATTATACATAACATCAGTAACGGGAACCGCACCATACACATTTTATATGTGTGGGTTGGACCTAAATAATTGTATTTTGATTGGTACAGGTAGTACAACATCACCAACACTAACTTTTGTTTTACCATCAATATTTGTTGGGGCTTCACAAGTAATTTTGAAAATGATTGATAATAATGGATGTGAAGTAATTAAAACACTAACTTGTGATACAACTTGTCCGTTTGATGTAATCATTAACTCAGTACAGTGTCAGTTTTGTATTTCAATCACTGCTGTATCACCGACACCAACACCAACAAATACTCCTACACCATCTATTACACCTTCTGTAACTCCAACAATTACACAAACACCAACCCCGTCAATTACAACTTCAATTACACCAACAGTTACAGTGTCACCGTCGGTTACACCAACAATTACGCCAAGTACGTCTGGTTTTAATGCGATGTTAGTACGAGAATGTTCAGACCCATTGAATTTGAAAACAATTGCATATGGTACGGCTAATGTCGGAGATTTTGTAAAATTAAAAACAACTCCTATGGGTGCACCAATTGCTGGTTGCTATGAGGTTTTGAGTAATTATTCAGGACTTGTAACCCACTTAGTTCATAGTAGTTATGTCGATTGTACTTGTGTTTAAAAATTTTATTTTATTCAAACAATCAATTAAAAGAATTATTGATTAAAATTTACAACCCACTTTTAAATCTTATTGTATTTATGTTATAAAGGATTTAAATGGCATCGGCATATACCCTCAATATTTTTGTTGTTAACAATGACCCAACCTGTTCGGCAACAACAATACAATCACAAATTACAACGACAGCATGTTCTGAAACTTATTTAGTAAAAATAAGTTCACAATCCAACGCCTTAGGACCTTTTGCTGTTTATAGTGGTTCTACAGGTACCACTGCAATATATTCAGCGGCTACGAGAACACAAATGGTGGCGGGGTTACCAATTATTGTATACAATAATGACCCAATATGTTTAACTACACCTACCCCGACACCAACACCATCTGTAACACCAACACTCACTCCAACGCCAACAAATACAGTAACTGTAACACCAACACCATCTGTAACACCAACAACAACGACATCTGTAACACCGACACCGACAGTAACACCATCTCAAGCACCATACTACGCATATATATTCCCTGAACCTTTAGATGCAACATCTCAATTGGATTTAGGACAGTATCTATCGAATAGTGGTTCTACATGGTTTGGTTATGGTAATGATGGTGTATACCCATCAGGTGCAAATTATGCGAGCAATTTGGGAATATATGTTCAATACTCAGGTTGGACTGGTTCTTCAGGTAACTTTATAACAAACGTTGGTACAATTAAAAGTGCAATCAGACAATCATCAGGTGTTGGTACCGACTCTTACTCATGTCCTCAAAACCAATATGTCTTTGGAACTGTAGAAATTACAACAACTATGGTAGACCCTGACATACAATATGCGTATTCTATTTGGATACCATTAGCGGGTGTAGGGGGGTCAATGACAAATATGACAGTAGATGCTGGTAGAAGTACGGCATGTTCAGTATCTATCGTTGATAATGGAATTCCCGATACTACAAATGCGGGGATAAATGTTACAGTTCCTTCAGGTTGTGCAATCCCATCAGGCACATACAGAGTTCTATGGTTACCAAATATTTTAGGATATCCATCCCTTGGACCATTACCAATTTTAAACTCATCAATATTTATCAAAGGTGATACAAAATCATAAATTAAAGTGTAATTACAAATTAGAAACGAATGTCTATTCCATATAAAAATCCAATAACCTCAGTACAATTATCAGGTCCAGACAGTGTTCCAAGGACCGTCGTTTATGGAACTAATTTTTCAGTTTTGTCTGTGGGTGGATACATGGAAGTTTTACACTTATCAGATTTAAGTTTAACACTAACCGCTGATACATACCCATCACAAATTCAGTTATCGGCAAACACAATACCTATTAATTTTACAAAAGGTACTGGCTCAGCATTTTCTCCCGATTCAATCTCTCTTAACTCCGACAATGTATCATCAGGAAGAAGAAGATTGGGTATGCAAGTTTATGTGTATGAGACAGACTTAGTATACCAATATATAATTCCTAACTACGATACTCTTTGGAATGCGGTTACAGGACTTACTGGTAGTTCGGCAATTACAACAACAGATTATTCCACAGTAATTAATAGCCGTTCTCAAGCAGGTCGTGATTTCATTGGTGCTTGGACTGGCTCAACAATTGAGGGACAAAATGGGGTTACTCGAGATAACGCTAGATGGAGAATATTTCGTGGTACAGACACTCAAATAACAGGTGGTACCTATGTACTAAGCGCATCCACCATTGAATTATTTAATAGTACAGGTGGTACAATTTCTATCACGGGAGTAACAACAGGAACTAGTGGTACATCAGGGTCTAGTGGTAGTTCAGGAAAATCTGGGTCAAGCGGCACTTCAGGTTCAAGTGGTTCTTCAGGAACTTCAGGTTCAAGTGGTTCATCAGGAACCTCAGGTTCAAGTGGTTCATCAGGAACATCAGGTTCTTCAGGTACATCAGGCAGTTCGGGTTCTTCAGGCTCTAGCGGAACAAGTGGCTCCTCAGGTACTTCAGGTTCAAGTGGTTCTTCAGGAACTAGCGGTAGTTCAGGCTCTTCAGGAACCAGTGGTTCTTCAGGAACATCAGGTAGTTCTGGCTCAAGCGGAACATCAGGTAGTTCTGGCTCAAGCGGAACATCAGGTAGTTCTGGCTCAAGCGGAACATCAGGTTCTTCAGGAACAAGTG